TATATGACGAATGGGAACAAGTATATATAGATGATAGAGATTTAAAAAAACTAGGCAAATTAATCGCCTATAATTCTCTTATAAATAAAAACACATATGAAGGGTATATGATAAGACTTCGAGCAGTTTATAATAATGTTTATGAACAGTTTAAACCTGAATTAAAGGAAGAAGAATACAATCATATAGCATTTTGCAAATGAAAGAATTAAGAGCGAAGACAATAACACACCCAGATAAACACCAAATGTTACCACTTGAAGATGTAACTTTTAAATGGGACAAAGTAACAGGCAAATGGACAAACTTTGCAGATAGTCAAGGTATAAATTACAAAAAATTATTTGATAGTTTAGAAAAAGATGGCATGGAACATCCTGTTATGGTTCGTAAAATGAACGAAGGATACCGTAAGTGGCAAGCAGGTGGTCGTAGAATTATATGGGCAAAGATGAATGGTTATACACATATAAGTGCTTATGTATTATCAGAACAGCAAGAGGTTGATGATATATATGAAGCGCAATATGATGAAAGTTATAAATAGTATATGAGAGCTCTACATAAATCCTCAAACGAAATTCTTATTGAGGTTGATTAATCATATTAAAAAGGAAAAAAATATGTTATTAAGAACAATAGCATTTGCGGTGGCATTCTTATGTATTTTTACATATGCTAATGCAGTAGAAATAACACCGTACGGTGCATTTAATTACAAATGGTCACATGATGAAAATTCTAGTGGCGTTGCATACGACAAATTAGAGAACAACGGTTCAAACATTGGTATTGATATTTCAGAACCAAGTATTGAAGGTTCAACAATTGGCGCAGTTGCAAAGCTACAGGTTGGAATTGATGTTGACGATAGTGGTTCAGATACTTTTGATTCACAGCTTGCTTATGTAGGCATAGTGAACAATGGTGTTACTTTATCCGTTGGTCGTCAATCACACCCATTCACAGACAACATTGGTGGTAAATCATCTTCGTTTAATGTGTATGGTGGCAGTTCTGATTTTAATTATGCTTCAAGGTCATCAAACTCAATTGCTTTATCTAGTGATATGCTAGATGTTATGGCAGTTGTTGATGGTTCTTCTGGACAAGAAGGCATTGATGAGTACGAAGTAACTTTATCACACTCACTAATGGGTGCTGATGTATCTATTGGTTACGCTGATGATGTTGTAAATGATATCTCTTATTGGGGTGCAGGTGCAAGTACAAGTGTAGGCGATATTACAATTGGTTCTTCATATACCGTATATGACGCTGCTACTGACAAAGTTGGTATGGAAGCGACTATAGGTTGGAAGGCAATTACAGTTGGATACGGAGATAAAGAAGGAACTGGAACTTATATGACATACGGTTTAAGTCATAATATGACAGAAAGTCTAAGCGTCTATGCAGAAATGCAACAAGAAGATTTAGATACTGGTACTGACTTACAACACTATTCAGTAGGAACAAAGTTTAGTTTCTAACATAAATAATAACACAAACAAGGAGAAATTCATATGGATAAATGGATTAAAGACCATAGTGCATGGAAAGATTACGGACTAATTATATTAGCGATTGCTCTTTTCACAGGCTTTGTGGCACCTATGTTAATCGTTAAGTGGGGTTTAATTGCTTGGATTGCAAGCAACCTATGGAAACGATATAACGGATAACATAAAGGAAATTTTATGATTAAGAAAATAATCTATGTACTAATAGTTATAGGTGCATTTTATCTTGGTCATCATTTTGGCGAAGACGCCGCTAAGGCAATTGATTCAGTACCTTTACCAAAAGTTACTATTGAAATGCCTGGTGACGAATTAGACAAACTTGAAGAAGCTCTTCAAGCGGAAGAAAGTGAATAACTTAAAAATAAAAACCCGGCTTAATGCCGGGTTTTTTTATGACATATAATCATAGCGTCTTATCAGGATACTTCGTAACCTTTCCCAAATCATTCTATCTAAAACTTGTTGACCTGTTCTAGGTTCTCTTAACGCTAAATCATCATACTTAAATTTTAATTTTACTAACTTGCTAAAGCAGTTGTTTCTTTTATTTGTATTTGATTGAAGTACGCCCAATGCATGTTTCCTTCCGTGTTATCAAAGGTAACATCCACATATGTAATTGTACCTTCATTTATTTTTGATATATCAACCTGCATAACAGAAGCGTCATAATCATCTGTGCATTTGATTTGTATATTCTCAATCTTAGCGTCTCTAAAAATTCCAGACATACCTCGTTTAACTTCTACAGTATCGCCTACTTTAATTATCATTACGCCTCCTTAAACTGTATTGTGGGTTTCAATTAATGACATAGGCACGGCATAAGTCATACCATTGTTATGCTGTTTAACAGCACATCTAGTTTTCATAACTTTCGTTACAGTACCTAACCAGTATTCAGTTCTGGCATTAACACCAACAGTAGAACCTACTGAAATGGAAGATTTAGCTTCTTTCGCAAGAGCAGTTCTTCTATCTTTAATGGCATACATCACCATATTCATGGTATCAGTTGTACCATGATTTTTAACCCAATCTAAAACAATAGATAGGTCGTTAAAGTTAGTTTTTGATTTATTCATAATATAGTCCTTTCGTTTAAATTACGCTTCGTTCATTACAGTTTCTTCGACACTAGTCCAGTTAATGTCAAAGATATTAGGATAAAAGTTTTTCATAATGTCAATAAACTCTAATTTTTCATTAGTAGTTTCAAGTTTAGCAAATGTGCTAAATAGGTTTTGTTTAGTCATATTGTTTTCTAATTCAGTAATATTCATAATGTATCCTTTGTTTTTTTTATTATATCTATATTCCTATCATAGTTTTAACCATTTGTAAAGAAAAAAGACCAATATAGTGCAAATTAAAAGTGTTGTTTTTCAATGGTTTAGCAGATATATGCAAAATAAATGTGTTGTATTTTTGCAACAACAGCAATGTTCGCTGGATGTTCGCTGGTTTTTATGTGTAAAATAGTCTTATAAATATAGCATAATATAATGATAGGAGAATATTATGGGATTTTTAACAAGTTTATGGTCAGGTTGGGGCAAATCTGAAAGCGTATTACCGCCAAAGAAGAAAGCAACAACTAAAAAAACTAAAAAGAAGACTACAAAGAAAAAGAAAACAAAAAAGGTAAAGTAATGGGAACAGGAACATGTAAAAATTGTGGTCACGGATGCCATTGTTCTAATGGGTCATCTTGTGGTTCATGCGGTTGTGCAAACTGTGAGCACGCTGAGTAATGGCACAGCGAGGAATGAATGTTGTTGCTTACAGCAGAGGACCTAAAAAGAGAACATCTATTGGCAATAGTCCTAGGTCCAGACCTAAAAACAAACATAAGAGAAGACAACATACAAGAAGTCGTGGACAAGGATAATGCCTGCCATACAAAGAATGGGAGACGCTAATTCTGCCGGTGGTGTAATTAATTCTATACCACAAAGTACAGTAAAAGCAAATGGGTCTCTCGTATCTGTTAATGGATCTAAAGGAACAGGTCATGGCATAGGTATTCACGCTGCTAATGCTTGGGATACTGCTAATGGTAGTTCTACTGTAAAAATAGGTGGTACGCCAATCAATCGCACAGGCGACGCTGACACTTGCGCTCATGCAAGAGTAGGCGGATCTTCTAATGTAAATGTAGGTTAACTGTTATAAATAGTCGTATGGCTATCTATCAACAAGGTTATACTGACGCTCAACGCACCAATGCTTCATCAAAGTCTGTAAGACTTTATAAAGATATTGCATTGTCTTTTGAGCGTAATAGTAATACCAAAGATGTTATTATTAAAAAAGATATAGCAGCAGTCAAACAATCAGTAAAAAATCTGATACTCACAAATCACTTTGAGAGACCCTTTCATCCTGAAATAGGTTCAAATGTTACAGCCATCTTGTTTGAGCCAATGAGTCCAATAACTGCTAATGTATTAACAAGAACAATATCAGAATGTATTAATAACTTTGAACCAAGAGCAAGACTAGTATCAGTAATTGCTAATCCTAATTTAGATAGAAATGCCTACGAAGTTACAATTAGTTTTTATGTGGTAAATATACCTGGTGAATTGGTACAATTAACAACACTATTGGAGCGTAGCAGATAATGGCAAAGAGACTATCAGTTAGTGAGTTAGACTTTGATGGTATCAAAGATAACTTGAAGACATTTTTAAAACAACAAGACCAATTCACAGATTACGATTTTGAAGGTTCAACTATGGCAACCTTATTAGATGTGTTAGCATATAATACACATTACAATGCTGTATATGCAAATGTACTAGCAAATGAAATGTTTATAGATAGTGCTGACTTACGAAATAGTGTAGTCTCTCATGCCAAACATTTAGGTTACACGGCAAGAAGTGCAACAGCACCTTATGCTGACTTAACAGTAGTCGTTAATGACGCTACTGGTGCAACTTTGACTGCCGCTCAAGGTACAATTTTTCAAACAACTGTAGATGGTACAACTTATAACTATCTTGTAAAAGAAGATACAACAATTACACCTGTTTCTGGTGTTTATACTTTTTCAAATCTAAATGTTTATGAGGGTACTTTAGTTAATAACAAATATACTGTTGATACTACAAATGCTGACCAAAGATTTTTAATTAAGAATGCTTTAGCAGATACAACAACTTTACAAGTTAAAGTTCAAAACAGTTCTACAGATTCCACAACAACAACTTATACACTTGCCTCAGATTTGGCAGATGTAACAAGTACCTCTACAGTTTATTATTTAGAGGCAACGGAAGATAGTCAATACGAAGTTATATTTGGTGATGGTGTTTTAGGTAAAGCATTATCAACTGGTAATATCGTAACATTAACATACATAGTTACAAACGGTAACGAAAGTAATGGTGCTAGTTCGTTTAGTTTATCTGGTACACTAGGTGGGTTTAGTGATGTTTCAATCACAGTAAATTCTGCTAGTGCTAATGGTTCAGCAGCTGAAACGGCAGATAGTATTCGTTTCAATGCACCAAAAACTTATACAACACAGAATAGGGCGGTAACGGCGAAAGATTATGAAAGCAAAGTTAAAAGTTTATATTCAAATGCTAAATCAGTTCAAGTATGGGGTGGTGAAGATAACTCAACACCAGTATATGGTCGAGTGTATATCTCTATTAATCCTGTTGCTGGTGCTACATTAACAAGTGCAAACAAAACAAACATAATAACACAATTAAAAGATTTTAATGTTGCAAGTATAACACCAATTATTGAAGACCCAGAAACTACTAGTTTACAACTTACAACAACGGTTAGATATGACGCTAAACAAACAACTAAAAATGCAGATAGTATTAAGTCTTTAGTAACAGCAGCGATTACAACTTACAATGATACTAACTTAACAGAATTTGACCAAGTGTTTAGACACAGTAAATTTATTGAAACAATCAACAAGGTAGACCCTAGTATTCTTTCTAACATAACAACTGTAAAAATGCATAAATCATTTACAGCAACAACAACTGCTTCAACAACATATACTTTAAATTATAACAATGCATTTTATAATCCACATAGTGGACACAATTCAACAGCAGGTGGTGTATTAGAGACCACTTCATTTAAAGTAAATGGTGATACAACTAATGATTATTACCTAGATGATGATGGTGAAGGTAATGTAAGATTATATTACATAGCTGCAGGTGTCCGTACATATGCAAATGAAACTCAAGGTACAATTGACTACACGGCTGGCACAATCACTATCAACAGTTTATTTGTTACAAGTGTAGGTAATGTAGATGGTGCTACAAGCACGGCAATTAGATGTACTGTAATACCAAATTCAGTAGATGTAGTTCCTGTTCGTAACCAACTTATCTCAATAGACGAAGTAAATACAAATGTTACTGTTACTGCTGATGATTATGATACAACAACAGGTATAGGTTATACAACAGCGACAAGTTATGCGAGTTAGTAAATGGCAAAATTTACTAAAAAAATAAATCCACTAATAAGTAGGCAATTTCCAGCACACATACAGGCTAATAATCCTTTATTGGTTGAGTTCGTAAAACAATATTATGTGTTTATGGATTCTGCTCAGATTACAATATCAAGTGTAACTGCTTCAGACCAAATCTTATTAGAAACAACTACAGAAGGATTTATTTCTTTAAACGCCACAGACGAACATGGTAATAATGAAAACGATTATATACTTAATGAACAAACAAGTGTAGGTGAGTTTAGTAAAGGTGAAACTATTACTGGTGCCACTTCAGGTCAAACGGCAACTATACTTGCTGAAGATACAGACAACTTAAAAATATGGGTTACTGCTAATTCGTTATTTGTAACAGGTGAAACTATTACTGGTGGTACTTCTGGTGCAACTGGTGTAATAGGAAAATATCGTGCAAACCCAAATGAAACAATCAATCAACTATTAGAATATGCCAATGTCAATAATACTATAGATGATTTTTTTACAGAATTTAGAAATACATTTTTACAAACTATACCTAACACACTTACAGATGGTTTAGATAAAAGACAACTTACAAAAAATATTATAGACCTTTACAAAAGAAAAGGTACAAAAAAAGGACATGAGATTTTCTTCCGTGCCTTGTTTAATGAAACACCTGAAATTTATTACCCAACTGTTGATATGCTTAGAATATCAGACGGTAATTTTAATAATCAACAAATAATAAAAGCAACATTAAACGGACCTTCTGATGGTAACATGAACAACTTGGTTGGTCAAACAATTACACAAACAGATATTGTAGGTAATGATACAGTAGATACAGCAAGTTCAGTTATTGAAAGTGCAACTGTTTCAACTGTAAGTTTAAATGGCATAGCACATGATGTGGCAACTTTTATTTTAAATGAAGCGTCAACTACAGGCACTTTTGCCAGTAATGCAGGCGACGCCATACTATTAGATGGTACAGATAGTTCTGAAACAGACGCTGGTGATGAAATACTACTAGATGGTACAGATACTTCATCTACAAATGCAGGTGATAGGGTAGTTCAAAATACAAAAGCAACTTTTGCAGGTGCAGATAATACAAATGCTGATGTAACTATAACATGTGATATTGAAAGTGTTGTTGATGATGTTAATGTTACAACTCCTGGTCAATATTATACTGTAGGTGAAACTTTTGCCTTTACAAAAGAAAAAGGTGGTACTGGTGCAATAGGACAAATAGAAAATGTATCATATGGTGTAATAGATAGTGTACAAGTAGAAAGTGGTGGGTCAGGTTATGCAGTAGGTGATGTCCTTTCAGTAACTAATCCTACAGACGGTACAGGTCTTGCAGGTACTGTTGCCGTAGTCAACGGTGGTTTTACTTTAGAAGGTGATGTACATGATGATGGCGTAATTATTTTAGAAGACGGTACAGACTTTCAACTTGTTATGGAACCAGGCACAAATGGTGGTGGTAGTCCAACAAATGATATTACAAAAATTAGATTAACAAATAAGGGTGGTGGGTATCTTTCACTACCAACTGTTAGTGTTACAAGTACAGGTGGTTCAAGTGCAACTTTATATGCTGTTTCATCAACTGTTGGTAATGCATTATCAGTTAAGATGGTTGACCATGGGTTTAGATATGAGACACCACCAGAAGTTAGTCCTAAATTACATTTACAAATAGATACTGTTTCTGCTGGGTTTACAGATGGTGAAACTATTACTGCTTCTAGTGAGGACTTTATAGAATTAGAACCATATGAACAGGTAGACTTTACAATTTTACTAGAAGACTTTAGACAAGCAAAAATAAGATTAGAAGATACTGAAAGAGGAGATTTAATTTTAGAAGATGAATTAGGTGGCGGACAATTTGCATTAGAAGAATTTGTAACTGACGCTGTACCTGAAAGTCCTTTCCCTGATAGTTTATTATTAGATGGTACTGATGGTTCAAGTACAGACGCCGGCGATAGAGTAAGATTTAACGAATATATTTTAAAAGATAATACAGATTATATTATATTAAATGGTACAGATGGTTCAAGTACAAATGCAGGTGGTAAAATACAAAGAGACGATACTGTTACTGCTTCTGCTGTATTTGAAGAATTTGATACAGATACAAATATAATAACATTAACATCACCAACTGCCTCTTATGATGACAAGGTTACTATTTTAGGAAATACCTCAGGTACAACTGCTAGAGTAAGAAACTTTAATACTGATACACCACAAGCAACTATGACTGCTACAGTAGGTACAGCAATAGAAACAGATGGTGCATATTCTGGTGTTGATGGATTTATTTCAGAAAGTACAAAGAAGATACAAGATAGTTTATACTACCAAGATTACTCTTACATTATAAAAGTAGGTGAAAGTATTTCAGAATGGAGAGACTATCTAAAATCTGCCGTGCATCCTGCTGGGTTCTACTTTGCAGGTGAGGTGAGTATTAGAACAAGAGTAAATGCAAAAATGAAAACTGGATATACTAGACTTTCAGGTCTTACGGAATCTGATGAAGTGGTCGAAATACTATCTGTTATCTTTGCAGAAAAGATTGGAAGAAAACTTGGTACTGTGGATGATGGTTCAAGTGAAAGAACAAATCCACATCTTGGTATTGAAGCAAGTGCTTCATTTACTAGCAATAGTAGGGCAGTAACATTAGAACATGAGACTACTCTTAAACTAAATCAACAAAGAGATAGTGGTCAACAAGTTCATTCAACTAGTGTAACAACAGGATTTGTTTATGCAGGTGCAAGACTAAATACAATTGGTGATATGCCATTTACAGCATTTGGTAATGCAGTAGAAGGTGGTGGAGGTATGAGTGGTATTACACTTGCAACTCTACACGCAATAAAACTTACTGGAACAGGTAATTCAACTATTGGTGCTGCCGCTATTCAAGTAGGTGATTTTGATTTACCACTAGGTACTAGATTTGCAATACCAACAGAAATTAGTTTTGAAGAAGATAGTTTTAGTTCAGCAGGTCCTGCCGCTTTAACTTTTGATGACAATAGTAAGAAATTTGATGATAATACTCGTTAGAAAGGTGTATAAATAGTAACATATGACATATCAAGCAGTAGGAATTGGAAGTTCAGCAAATGATGGAACAGGTGATACTTTAAGAGTAGGTATAGATAAAGTTAATGATAACTTTGTTGAGATATACACGGCTCTAGGTGCAGGTTCAACTACAACATTAAAAGTACATACAGACGGCGCAAGTGCCGGTCAAGCGTTAGTATATGACGCTGGCAATGCAAGATTTCAACCTGGTAGTGTTGCTATATCAGCAACAATATCTACATTAACATTTGAAGGTGCAACAGCAGACAGTTTTGAAACTGTATTAAATGTTACTGACCCTACAGCAGATAGAACAATAACTTTACCCAACGATAGTGGTACAGTAGTTATAGAAGGTGGTTCGCCATCTGGTACTGCTGCCGCTTCAGATGAGGCGTCAAGTTCTGGTAATGTTACCAGTAATGCAAGTAGAATAAGACATACTTTAACATTAGACGGTACAACTGCTGACAATGCTGAAATAGCAGATGTTACGGTAACCTCAAATAAGGTAACTGCTAATTCAGTTATTATAGCAACAAGTACAGCTGCTGTAGATATTATGGTTCATACTGTGGCGTCAGGTTCATTCAAGTATATAATAACAAACAAATCAGGCGGAACATTAGCGAATGATAGTACCGTGGTAACAAACTTTTTGGTGTTATAGGAAAATGATTATAAATAGAAGTAAGGATTAAAAAAATGCCAGCAATTATAACAAAAGATTTTAGAATACATAACGCTAGACAATTTGAAGAAAGTTTTAGTGAAAGCGCAGACACTTATTACCTGGCAATAGGTAGACCACAAGCATTCGCAAACGACCAAGCATTTAATGATGGAACAGACACTAGTCCACCAACACCGGTAGATAGTGTAGGTTCTGTAGATTATTATGTGTATGATGACTTGATGTCGGCGAAAAAAATAACAAGTTCAGATGTTTCACTAGCAATACCAAGAAAAAACTGGACAACTGGTACAACTTACGACCATTATAGACATGATTATGGAGAAATAAACACAGCAGGTAATGCTATAACTGCTAATAGTGGTGCTTCAACATTGTTTGATAGTAACTTCTATGTAATGAATAGTACCTTTGATGTTTATAAATGTATTGACAATGATGGTAACACAGCGTCAACAACTGAGCCAACTGGTAACAAATCAACTAGTGTGTTCTCAACTGCTGATGGATACAAATGGAAATATATGTACACATTATCAAGTTCAGAACAGGCAAACTTTATGTCAACTGACTTTATACATGTATCAACTGAAAGTACAGATTACTCAACTACGGCAGGTGCAATAGAAAATGCTTTTGTTACAGCGGGTGGTTCAGGTGGAACAAACGGTACTTATACTGGTGTTGCAATTAGAGGTGATGGTTCAAGTGGTGAGTGTACTGTAGTCGTTTCTGGTAATGCAGTATCAAGTGTTACAATAACAACTGCTGGTTCTGGTTATACATATGCAAGTGTTTTAGCAGCAAATATAGGAAACACTTCTGGTGCAGATATAGATTTCATAATTTCACCTCCTGGTGGACACGGTTCAGACTGTATTGCTGAATTAGGTGGATTTTTCGTAATGACAAATGTTGATTTTGCAACAAGTGAAAGTGGTGAGTTTAATACTTCAAATGATTTTAGAAGAATTGCATTGTTAAGAAACCCAACTGATAGTACAACAGGTTCAACAGCAACTGCTTCAACATTAGACGCAACAAAATCAATAACTTTTGCCTCTGGTGCAGGAACATTCCAAGCAGATGAAAAAATTACTCAATCCACTTCTGGTGCAGTAGGTTATGTTGTTGATTATAATAGTTCAACGAGAGTGTTACGATATATACAACCACAGTTTGCTAACCAAGGAGTAGATAGTAATAGTAATAACACGGCGTTTGCAGGAACAAATACAGTTACAGGCGCAACTTCTAGTGCAACAGGTACACCAACATCAATAGATACTACTCCAGAATTAACGGCAGATACAGGTGATATTCTGTATATTGAAAATAGAAAACCAATTAGCCGTGCTTCAGACCAAACGGAGAATGTAAAGTTAATAGTAGAGTTTTAGGAGAATTAAATGGCAACAAATTTCAATGTCTCTCCTTATTATGATGACTTTGCAGAAAACAATAATTTTCATAGAGTTTTATTTAGACCTGCTTATGCTGTTCAAGCAAGAGAGTTAACACAATTACAAACAATATTACAAAACCAAGTAGCAAGATTTGGCGAACATGTCTTCAAAGACGGTTCAATGGTCATACCTGGTTCAGTAACTTACAATTCAAAGTATGATTATGTTAAGTTAGCAAGTCATACAACATCAACTGCTGCTAATCTAGTAGGTTTAACTGTAACAGGTTCATCTTCTGGTATTACGGCAACTGTTGTAAATTCAAGTGAAGCAAGTACAACCGCAGCTGCAACAATATATGTTACATATACTGCTTCTGGTACAGACACTACATCAAAAACATTTACAGAAGGAGAAACATTAACATTTACATATAATAGTATTTCTTCAAGTGCTGTTGTAGGTACTTCTGGTACTTCATTACCAACAGATAGTAATGCTATGGGTTTTGGTAGTTCAGTTAATGTACAAGAAGGTGTATATTTTATTGATGGTTTCTTTGTTAAGAATACTGAACAGACTTTAATACTTGACCCTTATTCAAACACTCCATCTTATAGAGTAGGATTTACAGTAACAGAAAGTTTTTTAACACCTGAAGATGATTCCACATTAACTGATAATGCAACTGGTTCATCAAACATAAATGCTGCCGGTGCTCATAGATATAAAATTGTTTTAACACTTGCTAAACTTGTAACTACATCAACTAGTGATAGTAACTTTGTAGAATTAGTAAGAACAAATACAGGTAATATTGAGAACATTATTAAAAGAACAGAATATGGTGTATTAGAAGAAACACTAGCAAGAAGAACAGCAGATGAAAGTGGTGATTATGTTATTAAACCTTTTGATTTAGATGTAAGAGAACATCAAAATGACGGTAGTAATCGTGGTATATATTCTATAGATAGTGAAAGTTTATACAATGGTTTAAGTTCCGCTAATTCAGAAGCAAGATTGGCATTAGGTTTATCTCCAGGTAAGGCATATGTTAAAGGGTATGAAATAGATACAACTGGACAAAAATTTCTTACAGTAGAAAAAGCAAGAGAGTTTGATACTATACAAAATAATACAACTAGATTAAATGTAGGTAGTTTTGTAGAGGTAACAAATATACATGGTTCGCCAGATATTGGTACAGTATCAGGTGAAACAGAAGCATTTAAAGAATTACAATTATACAAAGATACAAATACAACTAGAGGTACAAACCCAGCAACTGAAAATGTAGATGTAAAACAAATTGGTCGTGCAAAGGCAAGATACTTTGAATATAAATCAGGTACTGCTGGTGCGTTATCAACCAATTCAACATCAATTTACAAATTAGGTTTATTTAACATTGATATGTTCCAACACTTGGCAGTAAGTACAAGTGTTTCATATGATACAGGCGAAACATTAACTGGTGCTACATCAGGTGCAACTGGTATCATTGAAGAAATATCTGCTAACACTTCCGCTGACCCAGACGCATTTATAACTGAGGATGGTGACGCTTTAGTTTTAGATAGTACAGATGGTGCTTCTCAAACAGACGCTGGTGACCAAATTATATTAGAACAATCTATACTTACAACAATTGTCGTATCAAATGTTACTGGTACTTTCTCAGCAGGTGAAACTGTGGCAGATGAAAGTTCAAATAGTGGTGCTATTTTATCTGACTTATCAGATAGAAAAGGTGTTACTGAATATGAATTTGCAGAAACAAAATCTATTGGTATGACAGGTTCGCCAAACTTTACTGCTGATACAGTTTTAACAGTTACAGCGGCAAATGAAGAAGATGAAAGTAACATAACAATTTCTGGTACAATAAACATTGTAGCAGGTGTAACAGTAGTAAATGGTAACAATACTAAATTTACAAGTGAATTAAAGATTGGTGATAACATTGTCTTTGAAGATGATTCCGGTACACAATATAGTAGATTTGTTTCAAGTATTACAAATAACACATTAATGGAAGTAAGTGCATTTGTACCAACTACAACTACCTCTGCTTCTACACAAAGAAGAAGAACAAAATTACAAGACATTGCTGATACTTCATTAGTTTATAAATTACCTGAAGGAGTTATTAAAACATTAAAGACAACTGACAATGCAGGTATAACAGATACAAGTCATAAAGTACGAAGACAATTCGTAGATACTTTATCTAGTTCTGGTGTTGCAACTTTCTCAGCAGGTGCAAACGAAACATTTGACGCTCATTCAGAAGCAGATTATACATTATCAATTATGACAGCAGGTACAACCTCTGGTGCTATAGGTGATATTGTTTCACTATCAGGTAACAACCATGAAGGTGACGCTATATTCACATTAACTGGTAGTCCAACAGGTAGACAAGTTCAAATTGACCTTGGTGCTAACTTTGCTACTGCTAAAGTTAAATTGATTGCAACAATAACTAGAAGTATTGCAGGTGAAAAAACTAAATCACTACAAACAGGTATAACTGTTACAGTAGATAGTCAAGCATTAGCGGAAGAAAAAACAATTAGTTTAGGTAAGGCAGATATTTATGCTTTGACAAGTGTTTATATGGCACCTGACTTTAGTACGGCTGCGACAACAAGTCATACAGAAATTACAGATAGATTTTCACTTGATACAGGACAAAGAGATAGTTATTACGACATTGGTCGTATAGTAAGAAAAGATGGTACACAAAATCCAACTGGTAGATTGTTAATTACATTCCAACATTTCAATCACGGTACTGGTGATTATTTTAGTGTAGATAGTTATTCTGGTGTTGTAGATTATGAAGACATACCTTCTTTTGATAGTCCAACAAAAGGTAAAATACAATTAAGAGACGCTTTAGATTTTAGACCTAGAGTATCAGATAGTTCAAATGTAATTGGTTATGGTGGTGTAGATAGTATTGGTGCAAAAGATTATATCAATGCAGGTGCTTCTACCGTTGATGTTCCAAAACCTAGTTCAGACGCAACAATAGATTTTGAATTTTATTTAAGTAGAATAGATGGTGTCTTTTTAACTAAAGAAGGTTTATTCAAACAAGCAAAAGGTACAGCGGCGATTGACCCTCAAAGACCTGAACCAATTGATGACGCTATGGCGTTATACTACATAAAATTACCACCTTATACTTTCAGTACAAGTGATGTAACAATTACAACTTTAGATAATAGAAGATACACAATGAGAGATATTGGTAAATTAGAACAAAGATTAAAGAATGTAGAATACTATACTCAACTTTCATTGTTAGAACAAACAGCAATCAATACACAGGTACAAGACGCTACAACAGGATTAGATAGATTTAAAAATGGTATTATTGTAGATAGTTTCAAAGGTCATAATATTGGTGATACTTTATCAGCTGAATATAAATGTTCAGTAGATATGAATGAAGGTGAATTAAGACCTGAATTTAGCGCTGATATTGTAAAACTTATTGAAGAAGGATCAACAGATACAGACGCTGAAAGAACAACCGCAGGATATAAACTAACTGGTGATTTGGTAACATTACCATATGACCATGCAGAATTAGCAAAGAATCCATATGCTAGTAAATCAGTTAACTGTAATCCATTCTTGGTATTTCAATACAAAGGTGATATTGCATTAACTCCAGATTTAGATGAGTGGTACGATACAACAAGAAAACCAGATGTATTAATTAATGATAATGCTTTATTTGATACAATGACTACCCTTGCAGGTGGTACAAATAGTTTAGGTACAGTTTGGAATAACTGGCAGACTAACTGGTCAGGTAACTGGTCACAAAGTGCTGGCTCAAGAAATGGTAATGTAGAAGCAAATGCTACAATTTCTGGTTCTATTCAAACAAGAACAAGAACAGGTATTACAAGAGAGATTGCAGGTTCAAATGTACAAAGACAATCATTTGGTGATAGAATTGTTGACATTGCATTTATACCTTTTATTCGTACACAGGATGTGGCATTTAGTGGTACAAGATTAAAACCAAACACAAAAGTTTACCCTTACTTTGACAATGTATTAGTTACAAGTCATGTAACACCTACAAGTGGTGTAAAAGGTGGTAACTTGGTAACAGATAGTGTTGGTTCTGTTTCAGGTACATTTACAATACCTGCTTCATCTACAGAAAGATTTAGAACAGGTGATAGAGTATTCAGATTAACAAGTTCATCTACAAATAGTTCTACAGATAATGATGTTGATACTTTTGCTGATGCTACATTTACTGCTCGTGGTTTACAAACAACTATGGAAGAAACAATACAATCTACAAGAGTTCCAATTATCAGAGCAAACACAGTATCAGAAACAGATACAAGAAGAACAGTAGATAACTTTAGTGTAAGTGCAGGTATCGTACCACCAGAAAACAATAGAGACCCATTAGCACAAACATTTAGTGTACAAGATTTAGAAGGTGTATTCATAACAAAAGTAGATGTATTCTTTGAAGAAAAAGATAGTACAATACCAATTAAAGTTTATTTAACAGAAACTATACAAAGTAGACCAGGTAGAAGAATAATTCCATTTAGTGAAGTTACGGTCGCTGCTGCTGATGTTAATACAAGTTCAACGGCTGCAACAGCAACAACGGTTACATTCCCAAGTCCTATATATTTACAAGGTGGTAAAGAATATGCTATCGTATTAAAACCAGATAGTCAAAAATATAAAGCATGGGTAAGTAGATTAGGTGATACAGATGTTACCACTTCAACAAGAAGAATAACTACACAACCTTTATTTGGTTCTTTATTCCGTTCACAAAATGCAAGTCTATGGACAGAAGACCAAATGGAAGATTTAAAAATTACAATCTACAAAGCAAAATTTACAACTGGTACTACAGGTACTTTAACATTAACGAATGACGCTTTACCAGTTAAGACTTTAGATAATAATCCAATTGAAACAAATGCTACTGCCGGTTCTGCTACAACATTTGGTGGCAACCCAGCGATAGTAAAAATTAATCACTTTGCTCACGGCATGAACAGTAGCAAACCTAGTAAGGTAACAATTGCAGGTCTTGCTGGTTCAACTGATTACAATGGTATTTTGGGAAGTGCAATAAATGGTACACATGATGTTGGTAATGTAACGGAAGATAGTTACACAATAACAATATCAGGTGACGCTGCCACTTCAACTGGTAGTGTGGGTGGTTCAAGTGTTACTGCTACGGAAGATAAAGCGTTTGAAAGTGTTATGCCTAAAATTGGTATGCAAAATTTCCCTGATACTACAAGTTTACATAGTATTAAAACAACAAGTACAAAATCTATTGATGGTTCAGAAACACCTTATTCAACAAGTGCTTCTTATACAAATATTGTACCAAATGATAACTTCTACTTTACTACAGCAAGAGCAGTATTAAGTGGCGTTAACGAAACAAATCATTTATCAAGTGTTAAATCATTGTTCTATAAAATAACTTTAGATAGTACAAATGAAAATGTATCACCTGTTATTGATATGAAAAGAACAAATATGTATGCGATACACAATAGAATAGATAGTCCAACTTCTAGTAATAGAACAGGATTTGTTGCAGAAACAGATAAATCTGGTGGTAGTGTTGCGTCTAAATATGTAACTAAAGAGGTAACTTTAGAAACACCTGCTACAGCATTAGATGTTAGAATGGCAGCAAGTGTATTCCCAACTTCTTCTATAGAAGTGTTTAGAAAAGTAAAAGGTGCTGATGATGATAGAGAAATGAAAGATATACCTTATGTACAAATAACACAAGCAAACACAGCAGTTTCAAGTGAAGGTCGTAGTCAATCACCTTACAACGAAAACTTTAAACAAGATTTCTTTGATTATGAGTTTAGTGAAACAGGAATAAAAGAATTTCAATCATTTAAAATTAAAATTGTTATGAAAGGAACTAACCCAGCATATCCACCAAGAATAACAGATATGAGAGGGATAGCATTGGCAATCTAATGAGTAAAATATTAGTAGAAGGACATAGAACATTAATAAGAGATACAAGTTCTTCAGCAATAGTAAATACTGATAGAAAAGCATATGATAATTTTATGAACAGAATAAAGGAAGCAAAAAAATCTAATGACGATTTAAGAAGTGCATTAAGAGACATAAATAATATTAAGTCAGAAATGCACGAAATTAAAGACTTATTAATGAAATTGGTAAAATAATATGGCAGTAAGAAGCGTAGCAGCAACAGATACTTTAGAAACTTTTAGAACGACCTTTAACACCCAGGCGTCAAGTGATATTGGCGATATGGCAACATTGTCGTCCTCTATTAGTGCAACAAGTATAGTAGGTGCATTAAATGAGTTAGAAAGTGAAGTTACTGCTTTTGGTGTTAGTACAATTACAGGTGCAACTGATTTAGGTGGTGCGCCGGCAACAGGTGATAGTATAGTTATCAATGACACATCAGCAAGTGCATTGAGAGAAATGACTATTGCAAACTTATTTACAAGTCCTACAATTACTACACCAATTATTACAGAAATAGATAGTGGTTCTACAATTACACTAGACGCTACAACTGATATTACATTAGACGCAGGTGGCGGAGATGTATTCTTAAAAGATGATGGTACTACTTTTGGTAGTTTAACAGCAACTGGTTCTAATTTAATTATTAAATCTGGTACAACAACTGCTATGACTTTTAGTGGTGCAAATGTAACCATTGCAGGAAACTTAACTGTATCTGGTAGTACAACTACGGTAGATTCCTCAACTGTTAATATAACTACTGGTTTTGTATTTGAAGGTTCTACTGCTGATAGTTTCGAAACAACTTTAGCGGCAACTGACCCAACTGCTGATAGAACAATAACTTTACCTGACTTAACTGGTACTGTTTCATTAATCACAGCAACTGAAACACTTACAAATAAAACATTAACAAGTCCAACAATCAATAGTCCAACTATTGCAACACCAATATTTACAGGTGCAGGTGATATGCGAGGTAGTTTAGTATTTGAAGGTGCAACAGCAGACAGTTTTGAAACTACATTAACAGTAGTAGACCCAACAGCAGATAGAACAATATCACTACCTAACGCAACAGACACATTGGTAGGTAAAGATACTACAGACACATTGACAAACAAGACTTTAACAAGTCCTGCTATCAATAGTCCTACAATTATTTACGAAGGTTCAACAGCAGATAGTTTTGAAACAACTATAGGTGTTGTAGACCCAACTGCTGATAGAACAATTAACTTTGCTAATGTAGGTGGTACTTTACAACCATTTACTACTGCTTCAACTACGGCGATTTCAACAACTGTAGATGAAATAAATTTGATTGATGGTGGTACTGCAAGAGGTACAGACGCTGTTGCTTCAGGTGATGGTTTATTAGTTAATGATGGCGGCACAATGAAAATGACAAATGTTGATACAGTATCAACTTACTTTGCAAGTCATAGTGTTGGTGGTGGTAACATAGTTACAACTGGTGCATTAAATAGTGGTTCAATCACTTCAGGTTTTGGTAATATAGACAACGGTTCATCTACATTAGATACTGGTGCTATAACAACAACTGGTATTACAAATACTGGTTCAATAGTATTTGAAGGTTCTACAGCAGATAGTTTTGAAACAACTTTCTCTGGTGGTAACCCAAGTGCTGATATTACAATTACTTTACCTACACAAGCAGGTACAGTAGTCGTTTCAAATACAACTGATGGTAATGATGTACAGTTAGATAGTTTAGGACTAAATACTGCTGCTTCAGGTACTGCTGGTGAGTTAAGAGCGACAAATGATATTACTGCCTTCTATAGTTCAGATATTTCTTTGAAAGAAAACATTATAGAAATACCAAGTGCATTAGATATGGTAGATAAAATCAGAGGTGTATTCTTTGATTGGAAAGATGACTATATAGATAGTAAAGGTGGTGAAGACGGATACTTTATGAGAAAGAAAGATGTAGGTCTTATTGCTCAGGAAGTAGAAGCAGTTTTACCAGAGGTTGTAGGTACTAGAAAAGATGGTATCAAGGCAATTAAATATGATAGACTTGTTCCTTTATTGTTACAGGCTATCAAAGAATTAAAAGAAAAAATATAATTATTAAGGAGTAAATTATGGCTGAAAAAGCAAAAGTAGAAGAAGTGAAAAACATTGATTTAGATATGGAAAAATTAACCTTAAAAGGTAAGGTCCACGCTGAACAATACAATGCTATGAAAGTGGCAAAATTAAATCATCAAGTAGAAATTGAAAAGATTGATGTATTGATGAATTATTACACAGGCACAATTCAAGCAGAAGCAAAAAAGTGGGCGGCAGAAAATCCAGAAACATCAAAAGATACTAAAGATACTAAAGAAGATAAGTAAACTTTCCTTATAAATAGTGTAATAGGAGAGATTACATGGCAGCGATAGCGAATTTACTTATTGACCAAGGTGCAAGTTTTTCAAGTACAGTAACGGTTTATAATTCAGACGATACAGTTTTTGATTTAACTGATTATACAGGAGCAGCACAGGTCCGTAAATCTTATTCATCAAGTTCAGCTTCAGCGACATTTACAATTTCGTTCAGTTCAGACAGGACTCTAGGTCAGATAACACTTTCACTAACACCAACACAAACGGCGGAGTTAGAAGAAGGTCGTTATGTATATGATATAGAGGTAACTTCGTCAGATAGCACGGTAACAAGAGTATTACAAGGTACAGTAACGGTGAGTCCAAATGCGACAAGATAATATATTATGGTATAAACTAGGGGAATTATGCCAATTAAAGCAAAAATAACATCAACTAATAGTGCAGGTCCTCAAAAAGTATCAGTAACCTTACCAGCTGCAAGTGGTTCTATAACAAGCGTATCATCTCTTAGCGCTTTAGATGATGTTACAATTAATATTACTACTGCTGGTTCAATATTACAAAGAAATGCTGATGGTGGTAATTTTGTAGGTCAAGTACCACAAACTGACTTTACAACCGCAAGTGCAACAAGTATTCATGGTGGTAGTGCAATAGAAACAGCAATACAATCTGGTACATATACATTAACAAATAAAACTTTATCTACAGCAACATTAACTGGTATCATAACAGCAACAAGTGCTGTCTTTGCAGGTGCTAGTCCACTTGTATTTGAAGGTTCTACATCAGATAGTTTTGAAACAACTTTAGCAATTACAGACCCTACAGCAGATAGAACAATAACAATTCCAAATGCAACTGGTACAATTATTACTCATGGAATGTTTAGTGGTGACGCTACTGTAGCAACAAGTGGTGCAGTAACATTAGCAACTGTTAATTCAGATACATCAGCAGTAGGTAGTTCTACGGCAATACCAGTAATTACTGCCAATGCAAAAGGACTTGTTACTTCAATTTCAACGGCAAGTATTACAACCACATTAACTGTAGGTGCAGATAGTGGGTCAAACGATACAGTATCGTTAGCAAGTGATACATTAAACTTTGAAGGTGGTTCAAATATCACCACAACAGTTTCAGATAACAATATCTCCATAGCGATGGATGCTACACCTGTTTTAACAGGTTTAACTTTTGAAGGTAGCACAGCAGACAGTTTTGAAACTACATTAACAGTAGTAGACCCAACAGCAGATAGAACAATAACATTTCCAAATGAAACTGGTACTGTAGCTCTTTTAACCGCAGAACAAACTTTAACAAACAAGACATTAACAACACCTACTATTAACAAAATTTTAGGTACTAATATGACCTTGGATGCTTCTGGTGATATTTCATTAGACGCTGCTGGTAATGATATAAAATTAAAAGACGCTGGTACTGTCTTTGGACAATTTAGTAATAGTAGTGGTGAGTTAGTAATTAAATCAAGTTCAAGTGCTACATCAGCATTAACATTTAGTGGTGCAAATGTAACAGCTGAAGGTAACTTAACAGTAGATGGAAACTTAACTGTATCTGGTACAACTACTACTGTGGATTCAACCACTATCAACATTCAAAACGCCTTTGTTTTTGAAAGTGCAACTGACGATAGTTTTGAAACAACTCTTACAACTGTTGACGCTACAGCAGATAGAACAATATCATTACCAAATGCAACTGGTACAATTGTTTTAAAAGATACAACAGACACATTAACGAACAAGACATTAACGACACCTACTATTGAAGAAATAGATAGTGGTGGTGATATCACATTAGATAGTGCTGGTGATATTATACTTGACGCTGGTGGCACAGATATTATTCTAAAAGATGATGGCACAGAATTTGGACGATTAAAAAACAATAGTGGTGAATTAAGACTACAATCAGGTAGTAGTTCTACAACGGCAATCTCAATGTCAGGTGCCAATGTTACTATTGCAGGTAATTTAACTGTTACAGGTAATTCAACAGGTGAGGGTAATATTACAATTGGTGACGCTGCCGGTGATACAGTAACTTTTGGTGGTACAATTCAAGGTAGTTTAGTCTTTGAAGGTTCTACAGCAGACAGTTTTGAAACAACATTAACACCAGGTAATCCTAGTGCTGATATTACTTTATCATTACCTAGTTCTGGTAGTGATACATTGGTAGGTAAAGCAACAACTGATACATTTACAAACAAGTCAATTGATTTAGAAACTAATACAATAACAGGTAGTATTTCAGAATTTAATACTGCTTTACAAGGTGATAGTTTTGCTACATTAGCAGGAAGTGAAACACTTACAAATAAAACATTAACAAGTCCAACTCTTAATAGTCCTACAATCAATAGTCCAACTATTGTATTTGAAGGTAGTACAGCAGACAGTTTTGAAACAACTTTAGCAGTTACGGATCCTACAGCAGATAGAACAATTACATTCCAAAATGGTTCTGGTACTGTTGCGTTCTTAACGGATGTTACAGGTTCTTCCGTTGCAGGTTCATTTTCAACTCTTACATCAACTGGTAATACTACCCTTGGAGACGCAACATCAGATACGGTAACATTTAATGCAAGAATAGCGTCTCACTTTGTACCTGCCGCTAATACAACATATGATTTAGGTACATCTTCTTTAAGATGGAATGATTTATATTTAGATGGTAGTACGATTAACCTTGGTGGTGCAAGTATATCATCAGATGGTACAGTAATTACTTTACCATCAGATAGTAAGATAGGGACTGATAAAATACCAACGGCGGACTCCGCTACTGGGATTGTTACAAGAACAGTTCCACTATTCACAAAGGCAGGTGGATTAAGTTCAGCAGCCTTACAATTAAAAATGAAAGCTTCAGGTCCAACTGATATAGTATTTACGGCATTTACCAAATCAGATGGTAATAGTATTACAACACAAGAAAGGGCATTTTTCTCATTTTAAGAGTAAAAAAGGATAAATAGTCATATGGCAGATAAAGTACCAATAAGGACGGTCTTCGACAGTAGCGGAAATGCTACTGGATTAGCAGAGTATCAATCAGGCGAAAGTGTAGGTTTTATACACGGTGGTACTGGTTTAACCGCTATAGGAACATCAGGACAGATATTAAGAGTAAATAGTAGTGCAAACGCATTAGAATACACATCTACTATACTTACACCAGACGGAACAATAACTTTAGACAGTTCTGGTGATATTAATTTAGACGCTGGTGGTGCAGATATCATTCTTAAAGATGACGGTACAGAATTTGGTAGATTTACTAACTCATCTGGTCAACTAGTCATAAAATCATCTTCATCAAGTACAACGGCAATCACAATGAGTGGTGCCAATGTTACTGTAGCAGGTAATTTAACTGTTACTGGTAATACTGAAGGAGACGCTAACATAACTTTAGGTGACGCCGCTACTGATACTGTTTCTTTTGGTGGTACAATCACAGGCAATCTAGTATTTGAAGGAAGTTCAAGTGATAGTTTTGAAACAACTTTAGCACCAGGCAATCCTAGTGCTGATATTACTTTAACATTACCAGCAACTGCTTCAGATACAATAGCAGGTATTGCCTCAACACAAACTTTATCTAACAAAACATTAACAACACCAATCATAACAGAAATTGATTCCGGTTCTACAATTACATTAGACGCTACGACTGACATTGTGTTAGACGCTGGTGGTGCTGATGTTATATTGAAAGATGACGGTACTACTTACGGTAGTTTATCACAAACAGGTGGCGAATTAGTAATTAAATCAGGTTCATCACCTACAACAGCAATCACAATGGCGGGTGCAAATGTTACCATTGCAGGTAACTTAACTGTATCTGGTACAACTACAACTGTGGATTCATCTACAGTTAATATTACAACAGGTTTTATCTTCGAAGGTTCTACAGACGATAGTTTTGAAACAACATTAACGGCGTCAGACCCAAGTGCTGATAGAACATTAACTTTACCAGATGTAACTGGTACTGTAATTTCAACAGGTAATTTAACAGAAATTACTGCCTTAGGAACATTAACTGGTGCAACACCATTAGTATTTGAAGGTTCTACGGCAGACGCACACGAAACAACTATTGCAGTAGGTAATCCAGGTAGTGATATTACTTTAACATTACCTAGTTCAGCAAGTGATACAATTGTTGGTCGTGCAACAACAGACACATTAACAAATAAAACATTAACAAGTCCAACAGTTTCAGGTTTAACTTTATCTGATAGTTCAATTGTATATGAAGGTTCAACTGCTAACTCACACGAAACAACTTTAACAGTTACAGACCCAACAGCAGATAGAACAATTACATTACCAAATGCAACAGGTACTTTAATAACTCACGGTATGTTTAGTGGTGACGCTACTGTAGCAACAAATGGTGCAGTAACATTAGCGACAGTAAATAGTGATACATCAGCGGTTGGTAGTACAACTGTTATACCAGTAATTACTGCTAACGCAAAAGGACTTGTAACCTCTGTAGGTACTGCCTCTATATCAACTGTATTAACAGTAGGTGCAGATAGTGGTTCTAACGATAGTGTAACAGTAGGTACAGACACATTAGATTTTTCAGGTGGTACAAATATCACCACAACAGTTTCAAATAATGATATATCTATAGCTTTGGATGCAAGTCCAACAGTTACTAGTTTAATATTTGAAGGAAGTACAGCAGACAGTTTTGAGACCACATTAGCGGTCACAGACCCAACTGCTGATAGAACATTTACTTTTCCTAATAGGTCAGGAACAGTAGCAATAACATCAGACACATCCTTTCCACAATCAACTCTGGTACAACACCCGGCGGCAACAGGAAACCATGACGCAGGAGCAGTAACAGCTTCAACTACAGACGCCTTTGGCGCAATAACAGGAGATTTATTTGATTACATGGAACCTCGTGGTTCTACTGATACAGTAGATTTAGGAAGTGTTGCATAATATAATGAATAACTTTGATAAATAGTATAAATAATAGAAGATAACAGGAGATATCAATGCCAACAGCTTTACAATTAAGAAGAGGAACTACTTCGCAGAATAATTCCTTTACTGGTGTCGTTGGTGAGGTAAGTGTAGATACTGATAAAGATACCCTACGAGTGCATGACGGCTCAACTGCCGGTGGATTTGAGGTGGTAACGGCAACAGCTACTCAAACCCTTACAAACAAGACACTAACAGCACCAACTATTTCAAGTGCCGCTTTTTCAGGCGCTTCATTTACATTTGAAGGTGCTACATCAGACAGTTTCGAAACAACTCTAACTGCTACAGACCCAACAGCAGATAGAACAGTAACTATCCCTAACGCTACTACTACACTAGTAGGAACGGATACATCTGACACTTTAACAAATAAAACATTAACAAGTCCAGTTATTACAACAATGACTGGATCATCTATAACTTTAGATAGTGCAGGCGATATTAATTTAGACGCTGATGGTGCTAACATTACAATGAAAGATGGTGGTACAACTGTACTAGATTTCGTATTAGATGGTACAACATTAGTAACATTAGACGCAGGTGGTGATATAGCATTAGACGCTGATGGCGGAGATATATTTTTTAAAGACGCAGGTACTACTTTTGGTAGTGCAACAAACACAGGTGGTAATTTAATAATAAAATCAGGGACAACTACAGCGGCAACATTTAGTGGTGCCAATGTAACATTAGCAGGTACTGTTGCTTCAGGTGCAATAACATCATCAAGTACAGTAACCGCTACACAAGCAATATTATCAAATGCAAGTCCATTAGTATTTGAAGGTTCTACAGCAGACAGTTTTGAAACAACTATTGCAGTTACAGACCCAACAGCAGATAGAACAATTACTATACCTAATGCAACAGACACATTGGTAGGTAAAGCAACTACTGATACACTTACAAATAAAACACTAACAACTCCAGTAATTGCTGAGATTGATAGTGGAGCAAATATTACATTAGACGCAGCTGCTGATATCGTATTAGACGCTGGTGGTGCTGATGTAACTTTAAAAGATGATGGTACAACATTTGGTTCATTAACTCAAGCTTCTGGCGAATTAGTTATTAAATCAGGTTCTACACCTACGACAGCAATCACAATGTCAGGTGCAAATGTAACTATCGCAGGTAACTTAACAGTTTCAGGTTCTACAACTACAGTAGATTCCTCTACAGTTAACTTACAAACAGGTTTCGTTTTTGAAGGTTCAAGTGATGACAGTTTTGAAACAACATTAACTGCTACTGACCCTACAGCAGATAGAACAATTACTTTACCAAACTTAACTGGTACAGTATCATTGATAACTGCTACAGAAACATTAACAAACAAAACACTAACAACTCCTGTAATTGCAGAAATAGATAGTGGTTCAACAATCACACTAGACGCAACAACAGACATTATACTAGACGCTGATGGTGATAATATCACAATGAAGGCTGCAGGTACTACTGCCCTTGACTTTGTACTAAATGGTGCAACTGATATTACACTAGACGCTCCAGGAGATATTAAAGTGGACGCTGGTGGCGGAGACATTTTCTTCCTAGATGACGGTACTACTTATGGTAGTGCAACCAATAACTCTGGTAATCTAATCATCAAGTCAGGTACAACTACGGCGGCAACCTTCTCTGGTGCCAATGTAACTCTGGCAGGAACAGTAGATTCCGGTGCTATCACTTCATCAAGTACAGTAACCGCTACAGGTTTTGTAAACACAGGTTCAATAGTATTTGAAGGAAGTACAGCAAACAGTTTTGAAACAACTTTAGGTGTTGTAGACCCAACAACAGACAATACAGTTAATATTGCTAATGTTGGAGGTACTTTAATACCATTTGCTGCCGCTTCAACAACGGCAATTGCGGCTACACCGGCAGAATTAAACATAATGGACGGTGGTGTTACAGTAGGTACAACTGCTGTCGCTGATGATGATGGTATCGTAACAAATGACGGCGGTACTATGAAACAAACTAAAGTACAGACATTTGCTACATATTTCGCAAGTGAAATTACTAACATGGGTAATCTTGTAGAAAGTGGTGCTTTAAATGCAGGTTCAATCACATCAGGTTTTGGTAACATCAACAATGGTTCATCAACAATAACAACTACTGGTGCAGTATCAACAGGTGCTTTAACAACAACAGGTATAACAAACACAGGTTCAATTGTCTTCGAAGGTTCAACGGCGGATTCATTTGAAACAACTTTAGGTGTTGTTGACCCAACTGCTGACAGAGCAGTTAATGTTGCAAACGCTGCTGGTACATTACAACCATTCGCAACTGCTTCTACAACGGCGATTAGTGCAACTGTAGATGAAGTTAACTTAATGGATGGTGGCACATCACCAGGTACAACGGCAGTAGCAGACGGAGATGGTATCGTAACCAACGATGGTGGTACTATGAGACAAACTACAGTACAAACTTTCGCAACTTACTTTGCCGCTGAAATCACAGCAATGACTAACCTAGTAGAAACTGGTGCCTTAGACGGTGGTTCAATCACTTCAGGTTTTGGTAACATAAACATAGGTTCTAGTACAATAACAACTACTGGTGCAGTAGGTACTGGTGTAATAACATTAGCCGCAGGCGGAGCAACTACCGCAGGTAGTATCTTATTCAAAGAAGGTACAGATAACGGAACAAATTCCGTAACTTTGATAGGTCCTGTTTCTACGGCAGATATAACAGTTACTTTACCTACACAAGCAGGTACGGTTGTTGTATCAAACACTACGGACGGCAATGATGTTCAACTAGATAGTTTAGGATTGAACACGGCTGCTTCAGGTACTGCTGGAGAATTAAGGGCAACAAACGATATTACTGCCTTCTATTCATCTGATATTGCTCTCAAGGAGAACATTGTTAACATTCCAAGTCCAATGGACTTAATAGGTAAGATTAACGGTGTATTCTTTGACTGGAAACAATCATTCATAGATGAAAAAGGTGGCGAAGACGGATACTTTGTTCGTAAGAATGATGTTGGTGTAATCGCACAAGATGTAGAAAAAGTTATGCCTGAAATCGTTGCAACAAGAAAAGACGGTGTTAAGGCAGTTAAATATGATAGACTTACTGCTCTCTTAATTGAAGCAGTTAAAGACTTACAAGACCAAATAACAGAATTGAAAAATAAATAAGGAGACATTACAATGGCAACACCTAACGCTCAGATAGCATTATCCCAGGTCAATGATGAATTAGGAGTATCTCCTACTTCAACAGCGATTAATATGGGTGCTACAAATGTAAGAGCTCTTGCAGGAATACCTTCAGGTGCAATCGCAATGAGTGATTTACAACAAAAGACGAATGAATACACATATACATATCTTCTTGTTGCAGGTGGCGGTGCCGGTGGTGAAAACCAAGGTGCTGGAGGTGGTGCAGGAGGATATATTTCTGCTTCAATCACTAGTGCGCCAGGTATACCATATACTGTAACAGTAGGTGGTGGTGCCTCACCAGGAACTGGATTTGCAGGTCCAGGTAATAATGGTGGTGCAGGTGCGTTTGGAAATATTCCAGCTTCAGGTGGCGGCGGAGGCGGCTCAGAGAATGGTGCTACAGGTAAATCAGGAGGTTCTGGTGGCGGAGGTCGTCAAGGTTCTGGTGGTGGTTCAGGAATTACTGGACAAGGAAATCCAGGTGGTTCAGGTACAAGTGCAAACGGCGGAGGCGGCGGTGGTGCGAATACAAGTGGTACTGGTGGTGAAAATGGTCAAGGTGGTGCAGGTAAAACATTCCCTGGCGATACAATAGGTTATGCAGGTGGCGGCGGAGGCGGTCATTCAAACTCTAACGCAACTCAAGGTGGAGGTGCAGGTGGTGTTACATCTGCTCAATCAGGTATAGCAAACAGAGGCGGCGGAGGCGGCGGTGAAAGACAATGGAATGGTTCTGGACAAGGTGGTTCAGGTCGTATTGTTGTAGTTTACCCAGGCACAGCACAGAAAGGTACAGGTGGTACTGAATCCATTATAGGTTCAACTAGAGCACACACATTCAATTCTTCAGGAACATGGACATCATAATATGGCACACTTTGCAGAATTAGACGCAACAAATAAAGTTTTAAGAATAGTAGTAGTAGATGATAGTCATGTATCTGCTAATATGGCAACTGATGGTGAAACTTGGTGTGCAAATAATATCGCTGATGATCCAACAATACCAGATGTTGGTGGTGTATATCCAGGTGTTGCATGGAAACAAACATCTTACAATAATAATTTTAGAAAAAGATTTGCTGCTGTTGATGGTTATTTCATTGACGATAGTGGTGAGGGATACTTTACAACTGCTAAACAATTTAGTGATTGGGTATTAAATACTGCTGATGGTGCATACTATCAACCTCTTGCTACACCAACAACATTGACATTTGCTGCTGACAGTAAAACATACAAATATACTATAGAATGGGACCAATCAAATACTAGATGGTTAGCTTATGAAGTTCACGGTGAAGTAGGCGCATATTATAGAAGTAGAGTAAATAACAATGATGTAAATGATTTAACGGAAGAAGCAATATCTAGTCCAACATCTGCTCAACTTGCTGCTAAAGTTTGGAATACAAGCTCATCTGCTTGGGAATAAATCTTAAAGATATTTTAACGCTGATTTAGGTATACCTACAAAAGGTCTTCCATCATATCTATTAGTTTCTGATTGAGGTGCAGAAGCGTCATTGTAATGCAAGAATACTTGACCACATGTTTCGCCATAGAATGCTTCACGCCAATGTTCTAACTCACAACCTTTATACATTAAACAATCTCCAGGTTCTAACATAACTTTAATACCCGGTTTACCTACATCACCAGATGGTTCTACAAAAATTGGCCACTCATCACCACCTAAATTCATAGTAGCAGAAACAGCACATGATGGTCTATCTTTATGTCTGTGTAAAATATCTCCGTGTTTATATAAACGAGTGTAAGTATATGTTTCAATTAATTTCATATCTATCGCTTCCTCTAACTTAGGTTTTACATGTTGTAATAATGTTGCCATTAACAAATCATCATAATTTGCCCATGTACCAGGTATCTGTGGGTCACCTAATACACCCCAATGGTCATTCCAAGGAGATATTTGCCTACTTTCAAACATCAATCTTGTAATTCTTCTTTTATTTAAAAGATACTTGTAAGCAATCTCAGCGATTTCAGGTGTGATAGTATTTTTTATTACTTGATAATTATTTTCTTTAAACATTATATCCTCAATCAATAAAGTAAGTTAAAGTCATTCTTGCATTGTTTATATTATCACCATAAAATCCTTCTGGACTATGTGGTGTACTAGAAGAATAACTTATAAATCTATTATACTTGTTTTCAATTATTGTTTTCTTTTCATTATTATATAGTATTGTTCCAGAATTAGGTTTAGGATTATCATGTAAATAAATTAAACCGGCAGTAGAATGGTCGTCTGTATGAATACAATTCTCATCTATTTGTAAATCACCTGTTTGATATGCAAACCACAGATATATTTTACCACTATTCATGTTTAGTGTTTCTAGTATTTGGCGTGATACATCCTCATATATACTATCTGGTACATCTGCTCTCATACCTCTAAAGTGTGAGGTGCCAGTATTACTTGTATAATCTTGTCCTAGTGCAATCTGACGAATGTAATCTACATCATCAAAAAAATTATTTTTTATGAGGTCTATATTTGTGTGCTTCATCTTGCCAATACCAAACTTTTTTGTTTTTGTTTTCAATCTCAACTTTAGGTAATCCATCTGGGTTTGGTTCTTTACCAAACTGTTCTTCTTGCAAATGATTCCACCAACCTGTTGCAATATATTTGTCTTGCGTTAGTGATGGTATACCATGGTGTGTATGTGTCCATGCTGAAGGCCAAATTAATGTTAAACCTTTTATAGGCGTTTTTCTAATTTTTTGATACCAAAATTCTGTATATCCTTCATCTGTTACTGTATTTAAAAAGGTCATAAAGACTAAATGTCTTCTAACATTAACTTCATGCCCAGAGTTTTCATAGTGCCATTGTGGATAACCTTGACCTGGTGCATAGTGTTGAATATTTAATTTTTCCCATATAACAAATTTTTCTTGTCCTTCATCTGCCCAACGATACATTTGACCATATTGGTCTAAACAACTTTGTAACATAGATACATATTTTTTTATTGTATCATTTTCATCAGCAGAGTAATCACTATCTGTACTTGCTTTTATGGATGGGTTAATTTTATTTTCACCTATTCTACCTGGTGTTTTTTTAGGATTATTTTTATGTAATTCTATTAGTTCATCACACATACCAGGATCAATTGCATATTCTCCTATAAATGTTGTCATACTATTTTAAACTCCTTCATATCTGTTATAATATAATTGCCTGCTACACTATATCTTTCTTCATTTGTTTTCAGTATCTTATGTGGTGTGTTAGATAGAAATATTAATAAACTACCTTGTTCAACTGGCATACTATGACTTGTCATGTTGAATATATTATATCCTTTGACTTGTGGTCTTAATCCGTCATTTGGCCACTTTTGAAACTGACAACTTTCTCCTTTATTTATATACAGTACAAAACTGTATGTTGCGTTATTGTGTATATGTACTTCACCTTCCGTGTTAGGTTCATATTTTGTTGACCAAGACCTAGTAAGTTTTATTGGCGTATCAAACATCATTACATTATCATTAAACGCTTGTACTTCTTTTTCTACTTGATGTTTTATATATGAAAATTTATCAAGTAATTGTTCATCAACAGATTGATAACCAAATTCTATTTTACGATATTCTGTTTTCTTAACCCAATCTATAAATTCTTCCGTTAAATGTATCTTTGTAAATCCTAAAGGTTTACTGAATAATGGTTGTATTTTCAATTCTTGCGAGTTCACTATCTAATATACCTTTCATTTCAACATTAAAAGATATGATTGTTTTTTCTTTATCTAATAACATTTTTGGTGCTCTATGTATTGTATGACTAGGAAACATAACAATATCTCCTTCTTTTGCTTTGATAGGAAACACACCTAATTCTCTATCATATAATTCTGTTTGTGGTGTACCTTCAGGAAGATTTACATAATAAACACCTGTAAAGTTTCTACCATGTATATGCCAACCGTGTGTAGAATTTTCATTGTATGATTGAAACCATATCTCAAATAATTCATAATTTGCATAACCGGCAGATTGTATCATTTCTAATAAATGAGGTTTAAAGAAAGGTAGAAAAAATTTTACCCAAGGTCTTTCATAATTGTTGGCGATATCCCAATCTGTTTTTGAGATATTATCATTATAGTATTTGTCATTACTTTGTTTTGGTTCTGCCCAACCATTTTTGATATGTTGTTGTAATTGACTTTTAATTAAAATGTGTTTGTCTAAAGGTAGTTTAATAATCATTTGTAAGGGTATCCTAGATTCCATATTACTAAAGAGTGTCTTACACCCTTGGTAACTGGTGTAACTCTATGTTTAACAAAAGAAGGAAATATACAAATAGACCCTCTTTCTTTTATTTCATTTACTTGAAATACACCATTTGGTGTTTCAAACTCTAAATCACCACCCTCATATTCGCCAGGGTGTGATAATTGTAATGTACAGGATAACTTTCTTATCTTACCATGATAATTTACATTGTCATTAGTAAAAGGTTGTACATCTTGGTCAGCATGCCAATGATAGTATTGATTTAGTTTATAACGAGTAAATTGTGCAGGTTCTGAAAAGTCCCAATCAAAGTTCCATTTAGCATTTCTATTTGCTTCATCTACAAGTGGGTGTATCTCACTATAAACCCAAGGTTCTGATATCCAAGATACATTGCTGTCTCTATGTAGTTTGATTTCTTCTTGTTTTTCCTCTGCTTCCTTTGCAGATATTTGACCTGTAGTAGCAAAATCTTCTTGTAGACCTTGACCAAACTGTACAATTTCATCACATATTCTAGGTGGAAGCGCTGCTGTAAAATAATAATAATAGTTTTCCAATATCATATAGGTATATATAATGCATAAATAGTCATATGGCACAGAATAATCCAATTACCACAAGAGAGACTATGAAACAGTATTGCCTACGAGCATTAGGTAAACCTGTTATAGAAATCAATGTAGAAGACGACCAAGTAGAAGATAGAATTGATGAAGCGTTACAATACTTTGCTCAATACCATTATGATGGCGTTGAAAGAATGTATTTAAAACATGTTGTAACTGCCGCTGATATTACAAGAGCAAGGTCAGACGAAACATTGTCAACAGTTACAGATACAGCAGACAGTACGGTCACATCAGTTTGGACAGAAGGTAAGAATTATATACCTTTGCCATCTAGTGTTATGTCAGTAGTAAATGTATTTCCATTTACAGATAAAGCGGCATTAAACTTGTTTGATGTAAGATATCAATTAAGATTAAATGATTTGTACGATTTTTCATCTACAAGCATTATACACTATGATATGACATTAAGACATTTAGATTTATTAGACCATATCCTTGTAGGTGAAAGACCTGTAAGATATAATATGCATAAAAACAGATTGTATATTGATATGGATTGGGCAAATGATGTAGCAGCAGGTGATTATCTAGTCATAGAATGTCATAGAAAATTAAACCCTTCTACTTTTACAGATATTTTTGATGATATGTTTTTAAAGAAATATACTATTCAATTAATTAAAAGACAATGGGGTGCTAACTTAATCAAGTTTCAAGGCGTTGCAATGTTAGGTGGTGTCGCATTAAATGGCGAACAACTATATACACAGGCGCAAGAAGAAATAAATAAACTAGAAGAACAAATACAATTATCATACGAATTACCACCACAATATATGGTAGGATAAAATCATGCGAAATACTTACTTTTCACATGGCACACGCTCAGAGAAAACCTTATATGAGGATTTAATCATAGAGCAGTTAAAGATATATGGACATGAAGTTCATTATTTGCCAAGAAAAACTGTTACTGAGGATAAGATATTAGGTGAAACACCTGATAGTACATTTACAGAAAATTACATGATTGAAATGTATGTTGAAGATGTAAATGGTTTTGCAGGTCAAGGTGATTTAATTGGTAAGTTTGGTTTAGAAGTAAGAGACGAATTGACTTTCGTTGTTAGCAGGCGTAGTTTTGAAATGCTTGTTGACCAACCATCAAATACAATAGCAATTGATAGACCTGTTGAAGGTGATGTTATCTATATGCCAACTTTTAAAAAGTTTTGGCAAGTAGATTTTGTTGAAGATGAGGATCCAATGTATCAAATCAATGATTTACCTATCTTCAAATTAAAATGCTCTGTTTGGGAATACTCACACGAATTAGTGGATACAGGCATTACTGAAATTGATGAGAAACTAGAAAATGTATCCCAAGATTTATTACTAAATCAAATTACTTTAGAGGCGGGTACAACTTCAGCAGGTTCATTATTAGCAGAGGTTACAGATGGTAATGTTGAGGCATTACTTACAGAAACAGGTACAGGCGACTTCTACCTTGTTGATGAAACAGATAGCGACAATTTAATTCTGGAAGATGACCCTAATTATGTTGACTATATAATACAAGAAGACGCATTAACAGGCAACTTAGCAACGGACACAAGCGGTGCAAGCAATATAAGTTTTGATGATGAAGCGGGATTAAATGATACTGATACATCAAATGATATATTTGACTTTAGCGAAAAAAATCCATTTGGTGACCCAAGCGATATATAAAGGAATAAATTATGTTTAAAGACGCACAATACCATGAATTGATTAGAAAAACAATTGTGGCGTTTGGCACATTGTTTAACGATATGTACATATATCGAAAATCAAGCACAGGTAAAGTTACTCAAAAAATGAAAGTACCTTTAGCATATGGACCCAAACAAAAATTTTTAACAAGAATAGACCAGGACTCTGCTCGTTCAGCATCTGACCCGGTTACAACGGCATTAACTTTACCAAGAATAGGTTTTGAATTAACAAGTTTAAGTTATGACCCGGCAAGAAAATTAAATAGAGTACAGAAATTTAAAAAAGTAAAAGGCGCAGATAGTAAGTCATTACAAAATTCTTACATGCCTGTTCCTTACAATGTAGGTTTTACTTTGTTTACTATGGCAAAAAATAGTGAAGACGCTTTACAAATCGTTGAGCAAATACTACCTATGTTTCAACCTGACTATACAGTAGCATTAAATGTTATGCCTAATCTAGGCATTGTCCGTGATGTTCCTATTGTATTAAATGATGTATCATACGAAGATAGTTATGATGGTGCATTTACTGAAAGACGAGTGTTAATGTACACTATGTCCTTTACAGCAAAAATGTATTTATATGGACCTGTAACAAGTACAGGTGTTATTAAACAAGTTCAGGTTGACCAATACACAGACACAAATACAACTACAGCAAAAAGAGAACAAAGATATGTTGTTAAACCAAACCCAACTACAGCAACCGCTGATGATGATTTTGGATTTACAGAAACAACTTCTTTTTTCCAAGACGCTGACGACTACGATCCGGATACTGGTACTGATAAACAATGATAGATTATGAAAAAAGTAGAAGACAAGTTAAACGAGATACTTGATATATCTGAAAAGGTAGAAAAGGTTGAAAGTAAACCAATCATACCCAGACCAAAAGAGGATGAAGATGTATCTGCTGATTACAAGTACAGTAGGGAAAACCTATATAATCTAGTAGAAAGAGGACAGGACGCCATTGATGGCGCCCTTAATCTTGCAAAAGAAACAGACCACCCACGAGCATATGAGGTTGCAGGCAATCTAATTAAAAATGTGGGTGATGTAACAGATAAACTTATACAACTACAAGAGAAAAAGAAAAAACTAAATGATGATACTGTGAAAGGTCCTAATAAGGTTGAAAATAACTTATTCGTAGGTTCTACGGCTGAGTTACAAAAACTTATAAAAAAGAAAGATGGGTAGTATAACTATTAATACTTGGATTAATGATACAAATTTATGGACAACGCCTTTATTTAATTGCAATGTACCAATTAAACCTGACTGGTTAAAGTATATCAAAGATAATACAGATAAGTTATGGGACGATACACAAAACCCTAACGGTTCATATACAACAAAAACTGATTTACATACACATAAAATATTTGAACCTTTAAATCAAATATTAAAACAAGTTAGTATTACTACCTTTGGTAAAAATGTAGAAAGTGTAAAAGTGGCAAACATGTGGGCAAATATACTGAAGCGTGGCGAATATCATTTATTACATACACACAATGAACACACCATGAGTGGTGCATATTACTTAAAAGTACCAGAAAATTCAGGTCAATTATATTTTAGAGACCCAAGACCAAATAGTAATTCTTGGACACAAAAATTTTTAGATAAAGGTAACATGAGGTTTTTTGATGTAAAAGAAGGCGACTTATATTTTTGGCCGTCTTTTTTAGACCATGGTACAACACCACACGGTTCTGACGAAGAAAGAATTACAATTAGTTTTGATTTAGATTATTCAGGACCTAACTATAAATTTGGAGATAACGGATACAATGGACAGTAAATCTTATCTAGGTAATCCTAACTTAAAAGCGGCAAATCAAAAGATACGCTTTACAAAAAAACAAGTTAGAGAGTTTTTACAATGTCAGGATAATCCCATATATTTTATTACAAACTATTTAAAGATAGTTACACTAGACCACGGTCTACAACCATTTAAGTTATATAACTTTCAAAAAGAAATGGTTGATACTTTTCATAATAATCGTTTTAGTATATGTAAACTACCAAGACAAACAGGTAAGTCAACAACAATTATTGCTTATCTATTACACTATGCAATATTTAATCCTAATGTTAACATTGCAATACTTGCCAATAAGGCGGCGGTTGCTAGAGATTTATTAGGTAGATTGCAACTTGCATATGAAAATTTACCAAAGTGGTTACAACAAGGTGTTATAAACTGGAACAAAGGTAGTTTAGAATTAGAAAATGGTAGTAAGATACTTGCCGCTGCTACATCATCAAGTGCTGTGCGTGGTGGTTCTTATAACATTATATTCTTGGACGAGTTTGCATATGTACCAAACAATATCGCTGAACAATTTTTTAGTTCAGTTTATCCTACAATATCTTCTGGTAAAAGTTCTAAAGTAATGATTGTATCTACACCACATGGTATGAATATGTTTTATAAAATGTGGAATGACGCTGTGCATGAAAGAAATAGTTACAAACCAATTGAGGTTCATTGGTCAGAGGTACCAGGTAGAGATGAGAAATGGAAACAAGAAACAATAAAGAATACAAGTGAACAACAATTTAGAACAGAATTTGATTGTGAGTTTTTAGGTAGTGTTGATACACTTATTAATAGTGCAAAGTTAAGAACATTATCACATAATACACCAGAACAATCTAGTGCCGGTTTAGATATACATGAAATGCCACGAAAAGGTGCAAGATATGTAATGACTGTTGATGTTGCCAGAGGTACTGTAAATGATTATTCTGCTTTTGTCGTTATTGACGCAACAAGTATACCATACAAGGTTGTTGCAAAATATAAAAACAATGAAATTAAACCTTTAGTATTTCCACAAATTATTCATAAGATTGCAACACAATATAATAAGGCAGAGGTCTTAATTGAGGTAAATGATATAGGTGGACAGGTGGCAGATACTATGCAATTTGACCTAGAGTATGATAATTTGATTATGGTAAATCAAAGAGGGCGTTCAGGTCAGGTTGCAGGTACAGGATTTAGTGGTAAACAAAGTCAACTAGGTGTAAGAACAACAAAAGCAACAAAGAAAATAGGGTGTTCAAATCTTAAAGCAATGATAGAACATGATAAACTAATCATACAAGACTTTCATATTATACAAGAATTATCTACCTATATATTAAAAGGTAAAGAAAAATACGAAGCGGAAGAAGGGTCAAGTGATGATTTAGTTACTTGTTTAGTTATGTTCGCATGGTTATCAAATCAGACATATTTTAAAGAATTGACAGACCAAGATATACGAGCAAGACTTGTAGATGAACAACAAGACGCAATGGACCAAGACATGGCACCCTTTGGATTTATAGATGATGGCATAGAAAGTGAAGAAGATAGTAGTTATAAAGACCCTTATGGTACTACATGGTCACCTGTAAAATACAAGAAGGGACTGTAAGATTTTGATAATTATAAATAGATGTAAGAACAAATTAACAATTCTTAAATTTAAGGAGAAAACAAGATGGCTTTTTTAGTTTCACCTGGTGTTCTCGTTACGGAAAAGGATCTTACTAATGTAGTTCCTGCTGTCTCTACCTCAATTGGTGGTGCAGTAGTAGTTAGTGAGAGAGGGCCAATGGAAGAGGTTACTTTAATCTCTAGTGAGGACGAATATGTTAGTGTTTTTGGGAAACCAGACACAAGCACATTTGAATATTTTTTTAGTGCAACCAACTTTTTACAATACGGAAATGCCTTAAAAGTGGTTAGAGCGGCAACAGGTTGCGTAAATGCAGCTGTATCAGGTACACCTGTGCTAATCAAAAACACTACAGACTATCTAAATAATTACTCCACAGGACAAGGAAGTGTAGGTGCATGGGCGGCTAGAGAAGCAGGCACATGGGGAAATAACTTACAAGTTTCTACTTGTACCAACTCAACGGCATATTCACAAACATTGCCTTCAGATAACCTAGTCAATGACGCTGACGCAGCTATTGGCGATACAACCATTACGGTTGATGACGGTGCTGAAATCAATACTGGTGACTTGTTAGAGTTTGGTGACATATCAAGCAACTTTACTGCCGCTCCTAGTGGATATTATTATAAAGTTACAGGAAAATCAACACACTTATTAACTATCGCAAGATTTGACCCAGCAACTGGTGCAACTCAAACAGGTGGTTTAAGACATGCTGTAGCTAACAACGCATATGTTAAGAGATATTGGGAACATTATTTTCAATTCTCAGCGGCACCAACTACAACTGATGATGTAAGTAATGCTGGTGGTTCTAATGATGAATTACACATTGCTATCGTTGACCAAGATGGTGGTATCTCAGGTACTGCTGGAACAATTTTAGAAAAATTTGAAGGACTTTCACAAGCTTCAGACGCTAAAACTGCTCAAGGCGATACAAACTATTATGCTGATGTTATATATCAACAATCACAATATATTTACTGGATGGATCATCAAACAGTATTATCAACTGCTGGTACTACAAAGGTTGGTACTACTTTTGATAACGCTTCCACTTCAGCTTTTATTGTGTTTAGAGACGCATTGACAGGCGGAACTGACGATTTAGTTCCAACTGCTGCTGAATTATCTCTTGCATGGGATAAATTTGGCGACGCTGAAACAGTAGATGTAAATTTACTAATAGGCGGTCCATCACAAACTAATGCTGACGCTACGGGTGATACCATGGCAACAAAAGTAATTGATACTGCTGAAGGCAGAAAAGATTGTGTAGCATTTATTTCACCTGCGAGAGCAGATGTTGTTAATGTAACTAATCCAATCTCACAGACAGCTAATGTTAAAGCTTTTGCTGATGGTTTATCATCTTCAAGTTATGCAGTAATAGATAGTGGTTACAAATATATGTACGACAAATATAATGCCGTATATCGTTTTGTTCCATTAAACGGCGATATCGCTGGTCTATGTGCAAGAACAGATACAGTAGCAGACAGCTGGTTCTCACCTGCAGGATTTAGTAGAGGTCAAATTAGAGGCGCTATTAAACTTGCATTTGACCCAACAAACGCACAAAGAGATGAATTGTATAAAGCTAGAGTAAACCCAGTAGTTACATTCCCTGGACAAGGCACAGTCTTGTTTGGTGATAAAACTGCTCAGTCTAAACCTAGTGCTTTTGACAGAATTAATGTTAGAAGACTATTCATAACTTTAGAGAAGGCGATAGCAACTGCTGCTAAATTCCAACTCTTTGAGTTCAATGATGAATTTACAAGAGCGAATTTCAGAAACTTGATTGAACCTTTCTTGCGTGATGTACAAGGTCGAAGAGGTATAACAGACTTTTCTGTTGTATGTGATGAGACCAACAACACTTCAGCGTTAATTGACAGAAACGAATTTGTGGCTGATATCTTTATCAAACCAAATCGTTCAATTAACTTTATTCAACTTAACTTTGTCGCAACACGAACAGGCGTAGCCTTTAGTGAAGTGGCAGGCGCATAGAGAGGAGATAGAAAATGGCTAATGTATCAGACTTTATCTCTAAACTAAAAGGTGGCGGAGCAAGACAGAACCAGTTTAAGGTAACTTTACCTTTTCCAGGTTATGCTGCTGTAGGTGGTGAAACAGAAAACATGGCGTTTTTATGTAGTGCTACTCAACTACCAAGCTCAGAGATAGGTGAATTAACAGTAAACTTCCGTGGTAGACCAATCTACATGGCAGGTGATAGAACATTCCAAACTTGGACTACAACTATCATCAATGATACCTCTTTTGATATCAGAAATGCTATAGAAAGATGGTCAAACGGTATCAACAATCATTCAGACAATGAAGGATTATCAAACCCAACTGACTATCAAGTGGACGCTTTTGTTGACCATTTAGATAGAAGTGGTAACGCTTTGAAATCTTATACATTTAGAGGTCTTTGGCCGCTAACTGTAGGTACTGTTGACCTGAATATGGACCAAGTAACGGCACTTGAAACTTTTGAGTGTACTTGGAGATACCAATACTGGGAATCTAACACTACAACTTAATCGTTGTGAAAAAGGGCGTCCTCCGGGACGCCCTAAATATATAAAAAGGAGTAAAAGTAGTGGCAGAAATCTTTGGATTTGAAATAAAAAGAAAACCTACTGGGGCAAGTTCCCAGCAGTTTACAGCACCTACAGCTGATGATGGTGTACAAACCATTATGGGTGGTGGTCATTTTGGCACCTACCTAGACATTGAAGGTAAAGTAAATAACGAGGCAGATTTAATTCGCAGGTATAGAGAGGTTGCAATACAACCTGAATGTGACCAAGCGATAGAAGATATTATCAACGAAGCAATTGTTGTTGATGATAATAAGGAAACGGTAAGACTTAACATGAATAAAGTACCGTTCTCACCTAAAATTAAAAAAAGTATTAATGACGAGTTTAACAATATACTTTCACTTATAGAGTTTGAAGGAAAAGGACATGATATCTTTCGTAGATGGTATGTTGACGGAAGAATAGTATATCACAAAGTAATAAACCCTAAAAATTTAAAAGAAGGTATAACAGAATTAAGATATATTGATCCTCGAAAAATTAAAAAGGTAAGAAAACCTAAAGAGGATCCTACAAAAAGTTTTAAACCAAAAGACCCAAATAAACCTGAGGTTGTAGAATTTGAAGAATTTTTTATCTACAATGAAAAAGGTATTGCGTCTGGCGGTAGTGTTGCTGCTACACAAGGTATGCAGATAACAAAAGACGCTATAGCGTTTTGCCCTAGTGGTCTTATAGACCAACAAAGAAATATGATATTGTCTCATTTACATAAGGCAATTAAACCTGTCAATCAATTAAGAATGATTGAGGATAGTGTTGTTATATATCGTATTAGTAGGGCACCAGAAAGAAGAATTTTTTATATTGATGTTGGTAATCTACCAAAAGTAAAGGCAGAGCAATATCTAAAAGATGTAATGAACAGGTATAGAAATAAACTTGTTTATGACGCTTCAACAGGAGAGATTAGAGACGATAGACAATATATGTCTATGTTGGAGGACTTTTGGCTACCTAGACGAGAGGGTGGGAGAGGAACAGAAATAACAACTTTACCAGGTGGTTCAAACCTAGGTGAAATTGATGATATAAAATATTTCCAAAAGAAATTATATCAATCGTTGAATGTTCCGTCTTCTCGTTTAGAAGCTGAGGGTAGTTTCAATATGGGTAGAGCAACTGAAATCAATAGAGACGAATTAAAATTTAGTAAATTTGTTCAAAGATTAAGAAACAGATTTAATAATTTATTCCATGATTTATTGAAAACACAATTAATCTTAAAAGGTATTGTAACAATAGAAGATTGGGAAAATAGTCTTGCAAGAACAATCAGATACGATTATGTAAATGATGGTTACTATGCAGAAATTAAAGAAAGCGAAATGTTTAAAGACCGTATGCAAGTTATGAGTGATATGAAGAACAACGAAATGGTTGGTACATATTATTCACAGGACTTTGTAATGCGTAATATTCTTAAAATGTCAGACGCTGAAATATTAGAACAACAAGAAAAGATTGCTGCTGAAGCAAAAGCTGCTGAACAGCAACAACAACAAGAACCAGAGAATGGTGAAGAAGGAGATAATGATGACGGACAACAATTCTAATCCTACAAGGGATATGATTGACGCTTTGGATAAAGATAACAATGTGGATGCAGAGGTGCATTTTAAAAATGCTTTAAGTGCTAAAGTAGGGCAAGAACTTGACGATAAGAGAAAAGATATTGCCAGCACTATTATGGCTAAAGAACCGGAAAAAACAAATGACAATAACGCTGAGCAATCTACGGAAATTGACGATTGAGAGGGACGAACACAAGCGTTCCCCAGTCTATAAAAAACAAGCACCAAAAGCCAAGAAGGCGATTGATGATGTAATGGTTATGCTGGCAAAGCAACCATCAAAAGTTTTAACTACATTCCCTAAAATAATTAAGGATGTAAGTAAAAAATATGGCGTAAAGCCAAAAGATATTGAAACCTATTTCGCAAAAGAAACAGGTCTAACCATATAAAGGAGAGTAAAAATGGCAGTAGTAAATAAAAGAACACTTGTTGATAGTGGTACAAGACATGTAGTTATGTTCGAAATCAACAACGCAACAAATGACGCTGTGCAAGTGGTAGACGCTTCAGCATTAAAAGGACATGATAGTAACCCAACACTAGACATAAGAAGTATTAAGTGGAATACAACGGCAGCAACTAGTGATGTGGCATTTGAATTTGACGCAACAACAGATAGTCATGGTATATCAGTACACGGTAGTGGTGAGTATGGATTTCATGGTAAACAACCTATGATAACAAATCCAGAAGCAAGTGGCGTAACTGGTGATATAGTTATCACTAATGCGTCAGCAGTAACTGGTACTTTTATTTTAGAAGTACAAAAATCTAAAGGTTATGATAACTCAGGACAAACAAGATAATGGCTGATACAGTAACAAGTCAAACTATAACGGATGTAGCCGGCACTAAAACGGTAATGAAATTTACCAATAAAAGTGATGGTACAGGAGAAACACTAGTAAATAAAGTGGATGCAAGTGAATTAAATCATGCGTCTTCAACGACTAAAATTGCTAGAGTAATTTATAGTGTCAATACCACGGACCCTAAAGGGTCCGTTGAGATTGTATTTGATGGTTCAACTAATGCTACGGCATTGTTTCTATCAGGTCAAGGCACAATAGATTTACAAACATCTGCTATACAGATACCCAATAATGCGAGCTCCGCTACGGGCGACATTTTGTTTTCCACACACAATTTTGTCAACGGAGACAGTTATTCCGTCATTTTAGAAGTGAGATAATATAAATAGAACAAAAGGGGAAAATACGCAACATGAAACTTATAACAGAAGAACTTACAAATGTTGAATTGATGGTCGAAGAAAAAAACGGCTCAAAACAACATTTCATTAAAGGTACCTTCATGCAGGCAAACATAAAGAACAGAAATGGTCGTGTTTACCCAATGGAAGTATTAGAAAAAGAAGTAGGAAGATACAGAAAAGAATTTATTGACCGTAAAAGAGCATTTGGAGAACTTGGACATCCAGAAGGACCTACTGTTAACCTAGAAAGAGTATCACATATGATAACTAAACTAGAGAATGACGGTAAAGGTAATTACTACGGTGAAGCAAAGATTACAGATACGCCATATGGTAAGATTGTAAAAGAACTTATCAACGAAGGCGCACAATTAGGAGTTTCGTCAAGGGGCATGGGTTCCTTGGAGAATAAAGGTGGTACTAACTATGTAAAAAATGACTTTTACTTAGCAACTGCTGCCGACATTGTTGCAGATCCGTCTGCTCCATCAGCATTTGTACAAGGTGTTATGGAAGGTAAAGAGTGGGTATGGGATAATGGTATTGTCAAGGAACAAGATGTTTCTGAAATACAAGAAGAAATAAACCGTGCTAAGCGTGATGAATTAGTAAAAGCGCAGACTGCTGCTTTTGATAAATTTATGCGAAAGTTACAGTTTTAATAAATAGTAGTACGCAAATTTAATATTTCGAAATATTGGAGAGATAAAAAAAATGACGGAAGAAATTAAAAACGAACAAGAAATCGTTTCTGAAGCTCCTAAGGGACAAGATGCTCCTAAAGCTGGTGCAGCTAAAGCTGAACCAATGCAAAAAGTAGGCGACTTTGAAGATTTAGGTCCAGCGGTTGTAAAACCAACTGACAAAAATCCAGACGCTGCTAAAAAAACTAAAAAAGATGCATCCGCTCCTACGAAAGGTGCCGGCGCACCGGAATCTGCTGAGAAAATGAAAAAAGAAGAAGCAGAACCAGAAGACGCTGAAGATAAAGAAAACGATAAAAAAGATGACGAAGAAGAAAAAGCTGAAGATTATGGTAAAATGGAAACACCAAAAACCAAATCTGGCATGATTCAGGCAATGTACGACAACATGAACAAAATGAAAAAAGCTGATTTACAAGCCAACTATGGCAAAATGATGAAAGCAATGAACATGAAAATGGACATGGATCCTGAAGATAAAGAAGACGAAGATAAAGAAAAAGAAATGGCAGCTGCTTCTGAAGCAGTAGAAAAAAGAGTTAAAGAAATTAATGTTGAAGAAGATGTTAATGCTTTAGTTTCTGGCGATGAAACTTTATCTGAGGACTTTAAAGCTAAAGCCGCAACAATCTTTGAAGCTGCAGTTAAATCAAAAGTAAGAAATGAAATCGAAAGATTAGAAGGTGAATACTCAACTGAAATAACTGAAGCAACAAACAACATTAAAGAAGAATTAACTAATAAGGTTGATAACTACTTAAACTATGTTGTTGAAGAATGGATGAAAGAAAACGAACTTGCTATTGAAAAAGGTATCAAAGGCGAGATTGCTGAAGATTTCATCGGCGGATTAAAACAATTATTTGAAGACCATTACATTGATGTTCCAGATGAAAAGTATGATGTGCTTGGCGCAAAAGAAACTGAACTGGAAGAAGCGAAAGCTAAAATCAATGAAATGACTGAAAAAATGATTGAAAAATCTAAAGTCATTAACGAGTTTACTAAAGAAGAAATTTTAGAAGACATTACATCTGGTCTTGCTGACACAGAGGTAGAGAAACTAAAATCTTTAGTAGAAGATATAAGTTACGAAGGTGCTGATGAGTACAGAACAAAATTAGAAACTATTAAGGAATCTTATTTTGGACAAGGTGCTTCAAAGGCGGCTCCGGCGTCAACTGAAAATGTTGACACACTTAACACCGACAATGGTAACACAGTAACAGATATGTCTGATAGCATGTCTCGTTATACGGCTGCAATTAGTAGGGTAAAAGGTAGAGATATCTACAATAACTAATAAACAAGAAAAGGATAGAATTAAAATGTATAATTCAGAAAACTTACAGGAAAAGTGGTCACCGGTTCTTGAGCATGCGGATCTACCAAAAATAGATAACCCATACAAAAGAGCGGTAACTGCTGTTATCCTAGAAAACCAAGAAAAAGCGGCGAAAGAAGACAAAGCATTCTTGGGAGAAATTGCCAATGTAACAGGTGACGCTGCCGTGGCAAATTGGGATCCAATCCTAATTTCTCTCGTAAGAAGAGCAATGCCTAACTTAATCGCTTACGATATCTGTGGCGTTCAACCAATGACTGGTCCAACTGGACTAATCTTTGCAATGAAGTCCAGATTTACTTCAAACTCAGGCACAGAAGCATTATTCAACGAAGCTGATTCAGATTTCTCTGGAACAGGTACTCATTCTGCTTCTCTAAATCCAGGGTTGATGAACGATACTACAACTTCCGTTACTGCTGGTACTGGTATTGCAACTGCTACGGCAGAAGCTTCATCATCTTTCGCAGAAATGGCGTTCAGTATTGAAAAATCAACTGTAACTGCTAAAACTAGACAGTTAAAAGCAGAATACACAATGGAACTTGCACAAGACTTAAAAGCAATCCATGGTTTAGACGCTGAAACAGAATTAGCAAACATCTTGTCTGCTGAAATTCTTGCTGAGATTAACCGTGAAGTAGTGAGAACTATTTACGAAAAAGCTAAAAAAGGTGCAGGTGTTAATACAACTACTGCTGGAACTTTCGACCTTGATACTGATTCAAATGGTAGATGGTCTGTTGAGAAATTCAAAGGACTAATGTTCCAAGTAGAAAGAGACGCTAATGTAATCGCACAAGAAACAAGAAGAGGAAAAGGTAATATTATCATTTGCTCATCTGATGTTGCTTCTGCTTTACAAATGGCTGGTGTATTAGATTACGCTCCTGCTTTAAACAACAGTCTAAATGTTGACGATACTGGTAATACTTTTGCTGGTACTCTAAACGGTAGATACAAAGTATATATTGATCCATATGCAAGTAACAATACTGCTGCTCAATACTATACTGTTGGTTATAAAGGAACTTCACCTTATGACGCTGGTATGTTCTATTGCCCATATGTACCACTACAAATGGTAAGAGCAGTAGGCGAAAACAGTTTCCAACCAAAAATTGGTTTCAAAACTAGATACGGTCTAATTAGAAACCCATTCGCTGAAGCAAGTGCTCAAGCTTCTGGAACAGGAACTGACCAAGCTAACATTTATTACAGAATGGTTAAGGTTACTAACCTTATGTAGGATTCATTTCCTCCATGAAATTAAGAGGGCGCTACGGCGCCCTTTTTTTTGCTTTCCAGTCCTTATAAATAGTAGTATGACAGATAGTACATTAGCAACAAAACAACCAACTAATTTAGATTATGCTGACCCTACTAAATTTAAGTTTCAGATAATCAAACTACCTACTGTAGAATATAATACTGTACAGGCAACTTTGCCAGGTATATCATTAGCAGAGTTAAATCAACCTACTAGATTACAACAATTAAAACTTGCAGGTAATGATTTAACATTTGAAGATTTATCTATTACATTTATTGTAGATGAAGAATTAATAAACTACAGAAAAGTACATGATTGGATGTCAGGTTTAGCTCAAGTAGATGGTGATACATCATTTCAAAATGTATTAAGTGATGGACAAGATAGAATGCCATTGTCTCAAAGCAGAGGTATTCAAACAGAAGCAGGTAAGATTATGCCGGCAACACCAGATGGTGCCATATATTCTGACGCTAAACTTATTGTATTGTCAAGTAGAAATTTACCTAAACTAGAGGTAACTTTCGTAGATTGTTATCCTAAATCATTAAGTGCTTTAGAATACAATCAACAAGCAACAGATACGGAGTATCTACAAGCGACGGTGACTTTTGGTTATAAATACCATGAGTATAGTACACCATTTTAATTAAAAACTTGCCTTTTTGGCAGGAATGTGATATAATATAATTATGAATTTAGATGAACTACAAGCGCAAGCTGAAAAAGATTTGAAGATTGATGATACTGAACTTGATATTGAAAGTTTAAATACACCAATCATACACGCCAAATACCTCAAACATTATTCCACTTATAGTCTAATGCTTACAAAAGCACAAAGCGAATACAATCAATTGTATAAAAAGAAATGGGTCTTTTATACAGGTAAAGCAGACCCAGAGGAATATAAAGAAACTAACTTTGAATTAAAAGTATTAAGACAAGATGTTGGTACATTTATTGAGGCAGACGAAGAAATAATAAAACAAACACAAAAGGTTTCTTATCTTAAAACTGTATGTAATTATTTAGAGAACACACTTAAACAAGTTAACAATAGAGGTTTTCAAATAAAGAACGCAATAGATTGGAAACGATTTACGGAAGGAAGTATGTAATGATATTTTGCATTGGTAATGGAGAAAGTAGAAAAGATTTTGATTTAGATAGATTACGACCATTTGGTAAGATATATGGTTGTAACGGACTGTATAGAGATTTTGCACCTGATTTATTACTTGCAATGGATTATAACATATGCCACGAAATATATCGTAGTGGTTATGCCTTTGACCATAATGTTATGTTAAAAACATGGGAGAAAAATCCTGCTTCCATGTATGATAAACTATTTTTACCAGAAACTGTGGCTAAGTTTATAGGACAAGATATAGATGATATACACGAACTTACAGATGAGTGGGCATGGAAAGGTGAAAAGAAAAGATTTTTTGTATGTTGGGCAAACAATAGAGACTTAATGAAAAAGATGAGAGAATCCAGACCAGAGTGGAATGAGGATGATATGAAACTTTATCTTAGCGAAGACCAAGAAGGTTATCTTATTACATGGACAAAGAAGAAAGATAAAGTAGTAGGACTAGGTAAGTATAAAGATGAAAAGACTAATGCAGGTATATTGATTGCACATATGGCAGCAGAAAAAGAAAAACTTATATATCTACTAGGATATGATTACTACTCTAAAACAGAAACAGTTAATAATATATACAAAGATACAAAAGGTTATGTTGGTAAAAATGCACATGCAATAAAACCAGATAACTGGATAATGCATACAAAACGATTACTTAATCACTATGACAAAGACCACAAATTTGTACATGTTGGTGAACCTATAGAAGAATTATCAGACCGTGATAATTGGGAAAATATCTCATATGAAGAACTAGATGAGCGAATTAGCCGTAACGAAATTTAACGAAGCATATATTAAGTGTACTAGTGAAGATTTAGGACTGCTACAGTCTCTATCTGACTTTTTTACCTTTCCAGTACCTGGTGCCTCATTCATGCCATCTGTCCGTGCTAAACGGTGGGATGGTAAGATAAGATTATTTAGCAAAGCAACAGGAAAAATTTATGCTGGTGTGTTACCTTATATCATTGAGTTTTGTCGCCGGAACAGCCATACAATCATACTAGACGAAGCGTTAACCATTGGTGGGGGTGTTCCTACCAATGATGTTTCCAAGTTTATTGACAAATTATCAGTAAAAGACATAGAAATTAGAGATTATCAATTAGGAGCGATTACACATGCATTGAATAGTAAAAAGACAATACTATTATCACCTACTGCTTCAGGTAAATCATTAATCATCTATTGTATTATAAGAATGATGAAAGTTTTAGGTAATAAGTGTTTACTAATTGTACCTACCACTTCTTTGGTAGAACAAATGTATAAAGACTTTATTGAATACGGTTGGGACGCTGAGAAGTATGTACAAAGAAAATACTATGGTTATGAAATAGATGAAAGTAAACCTGTTGTTGTATCTACATGGCAATCTTTGGCAACTTTTGATAAAGAATACTTTAAAGATTTTGGTTGTGTTATAGGTGATGAAGCACACTTATTCAAATCTAAAGAATTGCAGAAAATTTTAGGTGCTTTAATAAACGCTAAATATAGAATAGGTACAACTGGTACTTTAGATGATAGTAAAACACACAAACTTGTATTAGAAGGTTTATTTGGTACAGTACATCAAGTTACAACAACACGAAGTCTCATAGACAAGAAACAATTAGCAGACTTAAAAATACAATGTATTGTTTTAAAATATCCTAAAGAGGATTGTATTCAAGTAAAGAACTTGAAGTACCAAGAAGAAATGGATTACATTGTTTCACATGAAAAGAGAAACAAGTTTATTCGTAATCTAGTAAAGAAACAAACTGGTAATACTTTGGTATTATTTCAGTATGTAGAAAAACATGGTAAGATATTACATCAACTTATTGGTGACACTATTGACCCAGAAACAAGAAAACTGTTTTTTGTATATGGTGGTACAGATACGAAAGATAGAGAGACAGTTAGGAGTATAACAGAAAATGAAAGCAATGCTATTATCGTGGCGTCATATGGTACTTTCAGTACCGGTATTAACATACGGAATCTACATAACATTGTTTTTGCTAGTCCTAGCAAATCTAAAATTCGCAATCTCCAGTCTATTGGTCGTGGTCTTCGCCTTGGTGGTAATAAAGATGTTGCTACGCTTTACGATATATCTGATGACTTTACCTATAAGACTTATAAGAACTTTACTATGAACCACTTTTTGGAAAGGATAAATATCTATAGTGAGCAAGAATTTGATTATGAAATATTTAATGTGGACCTTATATGACAGATAAAAAAGAAAAAGTAAATATAAAGAAAGTAGTAATACCTACACCTAGAATGCTAAAATTAGCAACAGGTGAACAGGTTATAGCGATTATCTATGTACAAGAAGGTTCAGATTTTATTCGCCTTTCTGACCCATATAAAATAGAATTACATAATTTTGACGCTGACCCTACGGCATACTATATGGAAGAAAGAATGTCAATGAAACCTTGGGTTTGGCAGGCGCAAGATAAGATATTTTCAGTACATAAAAACAATATATTAACGATAGGTATGCCAAACGAAACTATCAAAGATTATTATAATAATATAAGATTAGGAAAAATAGAGGTTCCACAAGAGAAACCTTTAAAACCAATGCCTTCCGTGGACGAGTTTAATCAAATGTTAGATAAACTAGGAGATGAAGATTATTTTGATGTTATAGAACATCTAAAGGGTAAGAAGACAGTACATTAAGCTAATATGTATCTGAAGGAGGGACACCGCCCATTATACACTAACCCACCAAAAAAGTCAAGCCTTTTTTTAAATTAATTTAATGCTTTACTTTTTGAGTAAAATGTGATATAATACACTATATTAATAAGGAAAATTTATTATGACAACAACAGTAAAACTAAAAACTCCTAAGAAAAAGGAACACTATGTTTCTAACAAAGATTTTTTAGAAGCAATGAAAGACTTTAAGAAGAAGTGTTTAGCTGCAGAGAAAAGAGGAAGAAAGCAACCACCTATAAGTGATTACATAGGTGAATGTTTTTTAAAGATTGCTAATCATCTATCCTACAGACCAAACTTCATAAACTACACATACAAAGAAGACATGATTTCAGACGGTATAGAAAACTGTTTGCAATATGTAACGAATTTTGACCCAGAGAAAAGTAACAATCCTTTTGCTTACTTTACACAGATTATATACTACGCTTTTATTCGTAGAATACAAAAAGAAAAGAAACAAACAACAATCAAACAAAAACTAATATTAAAAAGTGGCCTAGATGAATTAGTTTTACAGGCAGGTGATGATGGTGATTATCAAAACCAGTATGCTGATTTTCTTAAAAAGAATATGGTAGAAACTGAACCTGAAAAACCTAAAGAGAAAAAGGTTAGAAAGAAAGAGCCTAAAAAACTAGAATACTTTATGCAATGATATTGAGAGATAAAATTATAATTGTAGGAGGTGGTAGTGCAGGCTGGATGTCAGCGGCAACACTTATCAAAGCATTTCCTGAAAAAGATATAACTGTTATAGAAAGTCCAAATACACCAACAGTAGGTGTAGGTGAAAGTACCATTGGTAGTATTAATGATTGGTTATCTTTTTTAGAACTAGAAGATAAAGATTGGATGCCTCATGTAGGTGCTTCATATAAATTAAGTATTAAGTTTACAGACTTCTACAAAAAAGGTGAGGAATTTCATTACCCATTTGGTTTACCTTATGAACCTTATATTAATAATGATACACGAAACAAATGGTATATAAAGAAACATTTACAAAATTGTAAAACATCTGATTATGCTGAATGTATTGCACCACAAATTGCTCTTTCCAATACAAACAAAATGGCAAAATCTTTTGATACATTTGATTATCACAAAGACGCTGCTTATCATTTTGACGCTTTACTCTTTGCAAAATATCTAAAGAATAATTATTGTTTACCAAGAGGTGTGAAACATATAGAAGAACATATAAACACGATAGAAACAAATGAACATGGTATTACATCACTTAACAATAAACATACTGCTAACCTATACTTGGATTGTACAGGTTTTAAATCTATGTTAATGAAAGAAGTAGATGGTGAGTTTATAAACATGAACCATATCTTACCAAATGATAGTGCATGGTCAACAAAATTAGATTATACAGATAAAGAAAAACAATTAGAACCATATACAAATTGTACAGCAATAGATAATGGTTGGGTATGGAATATACCTCAATGGCAAAAGATTGGTACTGGTTATGTTTATTCAAGTAAGTATATTGATGATGTTCAAGCGTTACAAGACTTTCAAAACTATTTGGGAAAACCAAAAGATGTGAATTATAAACATACACGAATGAGAATAGGTAGACATAAACAAATGTGGAAAAAGAATGTATGTTCTATAGGACTGGCTGCAGGTTTTATTGAACCTTTAGAAAGTACAGGTCTCCTTCAAACACATGGATTTTTATTAACACTTGTAAAAAATTTAGAACGAGGTAAGGTATCACAGTTTGATAAAGATACACACAATTTAGAATGTAATGATATATTTGATAACTTTGTGGCATTTGTCGCCATGCATTATTCTTTATCACATAGAAACGATACACAATATTGGCGTGATGTAACAAATAAAAGTATTGCTGAATTAGAACTAGTGCAAAAGGTAATGAAAGTAAAACACATTGACCATTATTTTACAATAGATGGTGGTATGCATTATATAGCAACAGGTATGAATTATGATCCTATTTCTATGACAGATATACTTACAAGACAATATGAAGTAGAGACAGATACAATAGATGAAAACTATGTGGCAGAGTTTGATATAAACAAAAATAGATGGAAAGAAAATGCATTGTTAGCACCTACACTATATAAATTTTTAAAGGAAAACATATATGAGTAAAATTGCCTTAATTAATGATACACACTTTGGTTGTAGAAATGATAACCCTAATTACCACGATTACATTTATCGTTTTTGGGACGAACAGTTTTTTCCTTATATAGAACAAAACAACATAGATACAGTTATACATTTAGGTGATGTATTAGATAGGCGTAAGTATGTTAATTTTAAAACACTACAAGACTTTAATAACAAAATTGTATATAACTTAAAAGATATAAATGTTGATATTATAGTAGGTAACCATGACACATATTATAAGAATACAAACGAAGTAAATGCACCACAAGAACTTATGAACTGGGGTAATGTATATTCAGAACCAACAGTAGTAGAACGAGGTGGTATGAAAATGTTATATGTGCCTTGGGTAACACCTGAAAATTATGATAAAACTAAAATGATGTTAGAACAAGAAAGTGTTGATATGGTATTAGGACATTTAGAAATAAAAGGTTTTGAAATGCATAACGGACATGTATCAGATACAGGTTTAGAAAGTAATCTGTTTAGTAGATATGAAAAAGTATTATCTGGTCACTTTCATAAAAAGAGTGATAACGGACATATCTATTATTTGGGTAGTCAATATGAAATGACTTGGTCAGATTATAATTGTCCTAAACACTTTCACATATTAGATACAGAAACAAGAGAAATAGAGGCAATAAGAAACCCTTTAACAATACATCATAAGATATATTACAATGATGAAACTACAGACTATTCTAATTTTGATTATAATGAATGTAACAATAAGTATATTAAACTCATTGTAGAAAAGAAAACAGATTACTTTATGTTTGATAAGTTTGTTGATAACATCTATCAAAAAGCAAAACCTTATGATTTAAAGATAATAGAGGACTATAGTGATTTAGACGCTACTACTGTAGCAGACGATATAGTGGAACAAAGTGAAGATACACCTACTTTACTGGACACCTATATAGAACAAACAGATACTACACTTGATAAAGGTAGATTAAAAACTTTGATGAAAAGTTTGTACACGGAGGCATTTGACTATGAGTGAAGAATACCCGGATCATTTATATTATAATAATGTATATTATTTTGGTCCATACATACACCACGGTAGGGTTGACCCTAACTTTGTAAGAGACCTATTAGCAGTAGGTGAACAATCACAAGGTAAACAAGATATGAAACAGAACCTAGCAGGTTCTTTAAAACAAGAATGGAAACTTAACGAAGAACAACAAAGATGGTTTGATAAATCTATGAGAATAAACTTTGAACACTACATAGATAGAAGAGCACATTGGCATAATGACCAAAATCTAAAAAATAAAGGTTACATTATAGACAATGTATGGATTAATTATCAATATGCTACTGATTATCAACCAGAGCATATTCATTCTGGTGATTTTAGTTGGGTTATTTACTTACAAAATCCACCAAAGATAGAAGAAGAAAGAGAAAAACACGAAACAAGAGGACCTGCACCAGGCACAATTACCTTTTCTTATGGCGAAGGTGTTGGTATGAATACGGAATCACCTTGGGTTAGTGTACAGTCATTTGTTAATGATGTAGCAGATTTCTTTATCTTTCCGGCACAGTTAAAACATTTCGTACCACCTTTTAAGAGTGAAGGTTGTAGAATATCAGTAAGTGGTAATGGTAGTTTCCAAGAAGACCATAGTCCATATAATGATTATTCTTACGGAGCAAAACGAATTAATTATTAATATATGATTTTATTTGAGACGATTAGGTGGAAGAACTTTCTTTCCACCGGCAATACAGGTATAGAAGTTAAACTAAATGAACACCAAGATACATTAATTGTAGGACACAATGGTGCAGGTAAATCAACAATACTTGACGCCTTGTGTTTTGGTCTTTTTAATAAACCTTTTAGAGATATTAAAAAAGAACAAATGATTAATAGTGTTAATCTAGGTGGCACAGAAATAGAAATAGAATTTAGTATATCAAAAAATAGATATAAAATTAAACGAGGTATTAAACCTAATTTATTTGAGATATACTTAAATGATGAACTTGTTAACCAAGACGCTTCTATTGCTGACCAACAAAAATATTTAGAACAACAAATACTTAAATTTAATTATCGTAGTTTTACACAGGTCGTAATACTAGGCAGTAGTGCATTTGTACCTTTTATGGAATTAAAATCACCACATAGACGAGAAGTTGTGGAAGATATACTTGATATAAAGATATTTTCTGTAATGAATATGTTAGTGAAGATACAAATAAAAGAAATACAAGACCAGTTAAGAGATATTGATAGAGAGATTGAGATTACTAAAAATAAAGTAGAGACACAGGAAAAATATATTGAACAAACAGGTAAACAAACACAATCTACAATAGATGATTATAATACAAAGATAACAGAAAACAAAGAAGCATTAGAAAAATACAATGACCATAAAAAAGAGTTAGAGAAAGCATTAGTAAAAGAAAAAGAAAAAATACTAGATGAAGAAAAGGTAAGACAACAAGTTAAAAAATTAAATAGTTTTGAAACACAATTTGAAAGTAAGGTAAAGGAGTGTACTAAACATAAAAGATTTTATGAAAGTAATGATAACTGTCCTACATGTCAACAAGATATTAATCCAGAGTTTAAGTCAAAAAAGATATCTAACGAGAACAATGAGATAATTAAATTTAATCAGGCATTAGAAGATGTGGCAAAAGAGATATCATCTAAACAAAGACGATTACAAGCAATTGCTTCTGTATATGAAGATATGAAAGTTACAGAAATTGATATTGCTAAGTTTGAACAATCATCAAATGAATTACAAAACATTAATCGTAAACTAGAAAGTCAAGTTAATACTCTTATGCAACAAAGTGAAGATACAGGTAGTGCTAAAGGTAAATTAGAAACATATCAATCAATGTTAGAAAAGTATGAAGAAGAACAGTTACGAAAAAAAGAAGAACTAGATTATTTACAGGCAGCAAGAGTAATGTTAGCAGATACAGGTATCAAAACAAAAGTAATAAAACAATATTTACCTATTATGAACCAGTTAATTAACAAGTATCTTGCAAGTATGGATTTCTTTGTTAACTTTAAACTAGATGATGAGTTTAGAGAAATAATACGAAGTAGATTCCGTGATGACTTTAGTTATAGTAGTTTTAGTGAAGGTGAGAAGATGAGAATAAATCTGGCATTATTGTTTACATGGCGTGCTATTGCAAAGATGAAAAACAGTATATCTACCAATCTATTAATGTTAGATGAAATATTTGATAGTAGTTTAGATGGTCAAGGTACAGACGATTTCTTAAAGATACTGAATACACTAGAAGGTGAGAATGTGTTTATCATATCACATAAGACAGATTTGATGGCAGATAAGTTTAAAAACATAATGAGATTTGAGAAATATAAAAACTTTACAAGGATAGTAGAATGATAAACTACGAGTTATATCCTTTATTTGCTATGCCTGTATTAAAGGTTACTGAAAAATACAATATGTCAGATAGTGAAAGAAAGACTATTGAAAGTTTAGAATGGTCACCTAATCCTAATAATTTAATATCTAAAAATAATAATGTATTAACAACAATGAATGAGTTATCTGGTTTAAGAGATTATGTTTCAAAGTGGGTAAATTTTTATACAAAAGATATTATGAAAATAAAAGATGTTGAATTTTATATAACACAATCTTGGTTTAATGTAACAAGAAAAACAGAAAGTCATCATACACATACACACCCTAATAGTATTGTTAGTGGAGTTTTCCACCTTGATGATGATTTATCACATATTACTTTTGAAAGAGAACGAACAAATGCTACTTTTGATTTAAAACTAAAATATAGTGAATACAATATACAAAATTGTAATGCTTATGATTTTAACACAGACAAAAATACTTTGATAATATTTCCATCAAAACTACCTCATAAGGTAAAAGTGAACAATGATAATAGAGATAGATATAGCATGTCTTTTAATACATTTGTTAAGGGGTCAATGGGTGATGAAAACGAATTAGACTTATTAGAATTATGAAATATTTTCCTGCCGTTATAGATAATTTTTTTGACAAACCAGATTTGGTTAGAGAGTTTGCTTTATCTTTAGATTATGCACCTGATGATAAAGGTAGGTGGCCTGGGCAAAGAAGTGAATCCTTGCACATGATAGATTATGAATTGTATATGAGTGTAATGTTAAAAATTATGTCCATATATACAGACTTTGCTTATACAAATGTTACTTGGGAAAATGCTTCTCTTTATTTTCATAAGATAAAAGATACAGGCGATAAAGAATTAAATAAAGGTTGGATTCATATTGACCAAGATTTTCAATTAGCAGGTCTTTGTTATCTAAATCCTGGTGTAAATGATATGAATTTAGGAACCTCAATTTATTCAAAAAAAGGATTTCACCAGAAGTTTGAAAGACACCATTATAAACATATGTATTATAAAGGTGAACAAATTAATTTGAATGACTATAAAAAGAAATTAAGTGAACACAATAATGAATATGATGAAACAATTAAAATTGGTAATGTATATAATAGAATGATTACTTATGATACATTAGAACATCATACTTTAAATGGGATACCAAAAGATGAAGAAAGATTAACTATGTTATTGTTTATGGATGGTATTAAACCAGAAGATAATAGATTTCCTAATAACAGAATTAAAGATGTAAAACAATATGATAGTTTTATTGAAGAAAGGATTAGGTTTTTAAATGAACATAAAAAATGAAATACTAACAATACTTATGGAAGAATGTGCTGAAACAAGTATTGAATGTAGTAAGGTTATCCGTTTTAATATAGATAATACTGAACGATTAGAAAAAGAATTAGGTGATGTATTAATGATGATAAAATTATTATCTGAAAATAATATAGTAACAATGGAAAACATTGAAGCTGCTGCCAGACAAAAAAGAGAGAAACTTAAAACTTGGAGTAAAATACCATTATGAAAATAACTATTGCAAGATTACGAAGTGGTACTAATTATAAAGAACCACTACATGATATTATGGATAGTTTCTATGAACTATACAAAAGATACATGGAAGAAAATCAACAACACACTTATGGTGTATATAACTTTGGTTGGGGACATGCAAACAGAAAAAAGTTAGATGATATACCAGATAGTGATGTTATTATTATACCAAGTGAAAACGAGTTTACTCAACATATAAAAAACTTTGTTGACCCAAGACATAAAGCAAGAAGTGATGAAATGGTCAAACAAATAGGTGAACACTTGGCAAATAAGCATGTAATGATATGGCGTAGTGATAGAGCAGACAATGAAGAACTGTATAGAAACAAAACATTTAAAGACCAACCCATTGGTAAGTTTAGTACATTAGACGAAATGGATATACCTGGTGGTCTACATGGTATGAAATATCACTTTATTACAGATAACTATCCTGCTAAACTAGATGAGACAAGAGATATAGATTTTATATATTGGGGTACAGATAAAAGAAAGACAACAGAAAATGTTGATAGTGGTGATCCTAGGCACAAAGTATTTAAACAGATATACAAAGAAAAGAAGTTATCATCTTATTGGATTGGCAAGTTTAGTAATATAGAAAGAAACATGAAGATAAACCGTATGGTACATATATTACCATATCTTACAAGTGGTAAAGGTACATTGTGTTTTAACTGGATGAGTGAGACAGCCACAACAAGTAGATACCACGAGGCATTGGCATGTGGTCTTATACCATTTGTGTGGCATAACTATGATATCAAAAATACAATTGTTGGTGACCCATGGCAAAGAGTATCAAGTGTGGAAGAACTATATGAAAAGTACGAAGAACTGAATAGTGCCAAAGGAGACTTATGGGGTCAAAAATTCTTTGAAATAGAACTAGAATATCAAAAGAATGTCCTGAAGTCAAAAGATGAGTATTATCAATTGTTTAAATCAAGGCTTGACAAATTGTTAGAAATATGATAGCCTAATAGTTTATATTATGGAAAAGAAAATTGACCCGCTATTAGAAGAGCAATGGGAGGTATTTCAAAAAGAAAACCCAAGTGCGACATTTCGACACATAGATGAGACAAAACTAAAAGATAACTTAACAAAAGAATTATCTTATGCTGCCAATATGTCAGTAGAAGAATATACACTATATCAAAAATGGTGTGAAGTTAAAAACAAATATCCTGCTCAAGTAGTAAACACATTGTTTGGCGAAGAAAGTCAATTAGTAGATTTATCAAAAGACAAATTATTAGTACATGTTAAAAACAATATATGGGCACCTAAAGACCCTATGGATTTTGAGAAGTTAGAACCAGAACTAATCTATACAAAAGATGACCCTAGTTACCCACAATTGTGGAATGCAATAAGAACATTTGCCTCTACAATGAAGAACAATAACAATATAGGTCGTAATTTAAACTTTATAGTAAGAGACAAACCAACAAAGAAATATCTAGGTGTCATTTGTATATCAAGTGATTTTTTAGATTTAACACCTAGAGATAATTACATAGGTTGGGATAGAGAAAGAAAAACTAAAAAGATGATTAATCATACTGCTATTGGTAGTACGATTGTTCCATTACAACCACTAGGTTTTAATTATACTGGTGGTAAGTTACTGGCATTATTATGTCTATCTGATAAAGTACAAGAAACATGGAAAAAAGAATATGGTGATACAATGGTTGGTGTTACAACAACAAGTCTCTATGGTAGTTTTAGTCAGTATCAAAATCTAAAATACTGGAAGAAAAGAGGTCATAGTGCAGGTAGTGTATCATATGAAGCAACGAAACCTACAATACAAATGTTAAGAGATTGGTTAAAAGAAAATCATACTAGAAAATTCTTTGAATGGTATAGTGCTACAAAACCTACAGGACAACCTTATAAGAGAGACCATAGAAATAGAAGTCATACATTTGCTTATGGTAAACTAGGTATACCTAAAGAAATTACAAAGTCAGCACATAGTAGAGGTATCTATTTCAGTACACTATACGACAATACATGTGAGTTTTTAAGAGAAGAAATAGAAGAAGATAAACTAAAGAAATCATTTGATAGTAGTATTGAAGGACTTGTAAATGTATGGAAGAACAAGTATGCTAGTAAGCGTATAAAATCGCTGATTAACCAATCTAGGACAAACATGGAATCACTTTATTATGATGACTTGATACATCTATCATGGGAAGAAACAAAAAATAAGTATCTAAAACAAGTAGGAAGATGAGAACATATAGAGAACACCAAGAGTGTTGCAAAAATACAACACTAATAAAATGCTAAACCATTGAAATATAACGATTTTAATTTATATTATTTTGTTGACAAATGAACCAAAATGGTATAGGATATAAGAATAATTAACGAGGTATTATGAAACAAATTAGTAAAGAGCAAAAATCAAATTTAGCAAGATTACTTGCAACAGAAAATCTTAACATTGAACACAGAAAAGTTAAGACTGCTTATTTTATTCCTAAAACTAGAACATTATGTCTTCCAATATGGGAGAATATGTCTAACGATTTATATGACCTTTTATGCGGACACGAAGTTGGTCATGCATTATACACTCCACAAGATGAAAATGTTTTAAAAGAAAAAATGAAAGATATTCCTCATTCATATTTTAATGTTATTGAAGACATTAGAATTGATATGAATATGAAGAAGAAATATCCTGGTTTAAGAAAATCTTATTTTAATGGTTACAAAGAATTAGTTGAAAGAAAATTTTTTGGTAATATAAAAGAAGACGCCAACAAAATGAGATTTATTGATAGACTTAATATCTATACTAAATCTGGTAATTTAGAAAATCTTATTGAGTTTAATGATATAGAAAAAGATTTTTTTGAACAATCACAAAAACTAGTTACCTTTGATGATGTTATAGACCTTGCTAAAAAAATATTTGCTTATAGTAAAGAAGAAAATTATGATCCAGAACAAGACCCTTTAGGTTTACAAAATCAAAACGGTCAATTAGAAGAAGGTGAAGACCCAGAAGCAGAACAAACTGAATCCTCAGATAGAGAAGGTGACGAAGAAGGTGACCAACAAACAGAAGGTGGTAATGGTGAAGAAGAAAACAAACAAGATAATGATGAAGGCGATACTGCCTCATCTAACAATGATAAACCTGAAAGCAACGAAGAAACAAAAGAAACAAAAGAAGCAAGTACAGGTAACGAAGCAGGACACAACCCAGAATTAAATGCTGGTGTTACTAAAAATACAAACGAAGCAAAAACTGATGTAGCATTTGAAGAAAATAAAGGTGCTCTTTCAAAAACTGATGAAAAAACTAGAGACAATTTTTATGTTACTTTACCAGATACAAAGTCTGGTGTTGTAATTGATTATAAAGTTGTAACTGCTAAGTTTAGAGAATATCTTAATAAAAATTATACTAAAGATAGTTATACTTATAAATTAGAAGACATTACAAAAAGAAATCAAAGATTTGCTGAGTTTAAAAGAAAACAAATGAAAACTGTACATTATATGGCAAAAGAATTTGAAATGAAAAAAGCGGCAGATAACTATAACAAAACACAAACAGCGTTATCTGGTTCTTTAAATATGAACAAATTACATTCTTACAAATATAATGATGATATCTTTAAAAAATTACAAATAGAACCAGGTGCTAAAAATCATGGCATGATGATGTTTATTGATTGGTCTGGTAGTATGGGTGATAATTTAGAAGATACTATTAATCAAACATTGAATTTAGTTATGTTTTGTAAAGCAGTTCAAATCCCTTTTGAAGTTTATGCTTTTTCAGATATTAATTCAGTATATTTTCAACCTAATAAAGAAACAGACGATTACTGGAGAAGTGATAGAAAATCAATTGATGTTGCTCCTTTTAATCACAAACCTGGTCATTTATTTGTAGAAAATGTTACCTTGATAAACTTTTTATCTAGTAGAATGAAACCAAGAGAATATAACGAAGGTATGCAAAACCTTTTTGGTATTGGTGAGAGTTATCAAAAATACTCATTGAGTTATAGAAATAGATACCGTTTTGAACCGGATGAAAATCAAATTAATCCAGTACAATCTCCACAATGTATGAGACTTGGTGGTACGCCACTTGATCCTTGTATCATTGCTGCTACGACTATTGTTAAAGACTTTATTTCTAAAAACAGAATACAGAAAATGAATACAATCTTTTTAACTGATGGTTGTGGTCATACATTAACTGGTGTAGTTATGGATGACAATACAGTATCTAGTGATCCATCTTATAAATCAAATCTAGTAATTAAAGATAATGAAACAAAAACAAATATTAAATATGATGGTTATGGATTTAATCAATCACATAAACCTATGTTAGATTTATTTAAGAAAAAAACTGGTAGTAAAGTAATTGGTTTTTATATTTCTGCTAGAAACAATGTATCTTATTATGATATTAATACTTTTCTACCTGTAACAGCAGGGCACGAAGGTGTTGAAAAGGTAAGAAAACAAATAAGAAAAGACAAAGTTGGTATCATTACTGACAATGGTTATGATGAATTGTTTATCTTACCTAAAAAGAATTTGAAAATCGTTGATGAAGAAGCGAATATAGAACCTTCTATGACACCAGCGAAAATGAAGCAACAGTTTCTTAAAACTCTAAAAACAAAGAAAACTAGTAGGGTTTTATTGAATAAATTTGTAGAAAGAGTAGCATAATGAACAGCTGCGACAAATTGTCAAGTAAAATAATTGCTAAACCATTGAAATATAAAGGTTTTAATTGTACGAATATGCTTGACTTTTCTGCAAAACTATGATAGGATATAGAGATAATTAAAAAAAGGACTACATTATGAAACTAAATGATAAACAAAAAACATTTGTTGAGACTGCTTTCAAGGAGTTTGGTACAGATACCATTACTAGAAAACAAGTCCAAGAAATTGAGACTAAATTTAACTTAACTGGTAACAGTTGGTTAGTAAATTCAGGAGACTACAAAGTGGGTCGTGGCGTATATAAATTACCTGTTAACGGTATGGTTAACCCCTCTAAAAATGTTAAACAGAATTTAAAACCTAAACCAGTTATTGAACAACCACAAGAAAAGGTTACTCTACAATCTACTGAAAGTACCGCTGATAACTTGGTACCTTCTAAAGAGGCGACCTTTGTATCTTTTGGTAACTACAAAGATATTAAGAATATTGTTAAATCAAAAATCTTTTATCCTACTTTTATTACTGGTTTATCTGGTAACGGTAAAACTTTAAATATAATACAAAGTTGTGCTGAGTTAAAAAGAGAATTAATTAGAGTTAATATAACAGTTGAAACAGACGAAGACGATTTACTTGGTGGTTTCAGACTTGTAAATGGTGCAACAGTATGGCATGATGGTCCTGTTGTTGACGCTATGAAAAGAGGCGCTGTTCTATTATTAGACGAAATTGATTTAGCGTCTAATAAGATTATGTGTTTACAACCAATACTTGAAGGCAACGGTGTCTTCCTTAAAAAGATTGGTAAATTTATAGAACCACAACCTGGTTTTAATATCATTGCTACTGCCAATACTAAAGGTAAAGGTAGTGATGACGGAAGATTTATTGGTACTAATATACTCAATGAAGCATTCCTTGAAAGATTTCCTGTTACTTTTGAGCAACAGTATCCTCCAATTAAAGTAGAGCAAAAAATACTTGAAAATGTTATGGATGCTTATAACTTAAAAGATAGTAAATTTACAGAAAACCTAGTTAAATGGGCAGATGTAATTAGAAAAACTTTTTATGATGGCGGTGTTGATGAAATAATCGCTACTAGAAGACTAGTACATATCATTAATGCTTATGCAATCTTTAAGAACAAATTAAAATCTGTTCAAGTATGTGTAAACAGATTTGATGATGATACTAAAAACAGTTTCCTAGATTTGTATTCTAAAGTGGACTCAGGAGTTGACCTAGAAGACTTATCAGGAAATATCAATGATGATGAGATAATAATGGAGAAGGAAGTTGATCCAATCAACCAACCAATCTAGTATGAAATTCATTCATAATGTAGACCTCGTAGGTGGCGGATTTCATAAACCCGCCACCGTTTGTTCTACTTTGAGCGGGTTAAGTATAAAAGTAATACGCTTTGCTACCAGTAAAGAGAACTTTGGGCAGTACAAAGGATCCGCTCCAATAAAATAAAGATATGACTATAACAGTAATAGTAAAAAATAACAATGTAGAGAAAGCGATTAGAACGCTTAAGAAAAAAGTTTTAAAAGAAGGTCTCTTAAAAGAAATTAAACAAAGGCAGTATTACGAAAAACCTAGTTTAAAGAGACAAAGAAAACATAAAGAGAACCTAAAGCGTGTTGCTAAATTAAAGAAGCAGCGTGAAAGGGAATCTTAATACGAATTTCTGTTGTAACGGCGGAAAAACAACCATAACACTAAACTAAAGGAGTATAATATTATGGGAAGAGCGAAAATAGCAAATAGCACTAGATTTCTTAACGCTATGTTAAGAGGTGCAAGTGTATCATGGACGGATGCACAAAACAAATATAACTTAAAATCACCAAGAAGTGTGGTGAATAAGTTAAGAGAAGATGGACATTGTGTTTATATCAATAAATCTTCTACTGGTACCAGTTACAGAATTGGTACACCTTCAAAAGCGATAGTGGCCGCAGGTCTTATGGCATTAGAAGGACAGGCAGTTGCCTAGTATAAATAGTCATGCAGGCAATTCATAAGTCCTGCTTGAGTGTTGCCTCTCGTAAAGTCAACACATTTTGCCTTTTTACGGTTTGGGCTTGTAAAAAATTAAACCGTACTTATATAAATACTTATGATACGCTCATTGTGAGGTATCGTTTTTATTAACTCGCTTAAAAGGAGAAAACAAATGAATAAAACTCTATCTATATGGAACGACCTACGACCATTTTCTGTAGGTTTTGATAGTATTTTTGACCACTTTGATAATCATTTAGAATATACAAGAAGTCAAAATCAAACTTATCCACCTTACAACATTAATAGAATTGATGAACTCAATTATCAAATTGAGATTGCACTTGCTGGTTTCAGCAGGAAAGATATTGATGTTCAATATGCTGACAATCAATTAACTATTAAATCAGTTGAGAGTGATAAGGAAGAAAAAGATACTATCCATAGAGGCATTTCTAAAAGACATTTTACAAGAAAATTTACAATTGCAGATGATGTACAAGTAAATGGTGCTAAAATGGAAGATGGTATGCTACTCATTGATTTGGAAAAGATAGTACCAGAGGAAAAGAAACCTCGAACTATTAAAATTAAATAATGAATAAATGATAGGGTGGGCGCTATGCCCACCCATTGAACTAACAATTATATTATGAATTACAAAAAACTAGACCAAAAAATAAAAGAACTCAATTCAACAAGAGTATTTAAAAAGATTACCCCCAAATACGATTTATCTTGGTATGTAAAATGGGTATCAAGTGTATTGATACTTACAGCAGTTTGCTTTAGAGCAGCAGGTGGTTTTCATATGTTTGATTTGTATTTTAGTTTTGTAGGAACATTAGGTTGGTTATGGGTAGGAATACTATGGCATGACAGAGCACTAATAATGTTAAATGGTGCATTAGCAACCTTGTTATTTACAGGCATACTGAAAGCATACTTATGAGCAACATAAGTCCTTTATTTACAACACCAATCTTACATAAACCATTAAACTTAAATCTAGCAGCGATTAAACACCATTGCCAAGGTTTACGAATACATGGTAAAGGTAGAGAAGTTTCTAACATAGGTGGTTGGCAAAGTGAAGATTTAGTTGGCGAACATCCAGAATTAAATGACCTGTTTTTAGAAATAGAATTAGCAGGTAATGAATTTACAAATTATATTAATAATGATTGGTGTAAATTAGATAATGTCTGGGTTAACTTTAATAGTTATAGAGATTACAATAGACCACATGTTCATTCAAAAGCATATGTGAGTGGTGTCTATTATGTACAAACACCAGAAAATTGTGGTAATCTATGTTTCGAACATCCATCACCATTGCACAATACAGAATGGGACCATGTGCCAAATGTAATGGGTTATATACCACAAGCAAATAATCTATACTTATTTCCAAACTGGTTAAGTCATTATGTTTTACCAAATCTAAACGAACAAGAGGAAAGAATTTCAATCTCATTTAATTTGAAGCTTGACAAATCACCAGAATTATGATAGGATACCATTATGTATAAATTTAAAGAAAATATAATATTAGATGATGTGAAAAGATATATTGATGAAACTTATTCATCACATTATGCACAATCACAAAAACAAGCTACTGAAATTATTATCGACCAAGGACACGGTAATGGTTTTTGTATGGGTAATATTTTAAAGTATGCCCAAAGATATGGCAAGAAAGATGGCAAGAATAAGAAAGACCTTATGAAAGTTATACACTATGCTATAATACAATTGTCCCAAGACCATTACAATAGTCAATTGTCTTTATTTGACACTTTGAATGAAGCACCATTACAATCTGTAATGAGTGAAAAACTAAACAATCCAAATGATTAAGGAGAATATATAATGAAATTAAGTGAAGCAACAAAAGAGATACTTAAAAATTTTTCAGACATTAATCCAAACTTGATGATTAATCCTGGTAAACAATTAAAGACTATCTCTACAATGAAGAATATTCTTGCTACTGCTAATGTAGAAGAAGAATTTCCACAAGATATTGCCATCTATGACCTATCTGAATTTTTAGGCGTGATGTCTCTATTTAATAAACCTACTTTTACTTTTGATGATAAGTCATTATCAATTAGTGAAGAAGGTACTAAAACAAAGTCAAAGTATTACTTTGCTGATGCCTCTATTTTAACAACACCTCAAAAAGATGTTAAAATGCCAGAAGCGGAAGTTAATTTTACTTTAACTGAAACTGACTTAACAAAAGTTAAGAAAGCGGCTGCAATGTTACAATTACCAGATATCGCTGTAACAAGTGATGGTGGTGATATTACATTATCAGCAATAGATAAAAAGAATGATACTGCCAATAACTTTAATTTAAAAGTAGGTACAAGTGATAAGACATTTGTATTTCATTTTAAAACAGAGCATTTGAAAATGTTACCTGGTGATTATGATGTGGCAATCTCATCTAAATTAATTAGTAATTTCAAACACAAATCTAAATCAATTCAATATTGGGTTGCATTAGAGAATACAAGTAAATATACTGGCTAATTTAATGAGGATTTTATTATGGAAAACTTTTTATGGACGGAACAATATCGTCCAAGTACAATAGATGAATGTATCTTACCTGTTGAGATTAAGAGTACATTTAAACAATTACTATCTAAAGGCGAAATACCTAATTTACTACTTAGCGGTACTGCTGGCACAGGCAAGACTACTGTAGCAAAAGCATTATGTAATGAACTTGATTTAGATGTAATGATGATTAATGGTTCTGACGAAGGTCGTTCCATTGATGTTGTTAGAAATCAAATCAAAGCATTTGCTTCTACGGTTAGTTTGTCTGAAACAGATAAACCTAAAGTTGTAATTGTAGATGAAGCAGATTATATGAATGCTGAGAGTGTTCAGCCTGCTTTAAGAAACTTTATAGAAACATTTAGTAATAACTGTAGATTTATTTTTACATGTAATTACAAAAACAAAATCATTCCTGCCATCCATTCCAGATGTACTGTAATTAATTTTACAATACAGAAAAAGGATAAATCAAATCTTGCAGGACAATTTCATCAACGATTATCTAAAATACTAGAGCAAGAAGCAATTGAGTTTGACGCTAAAGTATTGGCAGAATTAATTATAAAATTCTATCCAGACTTTAGACGAACTATCAATGAACTACAACGCTATAGTGTAAGTGGTAAGATTGATACTGGTATACTTGTATCTATTTCAGATATGAATATACAAGGTCTTAATCAGGCACTAAAGAAAAGAAACTTTCCAGAAATGAGAAAGTGGATAGTTGATAACATAGATAAAGACCCAGCAGGTCTCTACAAAGAACTGTATGAGAACTTTTACAAAGTATTAGAACCTAATACTATTCCTGCCATGGTTATTCTACTTGCAGATTACCAATACAAGAATGCCTTTGTAGCGGATCCTGAATTGAATATGGTTGCTTGCCTTACAGAAATTATGGGTGAGTGTAAATTCAAGTGAGTGATTATGGTTTAACAAAGTATCTAACGGCGATAAACTGGTCAAAGGAGAAGTTACTAGATACAGATGACAAAGATTGGGAAAAGAAATATCCACCTTATATAATCAATAAAGGTCTCTCATATTTTCCAGACACCGTAATGTATGCCAACGAAATGAATAGGTTACATCATGCAACAAAGCATATGCAGTTTTCATTTTTACTAAATACTATTAGACCTAAAAAAAGGTTTAGTAAGTGGTTAAAGGCGTCAAAGTTAAGCAACCTAGATGTGGTTAAACAATATTACGGATATAGCAACGAAAAGGCTAAACAGGCACTTGAATTGCTTACGAAAAAACAGATTGAATATATAAAAGAAACATTATATAGGGGTGGGAAAAAATGAGTGATACTATAGAATGGAAGCCAGAGCAAATGCTCGAAGTCAAGTTAAAAGAACCTGACGATTTCCTAAAGATTAGAGAAACATTAACAAGAATTGGTGTAGCAAGTCGTAAAGAACGAAAAATATATCAATCTTGCCACATACTACATAAACAAGGTAGGTATTTTATTGTCCATTTCAAAGAACTATTTGCCCTCGATGGCAAACAAAGTAACATATCTGTTAATGATGTTGAGAGAAGAAACACTATCTCACAATTACTAGCAGATTGGGGACTTATTGAGTTGATAAGTCCTGTTGACAACAAGGCACCATTATCACAAATCAAAGTTTTACCATTTAAGGAAAAGAACGATTGGATATTGGAACCTAAATATAATATTGGTAAGAAACCAAGTGAGGATAACAATGACACCAGACCCACAGAATAAATTAATATTACTACAAGCGCTTAAGTCTAGCGCTCAAGGCAACATAGATAAACATAAAGCAAATGTAGATATCTATTTACGAAATGCCATTGGCATTGGCGAGCATTCTGATATTGTGGAAACAATAGAAAAAGAACTTGACCATATTGCTAAATACGAAGACCAATTAGATATAATAGCAAAATATTTCGAAAAATAAGCTTGACTTTTCAAGTCAATTGTGATATAATATACTTTTATTAATGCAAGAATTTTATACAAATGTATCGCCGTATGGTGATGAATTATTAGTCCGTGGTTTTTCAGGCGGCAAGCGTTTTGAGGATAGAGTAACATATGTCCCAAAACTATATCACCCATACAAAGGTAAAACTACCCACAAAGCATTAGATGGCACACCTCTGGTTGCTAGAACTTGTAAATCTGTTAAAGAAGCAAGAATGCTAATTAAGAGATACGAAGACCACCCTAACTTTTTATATGGCACAGATAGATGGCAATATCAATACATGGCAGACTATTGGCCGGGTCAAGTTGAATATGATAAAGACAAGTTAAGAATTTATACAATTGATATTGAAGTTGAAAGTGAACAAGGATTTCCTAATCCTGATGACGCTGAAGAAAAGATGATTTGTATAACTATTAAAGATAGTGTTACAAAAAAATTCTTGGTTTGGGGTATTGCTGATTATACAGTTAAACAAGATAATGTTTCTTATATCAAATGTGATAATGAAAGAGACTTACTTAAAAAGTTTTTAGATTTCTGGCGTCAATATACACCAGATGTTGTTACAGGTTGGAACAGTAAATACTTTGATGTACCTTATTTAATTAATCGTATTGAGAAAGTATTAGGTTCTGCTGCCATAAAAAGAATGTCGCCATGGGGTCTAGTAGATAGAGATACTGCTTATCACAATGGTAGACAAGTAACATTTTTCAGATTACTAGGTATTGCACAATTAGACTATTTGCAATTGTATGCCAAATTTACAATTAAGAACCAAGAACGATATACACTTGACCATATTGCTTTTGTTGAGTTAGGTGAACAAAAAGATAAAAACCCATATGATACTTTCAAAGAATGGTATCAACAAGACATACAATCTTTTATTGATTACAATATTATTGATGTTGAGTTAGTTGATAAACTAGAAGATAGATTACAATTGATTGAACTTGCATTAACTATGGCATACAATGCCAAAGCAAATTATGAAGATGTATTTTCGCAAGTTAGAATGTGGGATACAATTATCTTTAATGAATTGTTAAAAGACAATATTGTTGTACCAATGAGAAAGATTGGTAGTATTCAAGCAAAAGAACTTGTTGGTGCATATGTTAAAGAACCTAAAACAGGTTTCCATGAATGGGTTGTATCTTTTGATTTAAACAGTTTGTATCCACACCTTATTATGCAATACAATATTTCGCCAGAAACTATTTTAGAAGGTCAAAAAGATATTAAGATTTCTGACTTGATAAACAAGACGGTTGATACCTCTGATGGTAATTGTGTTGCTGCTAATGGCACAATGTATAGAAATGATAAACAAGGTATGTTGCCACGAATTATACAAAAAGAATATAATGCTCGTACAATATTTAAAAAGAAAATGTTAGAAGCAGAGCAAATGTATGCTAACACAAAAGATAAGAAGTATGAAAAACTTGCAAGAAAATATTATATTGTTCAGCATTCTAAAAAGATTTCATTGAATAGTGCTTATGGTGCAATTGGTAACAAATACTTTAGATATTATGACCATAGACAGGCAGAAGCAATTACAATGTCAGGTCAATTAAATATTAAATGGATTGAGAAGAAACTAAACGAATACTTTAACAAGTTGTATAAAACTGATGATGATTATATTATTGCTAGTGATACAGATTCCGTGTATATTAATATGGCGCCATTAGTTAAGATGACAGGCGCTACAGATAAGAATAAGATTGTTAAAGCATTAGATAGTTTTTGTAGAGATAAAGTTGAACCATACATTGCTAAAGTATATAAAGAACTTGCAGATTATATGAATGTCTATGAACAAAAAATGGAAATGGCAAGAGAAGTTATTGCTGATAGAGGTATCTGGACTGCCAAGAAAAGATATATTTTAAATGTACACAATTCTGAAGGTGTACAATATCCAGAACCTAAACTAAAGATTATGGGTATTGAAGCAGTTAAGACCTCAACGCCACTACCTTGTAGAGATAAACTCAAAGAGAGTTTTAAAATATTAATGAATGGTGATGAAAAAGAAATGAAAGAGTTTTGTGTAAACTTTAGACGAGAGTTTGAATTGTTACCACCTGAAGATATTGGTTTCCCTCGTAGTGTAAACAATGTAGAAAAATATAGTGATACAACATCTATCTACAAAAAAGGCACACCAATGCATGTCAAAGGTGCATTACTATATAATCATCTATTGAAAACAAAAAAAGTATCACATAAACATCAAGCAATTTACGAAGGCGATAAAGGTAAGTTTGTGCATTTGAGAAAGAATCCTTGGAATGCCAATGTAATAACTTTCATTGGTAGTTTACCAAAAGAATTTGATATGCATAAACTTATTGATTATGAACAACAATTTACTAAATCATTTATGGATCCACTACGATTTATACTCGAAGCAATAAACTGGAAAGTGGATGCAAGTGATAGTAATACAATTGAGGATTTCTTTTGATATTAAATGACCAAGATAGTACCTGGGCAATGAATTACTTTATTGAATACTTTGGGCAGTTTGAGAGAATTGACCAGTATCTTAAAGAACAAAAACTAGAACAAGTCAAATCTTTTCCATTTCAGTTACCTGGTATGGCAGATGAAGATGATTTCTTTAGTAATTTTGATTTACACCCACATGATATGAAATTTAGTGTAACAATACCAAACGGACAAATATTTGATAGAATGTTAAACAAAACATCTAGTCATACAAACATGTCAAGTATACCTGGTAAAAGTATTAGATTATTAGTTACAGAAACAACAACAAATACAATAGTTGGTTTTATAAGATTAGGTAGTCCAGTTATCAACAGCAAACCACGAAATGATTTTCTTGGTAGACCTTTACAAACAACAGACTTAAAAGAAATGGGTCGTTTCAATGCAAGTGCCATCATGGGATTTGTTATAGTACCAACACAACCTTTTGGTTATAACTATCTAGGTGGTAAATTATTAGCGGCGATATGTTGTTCTCATCATGTCCGTGATTTACTAAATAGCAAGTATAATACTAATATATGTTTATTTGAAACTACATCATTATATGGTAGTAGTAAGGCGTCAAGTCAATATGATGGTATGAAACCTTATTTAAGATTTAAAGGTTTGACAGATAGTAATTTTTTACCATTGTTACATGGTGACGCTTTTAAACAAATGAATAAATGGTTTACGGAACGAAATGGTAATGAACCATTAGTTGACCCAGAGGCAAGTAGTAGAAAACTTAAAACACAAACGAAGATGGTATCTGTTATAAAGGAATCATTAAAAAAACACAATACTAACTTATATGAAAAGTTTGGTAAGTTTGTTAATAAGACTAGAGACTTGACGGAAAGAAAAAGGTTTTATATATCTGATTACGGTTATGACAATGTACCACAGTATTTAAAAGGTGAAACTGATAAGTTAAATCCTAGTGTACACCACTATGATAAATTCACTTTAGAAAATACAATCAAGTGGTGGCAAAAGATTGCAGGTAAAAGATATGATAAACTAAAGCAAAGTGCCACATTGAGGAATGAATTAGAGATATGGCACCAGGATGCTGAAATACAAATTATAAGATAAAGCTTGACTTTTGAAAGGAGTATGATATAATGGAAGAGTTGATTAAAAAATTAGATGAACAAAACTTAACAGTTGCTGATTATAGTACAATGGTAAAGATAATACAAGCGTCTTTACAAAGAGGAGCGATAAGAGCGGAAGAATGTACTACTGTTGGTCAATTGTATGACAAATTAATAATTATGATAGAAAAACAAAATAAGGAGAATGAGAATGCCAGACTTTCTGAAACAGATAATTAAAGATACAGGAAACGAATATGCCAGTTTAGTAAGTGAAGGTGTCGAAGCAGGTGATGTAGATACTTTTATTGATACTGGTTCTTATATGTTCAATGCTCTGTTATCTGGTAGTATTCATGGTGGTATTCCATCAAATAAAATTACTGCTGTTGCAGGTGAAAGTGCTACAGGTAAAACTTTCTTTGTATTAGGAATGTGTAAACATTTTTTAGATAACAACCCGGATGCAGGTGTTATTTTCTTTGAAAGTGAAAGTGCATTGACAAAAAAATTAATTGAAGATAGAGGTATTGATAGTAGTAGAATGGTAATTATGCCAGTAACTACAGTCCAAGAATTTAGACATCAAGCATTATCAGTTGCAGAAAAATATTTAGAACAAGATGAAGGTGATAGAAAACCTTTATTGTTTGTATTAGATAGTTTAGGTATGTTATCTACAACAAAAGAAGTAGAAGATACAGCAGAGGGTAAAGAAACTAGAGATATGACTAGAGCACAGGTACTCAAAGCGGCATTTAGAGTTTTAACTTTAAAATTAGGTAGAGCAAAAGTGCCAATGGTTATTACAAATCATACTTATGATGTAGTTGGTGCATATATGCCTATGAAAGAAATGGGTGGCGGGTCAGGATTGAAATACGCTGCTAGTACAATTGTCTATCTATCAAAGAAAAAAGACAAAGAGGGTACGGAAGTTGTAGGTAATATTATACATTGTAAAACACAAAAGTCCAGATTATCAAAAGAGAATATGATGGTTGATGTAAGATTACGATATGATACAGGTTTAGACAAATACTATGGACTATTAGATTTATGTACAAAGTATGGTATATTTAAACAAGTATCAACAAGAATAGAGTTACCAGATGGCACAAAACAATATGCTAAATCAATATATAATGAACCAGAAAAATATTTCACAGACGATATACTAAAACAAATAGACGAAGCGGCACAGAAAGAGTATAGTTATGGCAACGAAATATAGTTACCAAGAAAATCCATCAAACGAAGTAATGGGTTTTAAAATAGAAGAAGGTACATATAAAGATGTTATCTATACTTATGGTAAAGTAAATTTTATTGAAGATGAGGAATCAGATAAGTTAAGATTGAAGTTTGAATATGATGTACATGAGAATCCTACAAAACAAAATACGGATTCAAGTGATTTTATAAATGTCATTGGTGACATTTTAGCAATAGAAGTGGAAAGGAATCCTAGTGGTAACAGCGGAACGAATAGAGAGAACGACCCTAAAAAATCTAATACATAACGAAGAATATACTCGTAAGGTATTACCTTTTTTAAAGGCAGAATATTTTGATGACAGAAGCGAAAAGATAATCTTTTCTGAAATTGAAAAATTTATATCTCAATATAATAAACCACCTACAAAAGAAACACTACAGATTGATATAGGTAAAAGAAAAGACCTAAACGAAAAAGAATATCAAAATATAGTTGACTTAATTTCTACACTTAACAAAGAAGAAATAGATTTAGCGTGGTTAGTTAACACTACAGAAAAGTTTTGTAAAGACCGTGCCATTCATAATGCAGTTATGGAAGGTATTCATATCATTGATGGTAGAGATAAAAAACATACACCAGAGGCAATACCAGAAATATTAAAAGACGCTTTGGCAGTAAGTTTTGATAATAATGTCGGGCACGATTACTTATCAGATATTGAAAAACGATTTGACTTTTATCATAAGAAAGAAAATAGAATTGCTTTTGATTTAGATTACTTTAATAAAGTTACAAAAGGCGGACTCCCTAATAAAACATTGAATGTTGCTCTTGCAGGTACGGGTGTTGGTAAAACTTTATTCATGTGTCATCAGGCTGCCGCTGCCTTAGCAGATAATAAGAATGTATTGTATATCACAATGGAAATGGCAGAGGAAAGAATTGCAGAAAGAATAGACGCTAACTTATTAAATGTATCTATGGAAGATTTACATATGTTAAACAAGAAAATGTTTGCTGATAAGGTAGTAAAATTACAAAGTAAAACAACAGGTACAGTTATCATTAAAGAATATCCAACCGCAGGTGCAGGTGCAAATCATTATAGAGCATTAGTCAATGAGTTGGCATTAAAGAAAAGTTTTAAACCAGATATTATATTCATAGACTATATTAATATTTGTGCAAGTAGTAGATTTAAGGCAGGTGCTAATGTAAACAGTTATACTTACATTAAAGCAATCGCTGAAGAATTAAGAGGATTGGCAGTAGAGTTAGATGTGCCAATTGTAACGGCAACACAAACAACAAGAACAGGTTTTGTTTCCACAGATGTAGGTTTAGAAGACACATCTGAAAGTTTTGGTTTACCAGCAACAGCAGACTTTATGTTTGCTTTGATTAGTAGTGAGGAATTAGAGAAGGCAGGTCAAATGCTTGTCAAACAATTAAAGAACAGATACAACGACCCAACAATGAATAGAAAGTTTATTATAGGTGTTGATAGAAGTAGAATGAAATTGTTTGATATAGAACAATCAGCACAAAATCTAATACAACCAGAACAGGAGAAATATGTCGAACACAGTATTAAAAAAGAAGAAACGCCAGAAGACAAGTACAAGAAGTTCCAAAACATCCAATTCTAAACTATCTTATAGTGTAAAAACTGTAAAAAAGAACAAGGATATAGTATTTGAAGTATGGCAGAAAAATTCCTTAGGCAAAGATGGTAGAGTAAGTACCTTTGATTTTAAGAAGGACGCTAAACATTTTGCAGAATTTCACAATAAAAACCAAATATGGCGTGCAAATGGAGGTATTCCTAACTTTCTGCTTGACTAAATAGTTCTAATAGTATATAAGTGTATAATTAATAAACAATAATGTTTATTATACACAATGGGAGTTATTGATGTTAAGTTTTAAAGGTCACAGCGTATTATCTGAAGCACGAAGTCGTGGTGAAGAAATGGAAGAATTAATCATTGCCGCTGTCAATGGTCAAAAAGAACCTAAATCTAAATATGGCATACCTACCGGTGCAGGTAAGAATGTTGCCAAATTTCTCAAATCAAAAGGTATATCAGGCAAGGGTAAAGTCCTTGGTGCAGATACTATTACTGTAACACCAGAATGGTCAAAGTATTGGCCGGGTGGTAGTGTACCTGGTTCTACTAAAACACCTAAAACAGATTTTATCATAGGTAAGAATAAAATATCTCTAAAGTCAGGTAGTGCAGCTCAGTTAATGAGTGGTGGTCGTAATGAAAGTATTGCGACATTTTACACGGCATTAGGTAGTGTTGAGGGTATGCAAAAGAAAATGATTGATAAACTTACTAATATGTTTGAAGGACTTGCACCAGCAAGTGTTGCCGGTTCTGAATTAGGTAAAGAAATCAAAAAAGGTAAAGATAAGGCAGTTATGCAAGCCAATCAAGCACATAAAGAATTGATGGGTGAGTTAAAAGCAATCTTTGCTAAAAACAAATCTTTTGCTAATGCATTTGCTTATGAAGCAATGTCAGGTGATGTTAAGTTTGGCCGTAAATCACCAGGTAGTTGTAGTCATTTTTTAACGACAAGTTTTGATGGCAAAAAAGCTGCATTGAAAAAAGTATCAGACAAATCTTATGTAAGTAAAATTGCTGACCAAATGAAAGTATCAGTAAGGTTTAAATCATCTAGTCAAAAAGTAGGTGGTAAGAAAACTGGTAAATACAAATACTGGTCTGCTGTAGGACTTATTGTAGATAAACTGGAAGAAGAAATGAAACCTATTGAAGGACAAATCTTACATGAAGGTATCATGGACAAACTAAAAGGTATATACAATAGAATGAAAGATTTTGTTGTCAAAATATTTAAAGACATAATGGCATATGTTTCAAAAGGGTTTAGAAATCTAATATCCTTTTTAGATGTAGAACCAGTTGTTGATGTTAAAACTAGTGTAAAGATAGATGTATAGTTTAAATAATTATTTGGTTGAGGATAAAAATACTCATTTAGAACACCTAGAAGATGATATAATCAATAATGGTTATGCAGGTGGTCTTAATGCAGTTAATTTTTTGAAAGCAACGGCAGATTTACTATCAGGTAATAGTTCTAAAGGAACAAGTATTACTGTTAAATGGGACGGCGCACCAGCAATTGTGTGTGGTCCTAATCCAGAAAATGGTAAATTTTTTGTTGGTACTAAATCTGTGTTTAATGCAACACCAAAAATTAACTATACAATACAAGATATAAAAAACAATCATACTGGCGAAGTTGCTAATATATTACAAGATTGTTTACGATATCTTTCTGGTTTAAACATGAAAGAAATATTACAAGGAGACCTGATGTACAGGTCTTCTACTTTAAAGAAAACTACTTATAAGACCTCTACTGGTAAATCTGAGCAAATGTTTTCGTTTCAACCTAATACAATTGTTTACATGGTACCAGAAAATTCAGGTCTTGGTCGTAAGATGAACAGTAGTAAACTAGGTATTATATTTCATACAACATATAAAGGTAAGACAATGAATAAGTTGTCTGCTAAGTTTGGTGCTAATGTAAAAAAATTAAGAAGAACACCATCAGTATGGTTTGATGACGCTTCATATAAAGATGTTTCTGGTAATGCAACAATGACAATAGGTGAAATGCAACAGTTACAAAAAACATTAAACATGGCACAAGGTAGTTTAAAACAATCTAAAGAAATGTTAAACAAAATAAAAACAGAAACAAATACATTATCAGTAGGTGTACAGTTGAAAACATATCTTAATAGTTTTATTAGAGCGGCAACAGATTTGCCAAGTACAAAAGAAGTATCTACAAAGTTTAGAGAATACTATGAACAAAGAACACAAAAAGAGATTGATAGTAAGAAAACAGATAAAGGAAAAGAAAAGTATATTGATATACAAAAGACAGGTTTAAAATTTATTGATAGTCAAGGTAAACAAGTTTACTTTGCATGTGCCACTTATAAAACTTTGCAAACAGCAAAGAAAATATTAATAGACAAGTTAAATAAAGTGAAGTCTATAGGTACATTTAAAACAACGCCAAATGGTCTACAATCAACAAATCCAGAAGGGTATGTTGCAGTAGATAAAAAAGGCAAAGCAGTAAAGTTAGTAGATAGAATGGAGTTTAGTTTACAAAACTTTACGGCTGCAAAAAACTGGAAGGGGTAAAAATGTCAGGCAAAGGATTATGGCATAATATTCGCATGAAAAGAAAAGCAGGGAAACCTAAGGCGAAACCTGGTGATAAGGGATATCCTGGACCAGGTGCTTTTGATAGAGCAAAAGAAGATATCAATGTACCAATTAATGTAGGTGATACAGTAAAAGGTGGTAAGTTTAAGAACAAATCAATCAAAGTAAAATCTATAGGTAAGAATGATAAAGGTGATATCACAATAAACGATAAACCATTAATGAAATTTAGATTGACTACAAAAGTTGAAGCTAGAGATTATAAAGATGAATATAAAAAGTTTCAATCTTCTAAAGAAAAAATTGCTTACAGAGCAGATTTAGTAAAATACAATAGAGATAAAGGTACTTATGGAAACGGTGATGGTAAAGACGCTTCACACAAAGGTGATAAAATTGTAGGTTTTGAAGACGCTAGTAAGAATAGAGGTAGAAAAGAAAAGAGTAGAAAAAAAGGATATAAAGAATTAAGAAAAGAACAAGTTGATGACCATGAAGTTTCTATGGCAAGAGGTGAATTACAAGTTACTGCTGACAGGTCGTTAAAACTTGTTTCTTATCTACAAGGTAAATCAGATGAAGGTAATCCTATAGAAGCATGGGTACAATCTAAAATTACCAAAGCAAAAGATTATATAACATCCGTACATGATTATTTGTTGAATAGACCAGAAGACGCCATGGAACAGGCACCAAATACTGCTGACGCTATGAAAAGACATAAGGCAGGTAAGTCAGGTTTTACAGATAAAGCACACTTGAAGGCAAAAGGTTTAATACCTAGGTCTGATGGTGAAAAAAGAAAGAGCGACAAATATAAATGAGAGTAATGTCATTTTTAAAATTTCAGGAAGAACCTAGAATACCTAGGAAAAAAGGACAACCTGCTGGGTCAGATAAACATTCTGATTTATATACAGATGAGAATCCAAAAGGTACTATTAAAGGTTTAGGTTTTAAAGATGTTGCAACGGCAAAAGCAAGTGTTGCTAAAATTAAAGGTTCTGGTAAATCACATGCTCATAAAATACAGGCAGCGATTGCCATGGAACAAAGAGCAAGAGTTATGGGAAAAACTGCTGAAGCGGCAGTATATAGAACTTTTATTAATGCAATGAAGAAAAAAACAAAAGAAAAAAACAAATGATACCATTTATATTAAAAGAAGGTTTATATGACCCAGGCATTTTCAAGGCATTTTTTCTTGCAGGTGGTCCTGGTTCAGGTAAAACTTATGTAACTAGAAAGGTAACTGGTGGTTTAGGATTAAAAAATGTTAATTCAGACGCTGCCTTTGAAACAGGTTTAAAGAAAGCAGGTCTATCTTTAAAAATGCCAGATAGTGAAAAAGAACCAAGAGATAAAGTTAGAGCAAAAGCAAAGGCATTAACACAAAAGAGTTTAGAAGGTTATATTGGTGGTCGTTTAGGTTTAGTTATTGACAGTACAGGTAGAGACTATTCTAATATTGCAAAACCAGTTATGTTATTAAAACAAATGGGATATGATTGTTATATGATATTTGTAAATACAAGTTTAGATGTTGCATTGAAAAGAAATGCCGCTAGAGATAGAACAGTTGCTCCAGATTTAGTAAAAAAAAGTTGGAATACTGTTCAACAAAACATGGGAAAGTTCCAAAGAATATTTGGACAAAAGAATATGATTATACTTGATAATAATAATGCAAAAGAAGATGTATTATTAGGTGTGTATAAACAAGTTTTGAAGTTGGTTAAGAAACCTATTCAAAATCATATTGCGAAAAAATGGATGAAAAGAGAAGCAGAGAAAAGAAAAGCAAAATGAAAAAGACTTTAAAAGAATTACTATCAAAAAATGTAGGTCGTAAACAACCTGTGGTGTTCGCATTTGGCAGATTAAATCCGCCAACACAAGGACATCAAAAACTTATTGATAGAGTAATAACAATGGCAAAACGAGTGAAAGGTTTGCCTGTTTTATATGTTAGTGCTTCACAAGATAAAAAGAAGAATCCACTAAAAGTAAAACAAAAATTAGATTATTTAAAAAAAGTATATCCAAGAGGAATAAAATTATTACCTGCTACGAATAAGGAAAGAACCTTTATGGAAATATTAAAGAATAACTTTGATAAAAAATATACTGATGTTTATATGATTGCAGGAAGTGATAGAGTAGCAGAATTTAAAAGATTAATTTCAAAGTATAATGGTAAAGATTATAACTTTGATACAGTAAATGTGGTAAGTGCAGGTGAAAGAGATCCAGACGCTGAAGGTGTTTCAGGTATCTCTGCTAGTAAAATGAGGGAATTTGCCACAAAAAATGACTATAAAAATTTTAGGAGTAACCTTATGACAGGCACAAAGGAGAAGGATGCCATGAAACTATTTAAAGACCTTAAAAACCAAATGGGTGTTAGAGAAGACATGTTAGCACCTAGCGACAATGAAGAACAAAAAATAATTAGAGAAAATTACCACAACAATGAAATCTTTAATCTAAACGAATATGTGGAAAATTTAAAAGATGGAACTGTGGGTAAAATTATTAAACGAGGACCTAACTATGTACAATATGAAATGGAAGATGGTGGCGTGAAGAAAGCATGGTTAGATGACATTATACCAAGTGAAAGTTTAAATACAGAATTAACAAATGAAGATGTTGATAAGAAAAAATTAGTATTACAAAAGAATAGTAATCAATTAAAATCTTTCAAATCTTTTGATGAAGAAATAAAAGAGTATGATGATGAAAAGAAAGGTTTACCTTTCCCTGGTTATGATAGCGCTGCTGATGCTCAAAAAACATTAGGCGTAATGAGAACTAAAAAGAAAAAAGAAAATGAAAAAAAAGATAAGAAAGATAAAGTATTTGCAATTAAAACACCGGGTCAACCAGCAATTAAAGATGTAGATGATTGGACACAAGGACCTGATAATGCAGACCAAATTCATACAATGAGAACATTTAATCTTAAAACTCCAGGACAGGATAGAGATTATAGTAAACTTGTTACAACAAGAAAGTTCCAAAAGTTTGAAAGTAATGATAAGACAAGACAGGATCCAGATGTAAAAGATAAAAAAGGTACACAACCTGCCAAGTATTATTCTGGTTTAGCAAAATCAACAAAATCTGCTAGAGACGCTCATTTCAAAAAGAAGACAAAGGTTGATGATGACAACCCAGCAGCATATACACCGGCACCTGGCGATAGTAAAGGTAAAACTAAACCATCAGTACATACAAAGAAGTTTAAACAAATGTATGGCGAAGAACCTGAATACATTAATGCTAATGATGTTAAAGAGTGGGCATTAGAGACAACCACTATCAACAAGTTCAAAGACCGTTATCAAACGGAGTGGAGAATTGAGTTAGATAAAGCAGTAGCAGAAATGTTAGAACAAGTAAAGATGGAAGAAAGTAAAGAAGCAGGTCTTAAAAAGAAAGCAGAAAAATCTGGTATGCCAATTGGTGTATTAAGAAAAGTATATAATAGAGGCATGGCTGCATGGCGTACAGGACATAGACCTGGTACTACACCACAACAATGGGCAATGGCAAGAGTTAATTCTTTTGTAACAAAGTCAAGTGGAACATGGGGTAAAGCAGACGCTGACTTAGCAAAACAAGTGAGAGGTAAGTAATATGAAAACTCTAAAACAAGTAGAAGAAATTGATTTAGTATGTGAGGGTATGGTTTATGAACATGAACAAGAAGGTATACAAGAGGCAGAATATCAAGGTAAAAAAGTAAATCTTAATGACCCTGTTCGTTCATCTGGTGGTCCTAAAAAGTTTCATGTGTATGTTAAGAATGCTAAAGGTAATGTTGTTAAGGTTAATTTTGGTGATCCTAATATGAGTATTAACCGTGATGACCCTGGTGCGAGAAAAAGTTTCCGTGCTAGACATAATTGTGACCAGAAAAAAGATAAGACAACCGCAGGTTATTGGTCATGTTATCAATGGCGTGCAGGCGCTAAGGTTGATAATTAGTATAAATAGTAACACGGAGAGAATAAATGACCAGATATAGTACAACCATGGCACAAATCCAAGAGCAGATGATGTTTGAGGAGTATATTGATGGCGTCCTTCAATTAGATGACGAGGCGTTTAATGAATATTACGATAGTTTGGATAGTGACCAACAACAAGAATTAGAAGAAGTAATTGGTAAAATTGCAAAAGGAATAGGCAAGGTTGCTGTATCTCCTATTACATTGCCATTTAAGGCAGTAAAAGGTATTGCAAAAGGTGTTAAGAAGGTGGCAACATCTTCTCCTGTAAAGAAAGCTGCAGGTGCAATCGCTAGAGGTGCAGGTAAAGCAGCTGCCGCTGGTGCTAAAGGTGCAGTCGCAGGTGTAAAAAAAGGTATCAATAGATTATCTGTATCAGGTAGAGCAGACGCTGCTAAAAAGAAGGCAGATAAAATCGCAAAGAGAAACCAAGAAAGAGAAAGACTGGCAAGAGAAAAAGATAGAGTAGACCAGGAACGCCAAAAAGCAAGAGACGCTATGAAGAAAGACATAGAAAGAGAAAAAACTACCTCTGCTGAATATGATCCTAAAAAAGATAAAGAAAAAAAGGACATGAAAGAAGAAGACATAGAAGAAAAATTTAAACCAACTGCTGGTGAGTTATATGTAGTAACTGCTGGCCCAGGTGATAATGCACAAAAAGTTATTGGCACAAATAAAGATTTGAAGAAAGCTCAAAAGATGAGAGACGATTATAATAAAAAGAATAAACCAAGTAAACCGTCTCACAAAGCAAGAGTTTATGCACAGACTAGGGCATCACAACCTGCAAATAAATTTAAAACTGGTGATAAAATTATGTATTCTACATATGGCAACAAAGCACAGTTTACAAAAGTTAAAGAAAACTTTTTTAAAGAAGAAGTAGAAGACATAGAAGAATTTTCTGATAGTCAAATCAAAAGGTTACAAAAAGAATATGAACCTTTGAGAGGTAAAGAAACTGGTGTGAATCCACAAAAGTTTGCTAAGCTTCGTAAGATGATGAAACGAATGAAGAAACCTCAATTAATGGCGCTAGTAAAAGCAAACATACCAATTCTAACATCAGCTGCGAAAGCAAGTTTGGTTATTAATCATGGTATGAAATGGTCGTCATTACCAGAAGATTTTTTACCTTATATAGAGGTGTTCGCTGATGATACATTAGATGAACAAAAATCAAAATTTAAAAGTGTTGATACAAAAGTTTTACAAAGAGTAAGTAAAATGATGAGAGGCACAAAACAAGAGAAACAATCAATAGCAAATATGCTAAATTATTTCATGCCACCTGAAGTGGTTGATATGATTAGAGACAAGTTTGGCATTAAAATGCCAAGAGGTAAAATAAAATTTACTGATTTATAAAGGGAGACTAAAATGACTGACAAAAAAATAAAAGGCTGGAATAGTTCGTATTTTGGCGAAGCAAAACCAGGAAGTTTGAAAGATGTAATACAAAATATTACTAACAAACAAAATGCATTAGTAGGTGATAAACCTGTTGTTGCAGACCCAATTACACCTGAACAAGTAGCAAACAAAGAAAAGTTTAATACTGAAGCAAAATATACTGTTTCTATTGAAACAAATAAAAACGATAAATCTGATGACGGTGAAGGCTTAGACGCTGTACAACCTAAAGCAGTAAAGAAGAAGTTTAAAGATAGAAAAGACAAAGACATTGACAATGATGGTGATGTAGATAGTTCAGATAAATTTCTTCACAAAAGACGAAAAGCAATCTCAAAGGCAGTAAAAAAAGATGAAGGCGCTATGAAGCGTGGTGACCATTTAGATACTTTTAAACCTAAACCTAAAAAAGAAAAACATAAACCAGGACATGATGAAGATGAAAAAGGTAAAGATAAGAATGGTGTAAAGGTTCATGGTGAACAAGCTGACAAATGGGAAGCAGTAAGAGCATTTAAAGTATCATCTATGAAAGACGCTTTAGCAAAAGTATATGCTGAAAAATTAGAAGATGATGATACACCAGAGGTAAAAGATACTATCAAAGGTCTTAAAAAAGCAAGTCAATCACATGCTAAACAGGCTAAATCTTTAGAAAAACAAATTAAAGATTAACATGAAGTATTCCGCTCTGGCGGAGACGATTAAAGGCATCCATATTATACAGGAAGCAGATAGTCTCCCAACTATATACTGTGATATGGATGGCGTCTTGGTAGATTTTGCCAAAGGCATTGATAAAATGTTTACGCTTAAATCTAAAGACCCAAGTATGCCGGGACCTATGCAAACGGCAGGTTATTCTGACGCCAAAGATTGGTTAAAAGCACCAATGACGGCGGCAAAATGGCAACCTATACATGATTACCCTATGTTTTGGCCTACACTACCGTGGATGAAAGACGGTTTAAAATTGTGGTCCTACATAAGGAAATTCAATCCACACATTCTATCTGCCTATACACCATTTGATAAGAATAGTATTAAAGGTAAACAATTGTGGATACAACGAAACTTAAAACTAACGGACTCTAGTAGAATCCATTTAGTTAGAAGAAGTGAGAAGCGAGTATATGCTAATGGTAATGTATTAATTGATGATTATGGTAAGAATACTAAAGAATGGAAAAATTACAAAGGTATTCCTATCAAACATAAATCCGCTTCAAGTACAATTTCCTCGTTAAGAAAACTTGGATTTGTATAAATAGTAGTTAATAACTAGTTATAAACAAAACTTAATTAAGGAGAATTAAAAATGGGACTATGGGGAAAATCTACTTCCGCAGATAGTAGACCAAAGTTTCTGAAAGGTGACGGCGCTGAAGGTGCAGGGGGCAAATTAGAAGACGCTCTAGCAACAACTAGAGGCTGGGAACTTAAAGCAGGAACAGCGGCAAGCGGAAACGACAACGCTAGTGCTCAGAGTGAAATTTTAGTCGCAATAGGCGGACTATCTTCTACACTTGGCGCTGCTAACTTAATGTCTGTTGACTGGACTGATGGAACTTACGGACACGCAGGTTCAACTGACTTTGATATCGTATTTACATATGACGAAGCAGTTACAGTAACATCAGCAACGGCAACGGCAAACAACACAATTTCAAACAAAGTATTTACATCAATGCAAATATTAGGTCCAACTGATATGGCTTCAGACGCTGATATGAAAATGCAATACTACTCTGGTAGTGGTACAAACAGAATTGTATTTAGAGGTAGAATACCTGCAGCTGGTGTTGCAGGCGGTTATATCGCAATTGCAGACGCTACAGCGGCAATGGCAACAGACGGATCTTCAGCAATGGTTGATGGTAACGGAACAACCGTACCTTCAGCAGACGCCGACCACGCAGGTGGTTCAGCGGCAGCAGGTGCTGATGGTGGAAGTTCAATTTGGGGAACCGCTATTAAGCGTACTGGTTCTTCATCAATGACTTTAGAAACTAAAACTGGTTCATCAAGTGGAACATCTTCACTTGTTTTAACTGGTGTTGTTTTAGGTTAATAAATAGAATTAAATGGGGAGAAATAACTCCCCATATAATGATGAGAGTAAAGCGTATGCATACTCTCAGTAGCATTCCCCTAATACATACGGGGTTTATATAAGGAGAAAAAAAACATGGCTGATAAAAAAATCACAGCTTTAACTGACCTAGGTTCTGGTAACATAGCGTCAGCTGACTTACTACATGTTATTGATGATCCATCTGGAACACCAATTAACAAAAAAATATCTATAGCGAGTTTGTTCGCTTCAATTCCAACTGCTGTTGCAATCAATCCAGGTGCTTCTGCTAATGTAACAATTAACAGTTCAGCAACGGACTCTGACTTTATCGTTTCAAATGATGACGAAGAAGCATTTAGAGTAGATGGTGCAAATAGAGAGGTTGTTATTAACGAAGCTTCAGGACAAACAGACCTTAGAGCGGAAACTAACAGTTACTCAACTGCTTTACTTGTTGACGCTTCTGCTGATAATGTACAAATCAACGCTACACCAGTTTTTGGGTTAACTCAATTACTAACAGGTGCAGGTGCGGTTGATGTTGTTTCTGCTATCACAGAGGTAGTATCAACAGGTGCTCAAGCAGGAACTTTTGCTGACGGAGTAGAAGGTCAAATTAAGTTTATTGTTATGAAAACTGACGGTGGAGATTATACAATTACACCAACAAACTTTAATAGTGGTTCAACAATCACTCTTAATGACGCTGGTGACGCTGTATTATTACTATTCACAAATAGTGCATGGTACTTAATTTCTAACCAAGGTGCGACAATAGCATAATAATTAATTAGTGAGGGCGCTACGGCGCCCTTTCTTACCATGGAGTAAATATGAATAAAGAAACACTTGAAGCGAAAAAGACACAGTTACTAGAAAATAAATCAATAGTAATGAACCAGATAAATGACGGTACAAGACTATTAGAAAAGGCGAAAGCAGATTTGAATGCCCTTTTAGGTGCCATTCAGGTCGTTGACCAACTTTTGGAAGAAACTGGAGACATAGATAGGTCAAAGGAGGCGAATAAAGATGGTACAAAGAATTAGATACGGTGCAGGGGGCGTTCCTTACTATGAACAAACAACTGACATTGAAAAAGAAAAGGCTGAATTAGAGGCAAGTTTAAAACAATCTAAAGCGGCAAAAAAAGAACGCCAAGATAAGGCGAAAAAGAAAAAGAAAAAAGTAATACAGGAAATCATGGGAGATGACCTGAACGAAGAAAAGGAGTTATTAGATGAAATCATTTAAAGAGTTTGACAACAAACAGATAGATGAAGTATTAGCTAAAACTACTCCGGTCAATGCACCTGCTGATAGTGATATGGCATTAAACGATATTACAAATGATGAAATCGTTAGTCGTATAAATCACTTTGTTGGTTCAATTGCAAGTATGGAACATATTAATCCAATGGCTGCAGTTAATCATTTAAGAAGTAAGTTACATGGACTAGGTGTAGAGTTTGCTGGGGAAGTTTCTATGCCAGAAACAGTAAAAAACGGAACAGTTAGTATACCATTAAGTAAATTTGGTGGTGTGTATGGAAAAACAGGTGAAGAACCTGCAGGTGAGGTAAAAAATGATGATGGTGTGGTAAGAAATTTATCTCTTACATACGAAACATTAAAAAACGGAGCATGCAAGGTTTACGCTAAATTAGTTTAGGACCTAGAATGAGATTTGATAAGCTAACGAAGGACAATGTCCTTATGTTCGCAATACAAAATTACGACAATCCTCAGGCAGAGGGTGAAAAAGAGTTTTATGATGACATGAAACGCTTTAAGTATCTTAAACGATTGTTTAAGAAGTTCAGTAAGACTGGCATACTTAAAGAACGATTGATTATGAACCACATAATTGTATTAGCAAATGTGTTTGGTCCAGAAGCAGTCAAAGTTTTATTATTCTTTAAGATTGACCAAATGTTTTGGCCACAATTGAAAACTTTTTTAATATTTTTGAATTATATGACTATGGACGAATTGACACAAATCTCTTTAGATGATAAACTATTAGAAACCTTAAAGGGGATATAAATGGCAAGCAGAGCAATAGACGCTTTTATTACTTTTCGTTTTTTAAAATTGTTAGTAACGCCATTTAATAAGACTGAGGCATTTAAGTTAGGTATTATTAATGATAGAGGTAAAGTTTTAAGAAGATATAAGACACTTGAGCGAATAGAAGAAAGGCAAGCATATACTATTTTACACAGGCTCGTTTTCAATATAAAGAAATTAATTGAAAAGATTCCTGGTGGTAAGTCCAGATTGGCGAGTTATGCTGCCGCTCTATTTCTTATTAAAGAACATGTTGACCAAATGCATGATAGTGATGGAGAATTACTTGAAAAAGAGTTTTATAAATATTTAAAAGATAATGATTTAATTGAAGAAGATGATGGTATCATAAGAGAAGATATCTCATTTGCAGATAAATTATTAAAAGGTTCTTACAGATTAGTAAATGATGTAGGGACAGATGAGGATGATAAAGTGATTGGAAAAAGAGGCGACATAGTATCAGTATATGCTGATAGTCATGCCAAAGATAATGTTATGGGACAGGATGTATTTGAAGTTATACACGATAAAACAAAAGATGTTTTATTAGTAACAGTAGAGGATATAGAAGAAGCATGACCAGGAGTTTTTCAGATTTTTCAGCAGGTTTACTTGCATTGAAAGAGAGTTTAGAAAAGAAAGAAGACATAGCAAATGTCGCTGGTGATGGTGCGGTTTCTATGCCACCCACAGCAAGAAAACCTATCAAAAGAAAGAAGATGACATTTAATGTCTCTCCAGAAGTTTTTGCCGCTTTTAAAAAAGGTAAATCAAAGTTTGAAAAATGGTCAAAATATTTAGACCTAACTGACGAAAGTCAAGCAGCGATATATTCCTGGGCAATCAAAAATCATACAGGTGTTATTATACTACAAAATTCTGTAACAGGAGAAATAAGAGCGATTAGACATAATAGAATGGGTGGTGGACAATGGCACAAATTATCCAGAGGTTTAAAAACAGAAGCAAGTGAATTACCAAAAGAAGTTTTAGATGACGCTGAAGATATAGTAAAAGATTTAAAATCTAAAAAAGCAGACTTTGTAAAAAGATATGGCAAAGACGCTAAGAAAGTTATGTATGCTACAGCAATGAAACAAGCAAAAGCAAAACATGGCATAGAGGGTAAAGAATTTGGTTCTATTATCAAACAAATTAAAGATAGTATAGATAACATTGGTGTTAAAAAAGAAAGTATTAATACACAAGCAGAAAAACAATTGTATGAAACACCAGCAAAACCACACGAAAACAATATAACAGTTTTACGAAATATAGTAAAAGAAAATGTTACAAAGAAAGTAATTTTTGAAAAAGCAGGAACTATGAGGGTTGATCCTGAAACTGCTAAAACATTATTATCCGTATATGATGAATTAGATGAAGCATTAAAGAGTAAGTTTCAAAAGATGTTAAACTTTAATCAAATGGGTCTTAAATCATTAAGAAACATGGCATACGAAATCGCAACATACGGTGAACCTCAAGGTCTAGCAAGACCTATTGCGAGTATAGGTAATATGAAATCACCAAGAAGTCGTCCAGCATACGCTTTAAATGCAAAAAAGAAGAAAGAAATTAAATCTACGGCAAAAGGTCCTGGTCTAGGTACATCTATGCCTATGATGAATATAACAGCGAGGAAGAAATAATGTTAGGACTACAACCAGAATTTTCGTGGAAGAACTCCACAATACTTGCCAAAGCGTCAGCAACGGCATACAATAATTTAAGTGCTTTTCAAAAGCAATTTGATCCAGAAGCAGTAATGTTTGATAAAGACGGTACACAGGTGTTTTGTTGGAAAGATGATAAACATGCTTGTGTTGCATTTAGAGGTACAGAACCAAATCAATGGTCTGATATTAAAGCAGACTTAAAAATAAGACGAGTAAAATGTCCTACAGGATTTGTACATAGAGGATTTAGAGACGCTTTAGACGAAGTATGGACAGATGTAGTGGCATGGATATCTAAACAAAAATGTCAACATGTATTCTTTACTGGTCATAGTTTAGGTGGTGCATTAGCAACACTAGCTGCAAGTAGATGGAACACAGTAACAACACATCTATACACATATGGATCACCAAGAGTAGGTGGTAAGAAGTTTATACAATCATTTCTTACAAGAAACAGATATAGATTTAGAAACAATAACGATATAGTAACAAGAGTACCATTTGAGATATTTGGATATAAACATGTATCAGGTGAAGGTGGTAACTTTATCTATTTTGATATTGATGGTAATGTTGCAACAAAATTTAGTAGATGGTATATGTTTAAACAATGGTGGAAAGGTACATTTAGAGGTGTATCACATTTAAAAGTAGATGGTTTTAGCGACCATTCTATGACTAACTACTACGAATATTGTAAAAGAGAAATGGATAAGTAATGTGGGATATGATTGAAAGAATGGCAAGTGATAGATTGTGGATTTATACTGCTATTTTTGGGTCATTGTTTGGCGCTGCTTTTTTATTTTGGTTTAAAGATACAAGAATGGCAACATGGGGTGTGGCAAAGTTTGACCGCACATTAGAATTTTTAGTAAAGCGTTGGGGTTGGACTTGGTTACAAAATGACCCAGAGGCATGGCGTAAGAAATATCCTAAAATTACATCAAAGATAGACGATTTAGAGGAGAGGATCAAAGATTTAGAAAAATTTGATAATCAATAAAGAAAGTGATTAAGATATGAAAATAAGCGATAATACATCCGTGGCAATGCCAATGAGGAATTTAATTTCCATTGTTGTAGCTGTAGGATTAGGTGTATGGGCCTACTTTGGGATAGTTGAAAGATTAAACCAAGCAGAAACAAATATCATTTTAATTAAAGAAGATATTACTAACGAAACTAATAGACTTGATGGTACAATTTTAAGTTTAAAAGAAGGTGATATTGATGAAAACACAGAATTTAGGATTAAATGGCCGAGAGGAGAAATGGGTACTCTTCCAGCTGATAGTGAACAATATATGCTGATAGAATTTCTATCAGGACAAGTGGAAACTATGCAGGCACAAATGGAAGGTATGATGAATAATTCCGTGAACATTAAGAGGTTGCAAACTGATATTGAAAAGATGTTATCAGATATAGAAGAACTAAAGGATAGAGTTAGACAAAATGGTTCTAATATGACAATTGGGGAGTAAATATGGAAAATGTATTAGTATGGGCTTTGCTAATGTTTTATAGTGAAGGCAGCAATATAAATGATTTTAACACAGCTGATGAATTTACATTAACAGACGGATTAACTAAATGTTTATCAATGAAAAGAGAAGCAACAAGAAATTCAGATAATGTACAATGGAGATGTATGCAAGCGAAAGTAGATTTAGAAGTTGACGCTACTGGAACTTTACATATATTGAGGTTAAAAGAAGAAGTAAAATAAATAATGTTTAGTAGTTTAAAAATAGGTTTGGTTTTGTTAATGATGGCAGGTGCCGGTGGAGGTTTTCTATATGTCAAAAAATTACAAAAAGATAACGAAATACTTAAAGTTAATCAAGCAAAACTTGAAACGGCAGTTGAGGAAAGTTCAGCTGTCATTGAACAACAAACGAAAGACTTGGGGCAAATACGAGAAACATTAAAAGAAGTTGAAGCTCAAAAGGCAAAACTACAAAAAGATAAAGACGCTTTAAGTAACAGACTAGGTAAGCATGATATTGGTAATCTTGCAGAAAACAAACCTGGTCTAGTAGAAAAAATAATTAACAAAGCAAGTGATAGTGCTACCAGATGTTTAGAAATTGCAAGTGGTAGTCCTTTGACGGAAGAGGAGATAAATGGAACGCCTAATAGGGAATGTCCTGGTTTTTGGCCTGACGATACTGTTTCTGAATAGTTGCGCTGGGTTAGCGGTAAAGGAGATATCTAATTATAAGATTGAAAAAAAGCGGGAACCGTTAGCGTTAGATGCTCCTACCCCTTTAGACTTACAGGATGTAGATTGGATTATAATAACTAAAGATAATGCTAACGAAGTTTTTGAAAAGATTAAAAATGATAAGAATGGTGATTATGCTTTGTTTGCAGTTACAGATAAAGGTTATGAAAAACTTGCTCTGAACATGGCAGATATCAGAAACAAGTTGGCGGAACAAAGACAAATAATTCTGTCATATAAGGAATACTACGAGGGTGGCGAATAACATAGATGATTTGGTTAAAGATATTGCAACGCTAAAGGCTGATGTCAAACAATCAAGTCAAATACATTCAAGGTTAGATGACGCTATAGTTAGATTAACTGATATTTCTTCAAGTATCAAATCTATGTTAGCAGTACATGATGAGAAGATAAGACGAGTTGATTCCTCACAGGAAGATATTCTATCTCTACTAGAAGATAGAAGACGAGAATGGGAAGTTGACTTAAAAGAATTACATAGTAGAATATCGACACAAGGACGAGAATTACGAGAGGCAATCCAAGATACTACTTTACGAGGTGAAAGACAACACCGTGAACACGCTGAAGCTATTGAGAAAGTTGAAGACGCTTTATCTAATAGAGTTGGCGTGTTAGAAAAATGGCGATGGTTAATTATTGGTGGTGCAATACTACTAGGTTTTATTATACAAAACATGGATATGTTTGGATGAGATTATTTGATTGGTTTATAATTATGATATTAGGTGGTTATCTAGGTTACATTTTTTTACTTGCATTAATCAACACATTTTGCGACTGTATTTAGAGTAGCACATTACTGGCACATTATTGGCACAGTCCTGCCATGTTCAAAATGCATAGAGACTATTCAAATATAATGCATTACAAACATGTTAAAATATGTTATAATATGATAAATATTTTTGAACATGAAAGGAAAAAAGTGGCAACATTTATACAAAACATCTTGGAAGCATTTAGGGTTCCATCTATCGCTTATGGCAATAATTATGATAATGTGGATCCAAATTTGGTCCGTTATTTTAGGACTGAATATGGAAGGGACTGGCAGAGCGAACTTAATCATCACCTCTATAAAATCAACAAAAATAAGTAAAGACTAGGCTTGACTTTTTAGCGGTTTTGTGATATAATACATAGTATTATGAAACTGACAAAGTTATTTCCACGAATTATAGGCGAGACTACCAACAAAGACTTTGATTTACTAGAGGATATCTACAAAATACGAGATAATCCCTCTGGTACTCCAAAGAGTTGGGTATCAAATAAAACTTACAGTACATTTGGAAGAGACTTATGGGACTACCCAGCATTTCATCCTTATATGAAGTGGCAAGATAGTCAAGTCTTACAATATACATATGATTTAGATTACGAGTTTGAAAAGTTTAAATGTCAAACTTGGTTTAACATATATAAAAAGAATGACTTTCAGGAATTGCACAATCACGGCAACGAAGATATAAGTACAATCTTTATGGTCAAAGGACCTACAGAAAGTGCATATACATATTTTAAAGACTTTGCTTTACAAGACCAATATCGCTTTGACTTTGAAGAAGGTAAACTGTTGATATTTCCATCACATATGTTGCATGGAGTATCTCAACACCAATTAGATGATGAAAGGATTACTATTGCTAGTAATTATAAATTAACTTGATAGACTTACAATATTTACACCAGATTTCCCACAAACTAGATAGATTTAAAAAGAAAAATCAAAACTTATATAACTTTAGATGTCCCTATTGTGGCGATAGTCAAAAGAAACAATCTAAAGCAAGAGGTTTTGTTTATCGTAGTAAACAAGATTATTTCTACAAATGCCATAATTGTGGTAAAGGTACTACATTAGGTAAACTTATAGAACATATTGACCCAGATTTATATAAGAAGTGGGTAGTAGAGAAGTTTAAAAAAGGTTCTAAACAACACAAAGAACCTGATTTTGATTTTAAACCAGTAAAGTTTCCTGATAGTAACTTAAATAAACTTACTAACTTTTCAAAGTTATCATCTGACCATCCGGCACTAGACTTTATCACTAAAAGAAAACTACAAGATTATATTGATAAATTTTATTTTGCACCTAAATTTATGACATGGGTAAACAGTATGATACCTAACAAGTTTCCAGAAGTAAAGAATGACCATCCTAGAGTAGTAATACCATTCTTTGATACAAGTGGTAAGATGTTTGCTTTTCAAGGTCGAGCATTTGGTAAAGAAGAACCAAAATATATAACAATTAAACTAGATGAGAACAAAAGAAGAATATACGGACTTGATACTATAAACATAAACAAAGATATTAAAGTTGTAGAAGGTCCTATTGATAGTCTATTTTTGTATAATGCCGTAGCATGTGCTGGTGCAGATATGGTTTTACCTAGAACAAAAAATAATGCTGTGTATATCTTTGACAATGAACCAAGAAATACCGTAATTATTCAAAAATTAGAAAATTTAATTACTCAAGGTTACCGTGTATGTATTTGGCCTAAAAGCATAAAAGAAAAGGATATCAATGATTTAATACTTGCAGGTTACTCAAAAGTAGAGATAGAGGATATTATAAGTAGTAACACATTTTCAAAATTATCAGCAATACAACAATTAAACAATTATAAGGAGGTATAAATTGTCCCCAGACGCTATACAAGTTAAGAAACGAAACGGTAGGGGGTTAGAACCTCTGGATATACAAAAGATACATTCCATGGTAGGATTTGCATGTGAAGGTTTGTCTAATGTATCTGAAAGTCAAGTAGAAATGTCAAGTGGATTACAATTCTATGATGGCATGACTACAGATGAGATACAACAGATATTAATAAAATCAGCGAATGACTTAATCACTTTAGAAAATCCTAACTATCAATATGTAGCGGCAAGATTGTTACTCTTTAGTCTTCGAAAATCTCTCCATCACAAATTATGGGACCACCCAACAGTAAAAGAACATGTACAGAAATGTATTGAGTTAGGTGTCTATGACAAAGAAATTGTAAACTGGTATGATGAGGATGAATTAGACCAAATGAACGGTTTTATAAAGCATGATAGAGATTATTTATTTTCTTATGCAGGTATTCGTCAAGTTATAGATAAGTACCTAGTACAAGACCGTTCAAATGGGTCTATATTTGAAACACCGCAATTCATGTATATGATGATAGCGGCAACATTATTCAGAAATTATGATAAAGAAAGGAGAATGAGTTATGTTAAAAAATATTATAATGCGATTTCAAATCATCTTATCAATATTCCCACACCTGTTATGGCTGGTGTTCGTACTCCTCTTCGCCAGTTTGCTAGTTGTGTTTTGGTCGATAGTGATGACACTTTGCCTAGCATTTTCTCTAGCGACATGGCTATTGGGCGTTATGTTTCCCAAAGGGCAGGAATTGGTATCAACGCTGGGAGAATCCGTGGAATCAACAGTAAGATTAGGGGTGGAGAAGTCCAGCATACTGGCGTTGTCCCTTTTCTCAAAAAATTTGAAGCAACCGTTAAATGCTGTACACAAAACGGTGTACGAGGCGGGTCAGCGACTGTACACTTTCCTATCTGGCACCAAGAGATAGAAGATATTATTGTTTTAAAGAACAATAAAGGTACGGAAGATAATAGAGTTAGAAAACTAGACTACTCTATACAAATATCAAAAATATTTTACGAAAGATTTATACAAGGTGAAGATATAACTTTATTCTCACCACATGAAGCACCAGGTCTATATGACGCTTTTGGTACGGAAGAGTTTGATGAAATGTATATGATGTATGAAAGAAAAACTAGTGTAAAGAAAAAGAAGGTATCTGCTCAAAAATTATTTGGTGATATCTTAAAAGAAAGAGCAGAAACAGGTCGTATTTACATAATGAATATTGACCATTGTAATACTCATTCTAGTTTTAAAGACATGGTAAGAATGTCAAATTTATGTCAGGAAATAACACTACCTACAGACCCATTACAACACATTGATGGCGAAGGAGAGATTGCATTATGTATTCTATCTGCTATAAATATGGGTTCAATTTCAGATAAGGAAGAGTTAGAAGGACTATGTGATTTATCTGTACGAGGACTAGAGGAGTTGATTGACCTCCAACAATATCCAGTTAAGGCAGCAGAGATATCAACAAAAGCAAGGCGTAGTTTAGGCGTTGGTTATATTGGTCTGGCACACTTCTTAGCAAAGAACAAAGTTAAGTATGAAAGTAAAGAGGCATGGAGATTAATTGATGAATATACTGAAGCATTCCAATATTATTTACTTAAATCAAGTAACGAAATAGCAAAAGAGAAAGGTGCTTGTGAATACTTTGATAAGACTAAATATTCAGATGGTATACTACCTATTGACACTTATAAGAAAGATGTTGATACACTAGTTAAAAGAAAGTTGAGTTATGATTGGACTGCTCTTGGAAAGAGTATCAAAGAAACCGGACTACGACATTCCACATTGTCAGCACAAATGCCTAGTGAAAGTTCGTCTGTGGTGTCAAATGAAACGAATGGTATTGAACCGCCCAGAGACTACTTGTCTATTAAGAAAAGTAAAAAAGGACCACTTAAACAAATAGTACCTGGTTACCCTAATCTAAAAAATTATTACACTTTACTATGGGATATGCCTGGTAACGAAGGTTATATTAATATAGTTGCAGTTATGCAAAAGTATTTTGACCAAGCGATATCTGGTAACTGGTCATATAATCCTGAACAGTATGAGGGTAATGAAGTCCCTATTTCAGTTATGGCAAAAGATTTGTTGACTACATATAAACTAGGTTGGAAAACATCTTATTATCAAAATACATATGATAGTAAAAGTGATAATGATGAACCTGCTCATAGTATAGGAGGTCCTGAACAAGAATTAAAAACTAGACAAGAATTTAATTCAAAGGAAGAATATGAGGAATATTGTGAGAGCTGTGCTATATGATAAAAGTTTTTGATAACAAAGTACCTTATCATGTACAATCTGATGTATATAATTTTATTATCAATTCAACATTTGAGTTAAAAGGTTGGCAAGATAGAAACGATATTGAAAAGTTTGATTTACATAGTAAGTGGAGTATTGACGATATAAGAAACTCTAAACTTTATCCTTACATAGATAACATACAATCATTTGATAACTTTGATTATTGTATGGTCAATCTAACAAAACCTGGTGACCATTACTATACACATACACATGGCGAAGGTTCAAATATTGTATTATACTATGCTAATTTAGAATGGCAAGATGGTTGGGCAGGCGAAACATTATTTTATGATGACCAAAGAAACTGTAAAATGGCATATGATTATGTACCAGGAAGATTATTAATGTTTGATGGTACAGAACCACATAGTATTCGTCCACAATCATTTAGTGGACCTCAATATAGATTTACAGTATCAGTATTTTTTAAGGACAAAGCATGATTACAGTTATTGAAAATAAATTTGAAAAAAGAGAAATGGAACATCTTATTAATATCTATGAAAAGAATATTAATTTAAGACAAATAGACAAATACGGTACGGAAGTTATAAGTTGGTTTGATTTACCAGAAGAAATAGACGATAATACTTTATTTGTATCCAGAATATTAACACAATATGCTCAGATAATTAATAACTATACTTACTTTACAGGTAAAAATGATTTGAAAGTAAGGTATATACATTTAGAAAAACACTACAATGGTAATGTTAAAGAATGGGATAATGAAAAAGCATGGAACAGATTAAACATACACATTCCATTAAACAAAGTATCTGGTGGTGCCTATAAATTTGTAGGTAGTACGGTTTATCCTAAACCAGGTTATGTTATAATGTTTGATGGACTAGAAAATTGGTGGTCAATTGATAGCGTGAACGAAGGAGAAAAACTATATAAACTAGTAATACAATATGAAAATGTTGACCCTAGTTTAGACTATGACGGTAAGGAGAATGAATGAGTAAGAGTGTCTATAATAAAAATGCAAAAGTAGATTTCACTAAACAACCTATGTTTTTTGGTGAAGACAATGGAGTACAACGGTATGATACATTTAAGTATCCTGTTTTTGATAAACTAACAGACCATCAATTAGGTTTGTTTTGGCGACCACAAGAAGTATCTTTACAAAAAGATAGAAATGATTGGGCAGAATTACGACCAGAACAAAAACATATATTTACAAGTAATTTAAGATATCAAACATTATTAGATAGTGTACAAGGGCGTGGTCCATGTTTAGCATTTTTACCTTTCTGTTCTTTACCAGAAATAGAAGGATGTATATTGGTATGGGACTTTATGGAATCTATACATTCCAGGTCTTATACATACATAATAAAAAATGTTTACAGTAATCCTGGTGAAGTTTTTGATGAGATATTAAAAGATAAGTATATCACAGAAAGAGCAGAAGCAGTTACAAAAACTTATGATGAATTAATTAATGACGGTCAAAGATGGGTACTTAATAGAGAAGGTGACCTAAAAGAAGTAAAAAGAAAACTTTGGCGTGCTTTAATTAATGTGAATATATTAGAAGGCATAAGATTTTATGTTTCATTTGCATGTACATTTTCTTTTGGTGAATTAAAACTCATGGAAGGAAGTGCAAAGATTATATCACTAATTGCAAGAGACGAAAGTCAACATCTTGCAGTAAGTCAACATATAATTAAAAACTATATGAAGAATGAAGGTGATAAGCAAATGTTACAAGTCATTAAAGAAGAAGAACAACATGTCATTCAAATGTATAAAGACGCTGTAGACCAAGAGAAAAGGTGGGCAGAATATCTATTTAAAGATGGTAGTATGATAGGTTTAAATACAAAATTATTATCTAACTATGTTGAATGGATTGCCAATAAACGAATGAGAGCAATAGGACTAAAACCATTATACGACCAACCTGCTAATCAAAATCCATTACCATGGACAGAGCATTGGTTAAATAGTAGAGGTCTTCAAAATGCTCCACAAGAAACGGAGATAGAAAGTTATGTTGTTGGTGGTATTAAACAAGATGTCGAAAAGGACAGTTTCAAAGGATTTGCATTATGATAATTTGTGAGGAGTGTGAGGCAGAATTTAAGATAAAGGTACTAAATGAATTACCAGTAAAATTTTGTCCATGCTGTGGCGAAGCATTGCATAATGATGGTGAATGGGAAATAGATGATGAAGACACAATCAGCGAAAGCTAAAGGTAGACGATTACAACAATGGTTTAGAGACTTACTTATAGAAACTTTAGGTATTCATCCTGAAGATATTGAAAGTAGGTCTATGGGTGCAGGCGGCGAAGACTTAATAATGGCAAGAGCGGCAAGAGAAAAGATACCTGTAAGTATTGAATGTAAGAACCAAGAGAAGATTAATATTTGGGAATCATATAAACAAGCAGAGCAAAATTCTGGTAAGTATGAACCTATAGTTGTATTCTCAAAAAATAATCACCCTAAATTAGTTTGTGTAAGTGCAGAATATTTTGTGAAGTTACATAAATGATACTAACAGGTGTAGATAGCAACCACGAGGATATACTTGACTGGTGGATAAAAAATGCAAAGAAATTCGTAAAGAACGAAACAATAGGTGTTTGGGATTTTGGTATTACACCTATGACAAGAAGTATTATCGAAAATAATCATCCTGATATTTGGTTATCAAAACCATTAGAAAAACATAAAACATCAGGTTGGTTCTACAAATTACACGCTGTTATAGAAGCACCTGAAAAAAGAGTTGCATGGTTAGATGTAGATTGCGAAATATTAACTGATATATCAGATGTATTTGATTTAGTAAAACCTGATACAATAGGTCTTACTAGAGATTGGGTAAGAGACGATTGGTGGGCAACAGGTGTGATTGTAGTAAATGATAGACCATCTTTGTTAGAAACATGGAATAATAGATTAAACAAAGGTGATGGTATAAGAGGTGACCAAGAGGCATTGAAAGATTTAGTAGGAAGACACACCCACCCACAGATAACAGAATTACCACAAGAATATCAATGGTTGAGAATATCGCTAAATAAAGGCAGAAATAGTCCAGATAAAAAAGTTATACATTGGACAGGACCTAAAGGCAAAAAATTTATAAGAGAACATTTACAACATGGAAGAAAGTACACAGGACAACAAGTATGATAAAAGATAATACGATATCTATTTTGACACCAACAAGAAACAGACCAAACAATTGTGAAAGATTTATAAAATCAATTTACAACACAGCAAAAAATCCAGGCAATATTGAATTACATTTTTATGTTGATAATGATGACCCAAGTTTAGAGGCATATAAGTCTTTAGCAAAACATTGTTATGAAGAATATAATAAATTTTATAAATGTGAGTTTGAGTTTGGTGAGCCAATGTCAGTTTCACAATCATGGAATATTATTGCAACCAAGTCAACAAGTTATCTTTTGATTATGGGTAATGATGATTTAATTTATAGAACACCTGAATGGGATACAAGACTTATACAAAACTTAGCAATAAAATATAAACAAGACCCATTATGGGTATCATGGTTTAATGATGGCATAAATGCTGATAGACATTGTGCCTTTCCTATTATTAGTAGAGAATGGTATGATACAGTAGGATATTTTGCACCAGGTTGTTTTAACTTTGGTTACAATGATACATGGGTTTTTGATATTGCAAAAAGATTAGATAGAACACATTATATACCTGATATATTAGTTGAACATATGCATTTCTCAAAAGGTAAAAGTGATATGGACGATACATATGCTCGTAATAGAACACAATCAAAAGGCAATCTATATGCAATTGATAAAGGTATATTCTTCCGTGCTGACATGGTAAAAAGACGAGAAGAAGAAGCCGCAAATGTACAAAAATTAATTGATAAACTTGAAGGTCCTAATTTAATTGCAAAAGAGATAGAAGAAATAAATGAATATGAATTAGAATGGGTATATAAATTAAATAAAGAATGGTCAGGTGCAAGTCATAAGTTAAAAGAAGACCCATTACCAGAACAAACAAAACAATTTAAGGAGTTATGTGAAAGTATTAAAATGCATGGCATGAAATATCCTATATTGATTGATAGTCAAAATAGAGTATTACGAGGCAATCAACGAGTATGGTATGCTATTGATAATGGTTTAAAATGTATAAGTTGTTATAGAATTAGAGATAGTGAGATTGATAAGTGGATACAAAAGACATACATAAATAGAGAAGAATATCCATGAAATATGCTATCTATAGAATACACTACGGACTAGACCACCTAGGTAAATCATTAGATAGTATTGTTAATCATGTTGACAAAATATTCGTCTTTTGGTCTAAACAACCTTGGTATAAAGAATGTAAAAATCTACCACCTATGAATGAGAATGTTGGAGAATTTTGTAAGAAGTATAGTAAAGTTACAGTATTTGAAAGAGAGTATGACCAACCAGACAATCAATTTAAAAAAATGTATGATGAGATATGTGCATATTATCCTAGACCTCATCAAGTCTTAATGATGGAACCTGATATGGTTTGGGGTGATGAGATAAAAGAAATTTGGAATATAAAAGAAAAAGAAATGTCTTTTTATCAAATAGAGTTTTGGAAAACAGACGAATGGTATATCAAAAGAAATAGACAAGGTCCTACCTTGTGGAATGGAGCGCCTGATAGAACACAAAAAGGGTGTTGGAATACAAGAGATTTAGCACACTCAACAATCAGGTGTTATAACTATGGTTTCTGTTTATCAAAAGAAGTCATGTTATACAAACATGAAGTGGCAATACAATCATCTAAATATTATAGAGATAGTCAACCAAGTGTTGAATGGTATGAAAAGAAATGGCTAAATTGGACACCAGAGACGGAAGATTTAGAAATATCAGAAAACTATAAACATTATATAAAGAGAGCAGAACCATGGCATTACCCAAAATAAGAGATTACGAACCAGTTAGAGTTTTTTATGGTAAAGGTTATGAAATAGGTCTTTACAAAAATGATAAAGAATATATCATGTACAGACATGCTGCTCGTGGTAAAGTAAAAAACTTTGTAAAGAATTATGAATACATTGATAATAATGATGTATCACACCTACGACCAATAACACCAGAAATTGGCGAACAGATATTACAAAGAGTAGAAAAAGGTATGAAGTATAGTAATATCTATATCTTCTATGATGAGACACCTAGAGAAACAGAATTAGAACACGAACCAAGCGAAGAAGAACACAAATTTACCTCTACAGGTATTAAGTGGTGGCGTCACCAAGAAGCAATGATGAATTACAAAAATGGTGACCCTAACACAGTTATTTCTACACACATAAGTCCAGAAGGTGCATGTAATCTTAAATGCCCTTATTGTAGTGTAACCTATAGAGATACACATAGTCGTATAGACATGGACACAATTAAAGACTATGTAACAAAATTGAAAACGAGAGGATTGAAAGCAGTAATATTAACCGGTGGTGGTGAACCTACTGCTTACAAACATTTTAATGATTTAGTAAGATGGTTATATGGAGAAGGATTACAAGTTGCATTGATTAGTAATGGTAGTAAAGCATATTGGAGAAAAATTGATGAAGATGTTTGTAAAATGTTCACATGGGTTAGAATATCTATTAATGTGTTTTTTGATTGGGAAAACAGAATAGGACTACCACTAGAAAAATTTGATATGTCTAAAACTATGATAGGTAATTCTATGGTCTATACAGTTGAACATGAAGCGTCAGACGAAGTAATGGCAGATAGAGTTGGTCTATTAAATAAAGTATCAAAAGTAGCAGACGCTTGTGGCAGTAAATATATTAGACTATTACCTAATTGTTTATTACAACAAGAAAATTTAATTAGACAACATAGAAGTTTAGATAATGTATTGAAACAAGTAAAAGATAAAAGATTTTTTCATCAATACAAAATACATGGCGCTCCTTCACAAAGCACATGCCATCAAAGTTATTTTAGACCGTATCTTTCTGAGGAGATACATAAAGAAACAGGTAAACCTGGTACAGTTTATCCTTGTGATAGTGTAGTTTTAAATGATAACTATGAACATTTCCATGAAAGATATCAATTATGTCATGCCTCAGATGTACTAGACTATATGGATAAAAAAGTAAAACATAAATTTGACGCTCACAAAGATTGTGCAGGTTGTGTCTTTACAAACAATGTTAATCAATTAGATGATTTTATTAATGGCAAATTGGATAGATTTGCAGAATTTGGAGAACCACTTGAACATGAAAACTTTATTTAACGAGAACGAATACTTTAACGAAGACTACTACGAAAGAGGCGCAGAAACAGGTAAGTCTTTATACTCACATTATAGATGGATGCCAGAATTGACCATACCTATGGCACATCATATTGTATTATATACAAAACTATTACCCAAAGAAAAAATATTAGACTTTGGTTGTGCTAAAGGTTTTACTGTAAAAGCATTAAGACTATTAGGTTACAAGGCATTTGGTGTTGATGTATCTGAATATGCAGTAAATCAAATAGAAGAAAAGACAAGAAAATGGTGTGGTGTTATAGAACCACAAGACGCTTTAGTTTGTGCTGAAGGTGGGTATGACTGGATACTATGTAAAGATATATTAGAACATATACCTTATGATAAGATTGATAAACAATTAAAGGTTTTATATAATGGTGGTAAAAAATTAATGGCAATGATACCACTAGGTGATGGTGAGAAGTATGTTATTGATAGTTATGAATTAGATAAATCACATTTTATAAGAGAGAATATAGAATGGTGGGGTAAAAAGTTTGAAGACGCCGGTTGGCGAATAGATATGGCAACACATGATATGGGACCATTTAAGAAAAACTGGCAATTTGCACCAGAAGGCAATGCCTTAATTATAGCAAGCAGACTTGGAGATTAATATGAACGAAATACAAACTATATCTAACTGGATAAAAGACTACGCCACTAAAGCCAAAAAAACAACATTAGTTGTAGGTGTATCAGGTGGTATAGATAGTGCCGTGGTATCAACCTTATGTGCAAAAACAGGACTTAAAACTATACCTATGGTCATGTCAATTGGCAACAAAGACATATTAGGTTTAGAACATGCCTGGTGGTTAGATGAAAACTTTCCTAACATTAGTAGAAGAATTATCAACATGGAAAAAATATTCCATGAATTTGAAAAAGCAAGTATGTATATTAATGCTGCCAATAAATTGGCATTTGCCAATACAAAAGCAAGATTACGAATGACTATGTTATATCAAATGGCACAATCTGAAAATGGTCTTGTGGTGGGTACAGGAAATAAAGTAGAAGATTTTGGTGTAGGTTTCTATACAAAATATGGTGATGGTGGTGTAGATATATCACCTATTGCAGATTTCTATAAGAGTGAAGTCAGACAAATGGGTGTAGAGTTAGGTGTATTAGAAAAGATTATAGAAGCAAAACCTACAGATGGTTTATGGGAAGATGGTAGAACAGACGAAGACCAATTAGGTATGAGTTATGAAGAAATAGAAAAGGCAATGAAACAAGATGAAACCCATACAATCGTTACAATAAAAAAAGATATTAATAAGTTGAATACATATAGAGAAATAAGAAAAGCGAATTTACATAAAATGGTACCAATACCGGTATACAGGAGGAAATAATGAAAGTAGGATTTATAGGTTTAGGTAAACTTGGCAGAGACGCTGCTGAAGTGTTAGCTGAAAAACATGATGTTGTAGGATATGATTTAGATATTTTAAATATAGATACAACAGTTACCAAAGCAACACAATTAAAATATGCTTGTGAAAATAGAGACATAGTTTTAGTTGCAGTACAAACGCCACATCATCCTGATTATGATGGTAAAGAACCTACAAGTCATTTGCCACCTAAAGATTTTGATTATTCACATATTACTAAAGCAGTAAAAGATGTAGATGATTGTATAGATGAAGGTACATTGATTGCAGTTATATCAACAATGTTACCTGGTACAGTAAGACGAGAAATAGAACCATTAGTTAAAAGAGGAAAGTTTATATACAATCCTTATTTGATTGCTCAAGGTACTGTAAAGTGGGACATGAAAAATCCTGAAATGATTATGATAGGTACAGAAAATGGTTATAAGAGTAGAGAAGTAAAAGCATTAAGAGACTTATACGACCCTATACTAGAAAAAGAAAATACAAGATATGAAATAGGTACATGGGAAGAAATAGAAGCATTGAAAGTTTTTTATAATACTTTTATTTCTACTAAACTTGCATTGGTTAATATGATACAAGATGTGGCAGAAAATATAGGTCATATGAATGTAGATGTGGTAACAAATGCATTAAAAGATAGTACACAAAGAATTATGGGACCTAGTTATATGAAAGCAGGTTTTGGTGATGGTGGTGGTTGCCATCCTAGAGATAATATTGCTTTACGAGTATTGAACGAAAGATATAAATTAGGTTATGATTTGTTTGATAGTATTATGAAAGCAAGAGAAGAACAAGCGGCAAACATGGCAAGATATTGTTTGAAGTATCAAATGCCTGTAGTAATTTTAGGTAAAGCATTTAAACCTGGTATTGACCAAACAGCAGGAAGTCCTTCTATGTTAGTTGGTTGGTATATTGAAAAACTAGGTAGTCAAAAAGTTTACTATGATAAAATACCAGACGGCAAAGCATATACTATTCTTATACACGATAAAGGTTTAATACCTGAAACATGGGATAATCCTGGTAGTTGTATTATAGACCCTTATAGAGAATTAGGACCTGTAAAAAATCATACGGTGAAACACTATGGTAACACAAACAGATAGAAGACTTGGTACAAATGTACTAGTGCAAGTAGTTAATCTGTGGCAAACAATACCACAAGACATTGTAAATTCACAAAGAGGTATACAAGAAGCATATAATGCCTATATTGAATATCTAAATGTACGATTGAATATGGTACGAGATAGAGAGTGGAAGGTAAATCTTTCTATAGAACAACATGGCGAGACGGAAGATAGATGGTTAAATCAACCATTCTTTCAAATTAAACCAGGTGATACACAAAGAAAATTTATACCAGCAGATGAATTAAAGTCATATGATAGAATTGTTATCTGTGGGTTGTGGTTAAAAGAACAAGTATTAGACGAGTTCTTAAAGATAAAAAAAGTCAATGTTAATACTTTCATTGCACCAACACTATGTTTTCCACAAAAGTGGGGATATGATAAACATGTTGAGAAACATTTTCATCAACGAGTGTTGGCAAACGATTACATGTACCTATGATATTTGGCGTACCATACTGGAAATATAAGATTGACCCAAAACAATTTTCAGCTGACATATTGAAGGATATAGAGTATAATTATTCTGTTGATAAAGATAGAAATAAATGGGATAAAAAATCTTATGTCAATAGTAACTTACATCATAGTAATAGAGATAGAGGCAATAGTAAGTTTAGAGAAATACAATACAAATCAGTTGTTCCTCTTTACAATAATATATTCAATAGATTTGTTAAAGAGTTGGAACTTACAGGTAGTTTTGATTACACATTTCAGATAACTAACTATACTGCTATGACAAGTGGTCAATATATGAGAGCACATAATCATATTGGCGATAGTGATTTTACTTGTATTCATTATTTAAAGTTTAATAAAGACAAACACCAATCAACAGTATTTCACAATTCACATCATTGGGCAAGAGACTATCAATATTTACGACCAGAGTTTTATAAAAGACTAGACATAAGAAACGAAAAACATAGTTATCTATTACAATACTTTCAAGTTCCTACTGAACAAGGAGATTTTATTATAACGCCATCAAGTGTGGTACACGAAGTTCCTACCTTCAATTCTGATGAATTAAGGGTTACCCTTGTCGTAAATCTTCAAATTAAGTAGAACAAAAAGAGAACAAAAGTGTGCAGAATGTCGCACCTACGCTAAACCATTGAAAAATAACACTTTTAATTTCACTTTTTTAACCTTTTTTTGTTGACTTTTGCTTCATTTTAGTCTATAACTATAGATATGATAAAAAAAATTATATTAACTTACATTGCTTTAGCAGTTCTAACTCTGCTATTTTTCTACCAGTTAGACCAACAATTAATGATGAGTGCTGTCTAATGTTTCATATTGTATATACTAGACACCTACATGACCGTGAAGACTATGGGTCTTTTGACAATACCTGGACAGTTTTACGAAATGTACCTTACAGTAGAATTAGTGAGTTTACTAAAGATAAACTTATTGAAATGGCGTCAGATTGTGATATCAAATATAAAGCATATATTGATAATACTTATTCTCAATTAGAACAATCTAATTGGGACAAAGACCAATGTTACGCTACAGAATGTTGTATTATAGATGACGCTGAATATTTCTTTACTTATAAAGACGCTTATCCTGATACTTATATTCCAACAGCGATTGACGAAAAAGAAGACTATTTATATAACTATGGACAAATGAGTAAGTTCATGGTACAACATGATTATGGGAGAGAATAATGATTGACGATATTAAATTGATTGAAAGAATGGACAAACTTATAGAGTTAGGTGAAGATCCAAACTATACTGCTGAACAAAACTTAATGTATGTTATGGGTGCTTGTCGTGGCATACAAAGAAATGCTGAGAGAAGAATTGAAGAACATGAAAAAGCATATGCACCAAAACCATTAAAAAGAGGCACAGGTTTAAGTGGTGTAAGAGGGCGAGGTTTAAATGCCTAATTTTGATTACGACCAATTTATGAAAACAGATATAGTAAACTATGACGACCTAGATAGCGCTGTTAGACAAGTAATCACAGACGCTTTTACGAAAATGGAGAATGCTATTGACCATTTTAATGAGAAAAACCAAGATGATATAGAAGTAGATACTGTTGATTTATCTAGTAAATTTGACAGTATATATGACTATGTTGACGATTATATAGATTAGGCTTGACATTTATATCAAAATATGATAGGATACAGACAATGGCATTAATTTATACACATAACAGTTCACCAAGACGCTTCAAGCGTGTTGTAAAGAACAAGAAATATTATGAAGCGCTTGCTGAGAGAGACAAGTTATTGAGACGATTAGGTATTGACCCCAACAGAAAGATACCAAAATACAGACCAGAGAAAATGAAAATACATACTGCCCCTGTGGCTCAATTGGTAGAGCAGACGATTTGTAATCGTCAGGTTGCAAGTTCAAGTCCTGCCGGGGGCACCAAACCTGTTTCTAATTGGCGATTAGAAGAAAGCAAAAAGTTTACTGTAGCACCTGCTTATAATAAAGGTGCATATCAAGTAATAACAAAAGAAAACATAAAGGATATAGGCAAATGATTAGAATATTAACAATAGTATCTCTTATTGCATGGGGTGTATTTTTTTATACGAGTGCAAAAGCAAATGAATATACAGAAGCAGTTGTTGGTCATGTTATACAAAACCATGATAAGATTGACCATAGTGCTTTGTTACAAGCAGAGTTAACAAGACTAGCACATAGAAATAGTATTGACTTAATAAACATTTTACAAGATTATCTCCCTGCTATACTTGATGGTATAGCGGCGGATTTAAGACAAAAATCAGACTTGGAGTATAAGTGCTCACTTCAACCTGATAATTATAAAAACAACGAGTGCAAATAGAGGATAGATTATGGCGAAAATGAATAAACAAGCAATGATGGAAAATATGTTAACCATGCCGGATATTATGAAAGAGTTTCATACTTATAAAACTGGCAAACAAAAGGCAAAATATTTAAGAGAAATGGGTACATTAAATTTACCACATGCTGTTAATTGGGAAAATTTAGCACAATGTTGGGAAGGCACGAAAAAGTGGCCAGCAAAGAAAACTATGGATGAAGATGATACTATACTAAAAGATTATCTGGATCCTGTAGGTGAAACAAATGCAGAAAAATCATTAACCATGCAGGAATTGGATGCGCTACTTTAGTATACCATTATTATTTCTGACAATTGGGTGTGGTTCTATGAGTGATAGAACAATACATGCTACTGCTTTTGTTGACCATTTGAACAATATGCCATCAGGTAAATCTAGTTATTTACTATGGCATAATCCAAATACAGGTAACAAAGGCGATATCAAAGTTACGAGAAGTTATCTAGTAAAAGGTATCAAATGTGCCGACTATACAAGTACAGTTGATATACAAGATAGCTGGCCTTTGAATGGTATAGGTTCTTTAGATAGAAGTACGGAACATGGTACAGCATGTCAATTACCAGACGGTAGATGGAAGATTATAGAGAGGGTATTATGAAACAACCAGGTCCAGGTGTAGCATTGTTATTAACTATAACATTGATACTTGCAATTCTTATGTTTAGTTATAAAGCAGAAGGTAAAGAAAATCTACATTGTGTTATAGAAGTTATCTATGATGAAAGTTTAGAAAACGAAGTAAGTAGAAGAATGATATGTAGAGACGGAGAAATTCCAGGTCAACCTGGGTATTGGCAGTTATTTGCTGCCTTTTATTATAATGGTGTTAGTGTGCCTGAATACTGCCGTTATGTTAAAGGAGATAATCTTTTTAGAATACCTAACAAGATATGTCTAAACGAAGATGGCACATGGAGGGACGGATGATTAAAATAATTTTTGGTATGATAATAGGTGGGTTTATCGTTTATCATAATCCAGACATAGGGATTGATATAGTCAATTTCTTTATTAACTTTTTAAAGGAGGTATTACAATGAAAAATATAATGCTTATAATACTAATCTCCTTCTTAACGATTAGCTGTGCTAAGACAGTTAAAATTGAACACGAAGGAGAAACCAAATCAGGTATGCTTGAAGAAGTACCAAAATGGTTTGTTGAGAAAGAAGGCAATAAAGGTCTTCTAAACAAAAAGGATAAGTTCTACCTATACGGTGTAGGTGTTGCAACAAGTCCTGATTTACAGTTAGCAATGGACAAAGCAACCATGATTGCAAAAGCAGATTTAGCTGATGTATTGCATGGCGAAATGAACAAGAATGCTAATGTGTTTATACAAGAAATAGGACAGGACGGTAATACTGTTGTTTCATCAGAAGCACAATCTACGATTGTTAACATGATTAAACAGACCAAAGTTCAAGGTTGGGAACAATGGAAGATAGCAATATCTATTACATCTAACAATCACTATAGAGTGTATATGGGACTTCAATTACCACTTGGCGAATACAACAAGTTAGAAGAATTAATCCGTGCTGAAGCAAAGAAACAAATTATAAATAGTGATATAGCAAAGAACAATGCTAAAACCGCTATAGATGAATTGACGGCGGTAGCAACGGAGTAAACAATGTATAAAGTATTCACTAAACCTAATTGTGTATTTTGTGATAGAGCAAAAGCATTATTAGATAAACTAGATATCTCATATGAGACCTACGGTTTAGGTGAACATTATGAAGGTGGTGACGGTAAATATTCTGTCACCATAGACCAAATGTTTGAAATGATAGGTAAACAAGTTAGGTCAATGCCACAAATAATGATAGATGATAAACTGATAGGTGGTTATACAGATTTAAGAGAATATCTAATAAATCAAGGAAAGATTAACTTTTCTGGAGAAATCGTTGAAACCAAAGAAAAATAGATTGGTGTACCAACCCAGGACGGACAAAACCAAAGCGAGTGTAGTGTTATGACAGCGAAAATATACGCTTTTCCAAGCGGAAAACAGATACCAGCTCTGACTAAAGAGCAAAGAGAACCTGTTAAAAAAAGAATAGCAGACCAGCAGACTAAAAAATATGCTGACGCTGTAGCAGACGATATTATGATACAAATGATTGGCACATTACAACATGAAGGTATGAATATAGGTAAAATTGATAAAGATGGACAAAAAACATTTTTAGATGTAGGTATATTCATGGAAGCATTTAGAGGTTTAATCTATAGAGAATTAGATTTAAAGCACCCTTTTCATTATGTTACTGATAAGATGATGTATGTAGAACAACAAAAAGATAAAAAGTATTCTGTAATAGACTATTCAGGTAAAGAGATAGTTGAAAAACAAGAAGACATGGAAATTCAATTTGAAGGTGAGGAAATAGATAATGATATTGATAGATTACAGCCAGATAGCGATAAGTAATATCGCTGTACAATTGGCAATGAGTAAGGACAAAAATGTCCTATCTCCGTCAATGGTACGCCATATGGTACTTAACTCTATAAGAGGATTTGTACATAGGTTTAAAAACGATTATCCAGGCGAAGTAGTATTATGTATTGATGGTCCTGCACCATGGCGTAGAGATATCTTTGAACACTACAAAGCAAAGCGTAGAGAAGGTAGAGACGAAAGCGCCACAGATTGGGAAACTGTATTTGGTCTTATTCATACAATCAAAGAAGAAATAAAAGATAATTTTCCATACAAAGTAGTTCAATTAGATAATGTTGAAGCAGACGATATTATTGCTGTGGTATGTAAGAAAGAACATAAACAAAAAATTCTTATCATATCAGGTGATAAAGACTTTCAACAATTACAAAAATATCCTAACATTACCCAATATGCACCTATTCAGAAAAAATTTATTGAAACTGAAAATCCACAAGAGTATATTTGGGAACATATTTTACGAGGTGATACATCTGATGGTATTCCTAATTTCTTATCACCAGACGATACTTTTGTTAACAAGATAAAACAAAAACCCATTATGAAAAAGAAGTTACAATACTGGATTGAAACATTGATGAAAGGTGGTGACGCTAAAGATTTTTGTAACGAATATCATTTAAGAAATTTCCAAAGAAACCAAAGACTAATAGATTTTGATTTCATACCAGACGAAAAGGAAGATGATATATATAATACATTTAAGAATACTACTGTTGCAAGTCGTGGCAGTATTTTAACATATCTAATTAACAATGATTTAAAAGAGTTAATTGGAAAAATAGAGGAGTTTTAAAATGGCAGTAAATGACGCTACCTATAATTTATCTTACCATGAGATATTAATGAAAGTTAATAATAAGAAAGATAAAGCAGGTAAACTAGAAGTATTAAGAAAATACGATACTGAACAATTAAGAATGTTTTTAAAGGGTAGTTTTGACCCTAACTGTGAGTGGTTATTACCAGAAGGCGCACCACCATATAAAGTGAACGAAGCGCCACTTGGCACAGAGCATAACTGGTTAAAGATGGAAGTTAAAAGGATGTTTCACTTACTTAAAGGTGGCAATCCACAGTTAAATCAAATAAAAAGAGATAACATGTTTATTCAAATGTTAGAAGGTTTAAGCGCTGAAGAAGCACAATTACTAATTGACGCTAAAGACGGTCTCCTGAACAAGAAATACAAGGGATTAACAGCAAATTTAATCAAGGAAGCATTTGGTTGGGACGATAATTTCATGCGGAAGAACAATTAATTGTTGACAAAATGTCGCACCTCCACTAAAGTGTTGAAATATAACGCTTTTTTCTTTGATATTTATGGTCTTTTTTGTTGACAAATCGCTGTTTTTAGTCTATAGTATACCTATAATTAACAAAAAGGATACATTATGAAACAAAAAACAGTTAGAAACGAATTACTTAAATTCAAAGACGAACCACTTGACGGTCAGGATTATGAAACTGCCGCTCATTTGATTGCTGGCAGACAGTTTATTGCTGCTGCTAATTTCATTGATAGATTAGATAGTTTTCCTAGAGACGAAATGAAAATCATTATCGCTAGAACTTGTAAAACTGTCTTCATTGAAATGTTTGACGCTAACCCAGACCTTTACGGTCAAAGATACCTTTATGGAGGACTATAATATGAGTAAAATTAAAAATTTTATGTTTGATGAAGCTGAAAAAGCTTTAGATGTTTGTTTAGAAAAACTTAAAACAGACACAGTTGATAATGTCTTAACATACGCTAAGACTTTAAATGTTGATTGGTCTTTTGCAGGATTTACTCCTGACTATGAGAACCACCAAGATTGTTGGGACGAATTTGAAGACTTTTTATGGGCAAATAAATAGTATGGATAATAAAAATATAATTGAAACAATTAACTATGCCATTAACGATATTAATAATGGCATGGAAGAAAGTGCCATACAAGAACTAAAAGACCTTGTAAAAAAACTTGAAGAACAAAACGAGGAAAACATATGAAATACTTAACCACGATATTAACAATATTTGGTCTATATCTAATTGTATTAGGTTGTAGTCCAAAAGAAATAGAATGTACAGATGATGGTTGTCCAGAATTTGATGTTGATGAAATTACTATACCACCAGTATTAGATGACCAAGAGATAAGAGGTGAACTAGATATACAAAAACTAGTGGTACCTGTTATCAGTACAGAAACAAAAGATGATTTTGTTTATTCATTAAACAAATGTATTGACCATATATACTCAACATTACCTAGTGAACAACATATACCAAGAGAACTAGTGATTGCTCAAGCAGCAATTGAAACTGGTTGGGGTAAAAGTAGATTTGCTAATGAAGGTAATAATTTATTTGGCATTCGTACATTTAACAAAGATGATGAATGGTTATTACCAATCACTTGGGACCAAAACAAATGGATTGGTTGGGGTGTAAAAGTTTATGCGGACAGATGTGAAAGTGTAAAAGATTATGTACGAATACTTAACGAAGTATGGGCATATGAAGAATTTAGAGAAGTAAGAGAAAACGGCGGTACTGTTTTTGAATTGGCAGACACATTAACAAAGTATGCTTCTAAACCTACATATACTATTTTAGTTAAAAATATTATAAGACATAATATATTAGGTGTATATGAACTCTAAAGAAAAACTATTTTGGCGTAGAGTTGACGCTCTCAAGGCATATCTTAAAAAAACTGAATGTGTTTTACCAGATATGCATGCCATGTTTAAAATTAAATTGATTTTATTAATGCAAAATGTGAAGGAGTTATAATGAATATTTTTTATCTACATAAGGATCCTCAAATTTGTGCAGAGCAACACCTAGATAAACATTGTAGTAAGATGTTGGTAGAGTATGCTCAGTTGATGTCAACAGCACATAGAATAATTGATGGTACAGAATACGAAGGTAGAACAAAAACAAATCGTAGAATTAAAAGATGGAAACATCCTACTAAAGACAATATATTATATATTGCTTGTCATGTAAATCACCCAAGTGCCGTATGGTGCCGTGATAATGCATATAATTATAACTGGTTATACAGAATGTGGTCTCACTTACACGACCAATTTCAATTACGATATGGTAAAAAACATTTATCATATACCTTATTACATGAAGCATTGAGAAACCCACCTAAAAATATACCATTAAATAAACCATTTACACAACCTACACAGGCAATGCCTGATGATGTGAAACACGAAGACAGTATTACTGCTTATAGAAACTACTATATACATTATAAACATAGTTTTGCTAAATGGAAAAACGGCATGATACCTGAATGGTTTAGTAAAGGAGTTGCAAATGCTAACTAATATATTATTGGGATTAATTTTACTAACACTATTAGGGATAAGTGTTATGATATATGCAATAGGGGAGAAAATAAGTGAAAAAACAAAGTAAACAATTTAAAAAAGATGAACCACCAATACCATTTCATTTTAAATTTTATCTTATCTATTGGGAAGATATACAAAGTGATAGTGGGTGGCGAGAACTTAAAGATATACAAGCGTCTAAACCGGCAATATGTGTATCTACAGGTTGGTTAGTTAAGAAAGACAAAAAGGTACATATCTTAATGTCAGATTATAATTATGATGATAAAGGTGATTTAGCAGATGGTGGCAATACTACAGTTATACCTACCAAAAATGTAATTAAGAAATATGAGATAGAGGGATTATGAGGGAATTTGTAGTTAATTGTTGGGACGGTGTGATGAATTTTAATCACAACCCATTAAAAAATATACCAGACTTACAAGTAAGACATTTAATATTACAGATACTAGCATGGATGTGGTGTATAACTTTTTCACTATTCTTTTCATCATGGTATATCTTTGGCATCTCCGTGGTTGCTCACTTTGTTTTAATATTGGCAATAGTGGTAACTGTGGCAACATTTGTATCTACAGAAAGAATGTATAGATTTAAGTCAGGTTATCATTCTTCTAATAGAAGCAGAGGTACTGTATATTATAGAGATATACATGGTAATGCTTATAAAGTACCATTACCAAAGAATGACCCTGGAGGAGAGCACGATTAATGCCAACATATAGATTTTATAATACAAAGACAAAAGAAGAATATGAGGAGTTGATGTCTATTGCAGAAATGGAAACATTAATAAAAAAGAAACATATTACTTTAATGCCACCTACACAGATGAATATTGTAGGAAGTGTAGGACAGTTAGATAGTAAAACAGATAGTGGTTGGAAAGAAATGTTAAGTAGAGTTGCAGAAGCACATCCAGAAAGTAATTTAGCTGACAGATATGGTAAGAAAACCAACGCTCAAATCAAAACTAAACAATTATTGAATAAGTATAGGAAGAAAAAGAAATAAATAGAATTGAGATATTAAACAGCACTAACTTTGTAGGGATATCATATGTAGCCTGAAGATTGTAAGCTGAGTTTAATCTTAATCCGTGAAGGACATATAATGGTAAGTAAAAAGAAAACATTGGCAATATCATCAAGTGAATTGAATGAAATTAAACCAATAACAGAAACACAAAAAGAAGTCTTTGCTCAATATAAAGCAGGACAAAATCTATTCTTATACGGTGTAGCAGGAACAGGTAAAACATTTATTGCATTATATAATGCTTTAAAAGATGTGTTGGATCCTAAATCACCAAGAGAACGAGTATATATTGTCCGTTCATTGCTTCCAACAAGAGATATAGGTTTTTTACCTGGTGATGAGGAAGACAAATCATATTTGTATCAAGTGCCTTATCAAAACATGGTACGATTTATGTTTAAACAACCTGATGACAGGTCGTTTGACCAGTTGTATATGAATTTAAGAAATCAAGGTACAATTGATTTTCTATCAACAAGTTTTTTAAGAGGTATCACAATAGACAATGGCGTAATCATTGTTGACGAATGCCAGAACTTAAATTTCCACGAATTAGACACCATTATGACTAGAGTAGGACAAGATACTAGAGTTATATTTGCAGGTGATATTCAACAAACAGATTTAACAAAGACAAATGACCGTAATGGTATATTAGACTTTGTAAATATAATGAACCAGATGAATGAGGTAGAATGTATAGAGTTTGGTATACCAGACATTGTAAGAAGTGGTCTGATAAAATCATATCTCATTCAAAAAATAAAGTTAGGACTCCACTATGAGTAATTTTTCAAAAGCATTAGAAATAATATTACACCACGAAGGTGGTTATGTAAACCACCCAAAAGATCCAGGTGGTGAAACAAATTTAGGTGTTACCAAAAGAGTATATGAAGACTTTGGTGGTACTAAAGATATGAAAGAGTTAACACAAGCAGATGTTGAACCAATATATAAAAAAAATTATTGGGACAAATGTAAATGTGATGATATGCCAGAGGCATTAGCATTATGTGTATTTGATTTTGGCGTAAATGCAGGACCAGGTCGTGCAGCCAAGTATTTACAAACAATGATTGGTACTGTGGCAGATGGCGGCATAGGACCAAATACTTTAAAAGCATTAGATAGTTACCTTGAAAGTGAAAGCGTAAAATCTGCTGTAGCTACTTACCAAGCAGAGAGACAAAAATACTATGAAAGTCTATCCACATTTGATACATTTGGTAGAGGTTGGACTAGACGAGTAGATGAAACTACGGACAAAGCATTAACACTAATTTAGGCTTGACTTTTTCACTATATTGTGATATAATACAGTATAGATTAAAGAAAAGGATTATATAATGTTTAATCACATTACCCCAACAGGTGATATGCCACCTTTAAAAGCAAAAAATGTATCAGGTAAAAGATTTTATGAACACCTGGAAACCAAAGAAGTATATCCTTCTATCACAAGCGTTTTATCTATTAGACAAAAACAAGGTCTTATAGAGTGGCGTAAAAAAGTTGGTGATGAAGTTGCCAACCATGTTATGATAACTGCTGCCAATAGAGGTACAGCAGTACACAATATGGTAGAGGATTATCTAAACAATCTTAACATAGATGAAAACGAGAAGTATAAAAAACAATTTCTACCTAGAATGATGTTTCAGGTTCTAAAACCTGAATTACAAAATATAAATAATATTAGGCTACAAGAAGCCCAAATGTACTCAACAGATTACACCGTGGCAGGTCGTTGCGATTGTATTGGTGAGTATGAAGGCGTACTATCAATTATAGATTTTAAAACATCTAAAGGAGATAAAAAGGAAGACTGGATAGAAAACTATTTTATTCAAGGTAGTGCTTATGCAGAAATGTACGAAGAACACTTTGGCGAACCTGTAGAACAGGTAGTAATATTAGTTGTAACGGAAGAAGGAACAACACAGGTATTTAAGAAAAGTAAAAAAGACTATCTACCTCAATTAAAAGACGCTATAACAGACTTTTACAAATGGGTAGAAAAAAATGAAAAAAATTAAAGAACTATCATTGTTAGTATTTTTACTAACATTTATTATAATTGTTTCAGTATGGACAACATCAGCAGCTGCTGAAGGACCAAAGTATGATTTATCAAAAATGAAGCAGAGACAAGTACCTGCTTATTGTGGAGATACTGGGTTTATGTTTGAAACATCATTAGAATTATTTAATGAATTACCAATTGCAGGTGCTGAAGTTAGAACGGCAGGAATGCCAGATGCTCCAATCATAGGTATCATTACTCTAACTTATAACGAAGATAGAGGTTCAGGTACTGTAATGATGACTATACCAGCAATAGGCGAGACATGTGTTCTAGCATATGGTATGAATTGGCAATTTTATAACGAAATTCATGTTGAAGGTAATGAGAGTAAATAGTATGGACGGCGGGGCAGTACCGCCCACCTCCACCACAGACACGGGGGTGAAATAGGTTCGACAGCTATTAGAAATCGTGCTGGAGTGGATAGTCCAAAGACTTAAAACTAAAATAAAAGCAAACTTTAATGAGTATGCATTAGCAGCGTAGGCTGTTAGGGGTTTGCCTTGTACCTTGCAACAGAAACAAGGCACCAAACAAAGGAGATTGTTATGATTGAAGTATTAGAAATTTTATTACCAGTTGGTATCATAGTTGCATGTGCTTATGGCATTGGGTATCTATCTGGAAGTGAGGCAACAAGAGAAATTTATAACCCAACATTGAGAAAGAATGATTTAAAATGAAACAAAGTGATGAGTTTTATCGTCTATTAGATGAAATGAAAAGAGTCCATAATCTTAAAAGGCATGATTATGCAAGTAAAGAGGACATCTTTCAAAATTTTAGAACAAGTGAACTAGGTGGTATTCCTGCCTGGAAAAGTGTAGCAATTAGAATTGGTGATAAGTTTAGTCGTTTAATGTCCTTTGTAAAACAAGGTGAATTGCATGTAGAAGATGAAACAATTGGTGATACTCTTATTGACATGGCTAACTATGCTTTAATTTGTCATATATTATTTTATGAACAAAAACTTAAAAACCTAAGCGCTGACGCTGATGAACTGACGGAGCGTTTACTGGAGAAACATAGATGACACCTAAACAATTCGCTCTTGTAATTGAAAAGAGGGCAAGTACAAAGAAGATAACACACATGGATGCTATACTAAACTATTGTGAAGAAAAACAAATAGAACCAGACCAGATTACACATTTAATAAATAGAAACCTGAAAGAAAAGATTAAGGCTAATGCACAGGACTTAAATTTTCTTCCAAAAACGGCAGCATTGCCAGGAGTATAAAAATGGAACCAGCAACAATATCATTAGTTATATTTGGTACCCTATGGATTGTAGGCGTATTAAGTAACTAATTATGAAAGAAGGATATGAGGCATACAAGAAATACCTTGCTATTAAATTACATTTTACTAAAGATGAATTTGATTTTTTCAAATATGGTGGAACGACTAAGGCAAAATATGAAACCTTCACACAAAGAAATGATAGATACTTTTTTGTCAAGGCAGCCAGAAAATACGGTGACGAAATTGTTGATTATTTTGTCAGTAACTATATAGCAAACAAAACGCCATATATAAAAGATATGAATGAGGATTCATATTTAGATTGGCGTAAGAGAATAGATGGTTTAACATATTATTTTAAGATTGATATGGAAAAACTATTGAAGAAAACTGATGGAGATTTTGATAAGTTATTTAAGTGTTATAGAAGACAACACCCACCTATACTAAAGATGTATATGGCAAAAAAGATAACACTTGAAACTATGTGTATATTAGAAACTATATTGAACTATAGTAAATCACTAGACAAAAATATAGATGAAACATACATATGGCCGACAGTTAAACAAAAGATTATGAAGTACAGACCTTTTGTTAAATTTAATATGGAAAGAATGAAACTTGAATTGAGGAAAATGTTAACATGAGAATACCATTTACATTAAAAGAGAGAGATTATATAATGAGTGAGGACTTTCCTTGGTATCTAGGAATACACACAAGCGACCCTAAGCATACAACAACAATACAATTACCAAACACTAAAGAAGTGCCTATGCTAACACACCAAATATATAATCGTGGTAAAGAGCATAGCAATTTGGCGCCAAGTATATTAGAACAAATCAAAGAAGTAACAAACTACAAAAAAATTTTAAGAGTAAAATTTAACTTACTCTTACAACAAGAACGAAAAACAATTCATCCGCCACATGTAGATTGGGATATACCACATAAAGTATTTCTACACTATATTTGTGGTGATGGTTGCACAATATTATATAAACAAAAGTGGCAAGGTTTTCCAACAACAGATTTAACAAAAGACATGGAGATACACCCTATAGAAAATACTGGTGTCTTCTTTGATGGTGAGACTTTTCATACAAGTACAAGTCCAGTAAAAGAACCAAGACGAATAGTAATGAATGTAGATTATGAATAACCATCATGTTTTTGGTAATGGCACAAGCAGATTATCTATTGACATTGATAAACTTGAAGGTACGAAATATGGTTGCAATGCAATTTATAGAGATTATTATACAGACTATCTTATTGGTAAAGATAAAAATATATGTTCAGAAATATTGGCGTCAGAATGTTGGCAAGACAGAAAAGTTGTAATGCAAACACAATGGCGTAATGACAGTTTAGTACGAGAGGCATATGAACATATTACATGGTGGAAAGATATAGTGGGTACAAATGATTATACAGATTGTGGTAGTGTTGCATTGACAATCGCTTCACAAAATGCAAGTGATAATAATGACAAATATATATACATGTATGGTATGGACTTTGATGACCCCAATAGCAATAAGATTAATAACATATATCACGGTACAAGAAATTATATTGGTAGAATGGGTCAACGAAAAGGTGTAACAAAAGAGTTTATGAGAGTGTTTGATATATACAAAGATTTAAGATATGTACATGTAAACACTAGAATGCCAGAACAATTGGCAGATAAGGATAATGTATTATGGCAGATGATATAAGAGTTGAATTTAGTAACACGGAAGTTATTAACTTTACAGCGTGTCCTATATTTCACACAAGCACAGACTTTAGATTAACTGATGATGAAATGCAAATACTCACGGAAGAGACTGGTGGCACACGGTTAGGCGATGGTATATATAGAGGAAAAGCACAAATAAGTAATAATCACAATGTATTAGACACACCCGGACTTGAAAGAGTACAACGATTTATGTTGCAGACAGGACAACACTTTGTAAAGAATACACTAGAAATAGAGAATGAGTTTTATCTAACACAAACATGGTTTACAAGAAACGATAAAGAAAGTGCTCATCATACACATACACACCCAAACAGTATTTTAGCGATGGTCTATTATCCTCAATGTGAAAGTGGTGACATGGTAGTATCAGTAGAAAAAAATAATATGTTTCCACATTTTGATTTCAATTGGAAATTATCCAAATATAATAATTTCAATGCTAAGTCATGGTCAATACAAGTACGAACTGGTGATGTAGTAATTTTTCCAGGTTATGTTGCACACAAAACAACACCAAATGAAAGTGATACAGTACGATATGCTTTGGGTGCTAATTTCTTTACAAGAGGCACATTTGGTACATATGAGAACACAGATTTATTGGAGTTGAAATGAGTAATTTATTTGTATTAGGTAATGGCGAAAGCAGAAAAAACATACCAGTTGATATGTTAAAGTATTCTGGTAAAGTATGGGGTTGTAATGCCATTTATAGAGAACATAAACTAGATGGTTTGATTGCAGTTGACCCTATGTTAGAACATGAAATATATCGTAGTGGTTATGCACACGAAAATTCTGTTTACTTTAGAAGTTGGGATACTATGCCTGCTGAACATTATGATATGATGATAGAGGCACAAACAAGTAACATGAAAAATCCAGAGATAAGAGAGTGGCGATATAATCCAGAAGGACATTATTTAAGTTTTGTTATACATGGTCAATCTACTGTTGATACAAATAGAGACAGTACAAGATGGAAAGGTGATGGTTTTGAAAATGTTTATGTGAGTTGGTTATATGGTAAAGATAAAATTACAATGTTAAAAGATATAATGGCAGATTATTATGGCGCTGCTTGGGAAGGTGATGTTATAGGACCAGAAGACCCAGGCTGGTCATCAGGTGCTACTGCCATGTATGTTTCTTGTAAAGTAGAGAAACCTAAAAAGTGTTATCTACTAGGCATGGACATGTATAGTACAACAGATTTTATAAATAACTTATATAAAAATTCTTACGGTTACCTAGAAAGCAAGGAAAATGCAGTAACACCACAGAATTGGGTAATCCAGATGGGGCGTGTTATGGTAAGATTTAAGGATATAGAGTTTATTAAGGTTAATCCTAGTGGAAATAGTGAGATTTCTCAAAGAATGCCACAATGGGATAGTCTTCCAAACATTACATATATGCATATGGAAGAATTTGAAAAAAACTTTAATTTAAGGCTTGACATTTAGCACAATTCGTGTTATAATGTTAATAATAATAGCAAAAAGAACTAATTACTCTTTTTGAATAGTGCAAGGAAGAGGGTTTCACCAGAGGCTCGAACTTGACTTCTCAGGGGTGGTACCCAGGTCAGTTGTGGAAAACACAAAGGGCAATATCTCAAATACCAAGAGGGAGAAGGTTAAACTGATTTTAGGACTGGAATCCGGTTCAGTTTTTGTGGGTAATTCCATAGTCCCACCTATTTTCTATTATAAATAGATGTGTACGATTATATAGTACAAGAAAGAAGAATACAAATACAACGAATACAAGGAGATAAAATATGTCATTCGCAAATCTAAAACGAAGTCGAGGTAATTTCGACAAACTAACTAAAGAGTTAGAAAAAGTACAAACCCCCACAAACAATCAAAATTCTTCCTCAGATGATAGGTTCTGGAAACCAGAACTAGATAAATCAGGTAATGGTTATGCTGTTATCAGATTTCTACCTGCTGTAGAAGGAGAAGAACTGCCTTGGGCAAGAGTATGGTCACATGCTTTTCAAGGACCAGGTGGTTGGTACATTGAAAATTCTTTAACTACACTAGGTCAAAAAGATCCAGTTAGTGAAGAAAATACTAAATTATGGAATACAGGCTCAGACGCCGACAAAGAAATTGCTCGTAAGAGAAAAAGAAAGTTATCTTACTTTACAAATATTCTTGTAGTGAATGACCCTAAGCATCCTGAAAATGAAGGTAAGGTGTTTCTATACAAATTTGGTAAGAAAATTTTTGATAAACTTACTGAAGCAATGAAACCTGAATTTGAAGATGAAAAGGCAATCAACCCATTTGACTTTTGGGAAGGTGCTAACTTCAAATTAAAAATTAGAAAAGTTGATGGTTACTGGAACTATGACAAATCTGAATTTGAAACTACATCTAAATTGAAAGAGGCAGATGAAGAAATAGAAGCGATTTGGAAAATGCAGAAACCATTAGTAGAATTTTCAGCACCAAGTAATTTCAAATCTTATGATGATTTAAAAGCGAAATTTGAAAAAACTGTATATGGTACTGGAAAATCTGAAACAGCAGACCAAATTGATATCCCACCTGTAAGTGCTGCTGTTGAAGAGGTAAGTGAACAAGTAAAAGAAACTGTAGCGTCAGCGCCAATTGATACTCCCCCTAGTAATGATGACGAAGACGATACTATGAATTACTTTAGCAAATTAGTTAACGATTAAACTAATCTCTCCTGCTATAAACACTTACATTAAGGGGGACTTTGTCCCCCTTTTTTAATATATATTGATATGATAAAAGACTATATAGCACACGATTTATTTCCAACACCTGTATATCAGAATAATATTCCTGTAACTACACTTGACGAAATAAGACAGGAAGAATATAGAGAAATACTACCTGATAGAAATGGTTACTATACAAAGAATACTAGAATATTAGATAAGTACACAGACTTAAAAAAAGTTATACAAGAACACATTGATTGCTTTGTCTTTGAACATTTACTCATAAAAAGAATATATGAGTTTCCTATATTGAACAGTTGGGTCAATAGACATATACGAAGTGATTTCTCACATAAACATTTTCATTGTCATTCATTAATAAGTGGCATATACTACCTCAAGGCACCACAAGATGGTGGCATGCCAATGTTTTGGAAACCTGATGGTTTCTCAAATCTACTAGGTACAATGTTTAACTTTGAGTTAAGTGGTGATAATGGTATCAATAAATTAGTATATAAAGTTAATGTAAAAGATGGTGATTTATTACTGTTTCCATCACATTTATATCATTCAGTAGAAGAAAGTAAAACAGACGAGGAACGATACTCTTTGGCATTTAATGTATGGGTCAAGGGTGAGTTTGAGGCCAGCGATATAAGCGAATTATCATTATAAATAGTCCATTACTATGGATTTATTTTTTACAATTTTAGTTGATTTTGGATTGCCAGTTGCAGCTGCAATGGTAATGGGGGTATTCATATACATTATTTTAAAGTATATACTATCCGGTGTTGTAGGTCAAGTACAAACAATCACTATGTTAATCTCCGCTTTAGACAACAGAATTAAAACTATGAACCACGATATGGTAAAACTTGATATATTAATAAGTAGCGCTTTGAACTTACGACCTGACCTTGATAGAATATCCAGAGCAGATGGTAAAGAAGACGCCAGAAAAGACTAATGGATATTGTAGAGATATTAAACCAGTATGGTTTTGCCACAGTAGCAGCAATTGCTATGGGGTATTTCATCTATTTTATTTACAATTATATCACCGGTAATATCATAGAAAAATTAGACAAAGCACAAATCACTACCATAGCATTAATTGATAGAATTAGAATGCTAGATAATGACTTAATAAGATTACGGTCAAAACTGAATACCGTACTAGAAATGAGGGAAAATGAACAAAGAGACGGCACAAAAAAGTCTGGAAATGCAGAAAAACTACTTGAAGGTGATGAAAAGTAACGGTATAATAGTTGGCGCAGTAATACTATTAACTTTTACTACCGTTGCAATATTAGACTACCTCCTATTATAAATATAAGCATGAACAAGGCACTTTTAAAAGTGCTAGGGGGCAGTCTTATATTATGTACTTTGAGTTTACCTAGTACATCAAGCGAATTAGTATATCAATTTGGCAATCCCGCATTTAGTGGTGTTGGTTACTCAAGCCATGTGTTGTCAATTGAACAATTAAATTATAATAGAGAAAAGCAGGTTACAGATGACGCTAAGTCAGCGGCAGCTGCTCAGGCACGATTAGAAAACAATACTACAATTAACAAGTTTATTAAGAATGTAGAAAGTCGTATCTATGCTAATTTGTCCAAACAGTTAGTTGATAACATGTTTGGTACTGAATGTTCTGGTACTTGTCCTACAAGTGGCACAGCAACAGTAGAAGGTTCACAAATTGCTTGGATAAAAGATACCTCTACAGAAATTATTACATTAACAATTACTGACCCTAATGGCAATGTTACTACAATGTCCGTGCCACTAGGTGACTTTAAATTTTAGAAGATTATGGGTATATACGAAGTTATAAAAGTGTTAGGTTTGATGTGTCTATTGACAGGTTGTGCCTCTAATAGTCAAAACATAAAAAAAGGTGCAGAACCTTTTATTGAAGGTTCAACAACAATAGAACTATTAAGAGAGATACCTGATTTAGATAATCAACCTGTAATTACAATTGCTGTTTATGAATTTACTGACCAAACAGGACAAAGAAAACCTAACCCTAACTTTTCTCAATTGTCAACGGCAGTTACACAAGGTCCTGATGTTTGGGTGATATCTGCTTTAAAAGCAGTTAGTGAAGGTGATTGGTTTAAAGTAGTAGAAAGAAAAGGTTTAAACAACCTAATTAAAGAGAGACAATTAATTAGGTCAACAAGAGAATTATATGATGGAGAGAGTGAGGCAAAAAATCAATTGAAACCTATGTTATTTGCAGGTCTCATAATAGAGGGTGGCATAGTAGGTTATGATAGCAATGTTGTAAGTGGTGGTGTTGGTGCAAGATATTTTGGTATAGGCATGAGTGAAATGTACCGTACAGACCAAGTAACAGTTTCATTAAGAGTTGTTGCTGTTCAGACTGGAGAAATATTACTTACAGTCCATGCAACAAAGACAATCGCAAGTTATAATAAGGGCGGTGATGTATTTAGATTTTTAGATATGAGTACAAAGGCGTTAGAATTAGAAACTGGTGCAGCTACAAACGAACCAGTTAGTTATGCGATAAGAACAGCGATAGAGTATGCAGTATTACAGATGGTTTATGAAGGCGTTAACAAAGACCTTTGGAAAATGAAAGGCGTAGAAGGAGTAAGATGAGAAATGTAACAAAAATAGTTATGTTTTTGATGATGTTTACATTGCCAGTAATGGCGAATGATATTTATGTAACACAATCCGGTGCTACATTAACTTTAGATGTATTACAAGACGGACAAAACAACACAATAGGTAACAGTACCACAGCTTCAACAGTAACAGGTGCTACATCTAACTTTAACATTGACCAAATTGGTAATTCAAATGTGTTGACATTTGATATTAATGGTGCAAATTACACAGGTGTTTTTAGTACGACTGGTAATAGTAACAATATAGATTTCAATTGTGATAGCGGAGGAACAGTTAGTTCATGTGCCACAGTTACAGCGTCAATTATTTGGGTAGGTTCTTCAAATGATTTAGATATTGATGTTGGTGAAACAGCAGACGCTACGGGTGCTAATATTACGATAGCAGGTGCTTCTGGTAGTGATAGTAATGTTATTGCTGGTACAGTAGATGGTACAAGTGTTATCTTTACTTTATCAGTAAATGGTGATACAAATAATTTCTTGGTCGACATAGACGGAGATGGGGATAGTGCAGGACATACCTACATACACACACATACAGGTTCAATTGCTGATGTTGACATAACACAATCAGGTATATATGACAACATGATTACTTTAACAACAAGTGGCGACAACCACAATATTGATATTATACAAAGAGACTAATATGGATTGGATTTTAATTTTATTATATACAGGAGTGATTACATATGCGGCTTACAAATTTTATAATTGGGTGCATAGTCTTAACCCTTACGATTTTACTCCCAAAAAGTAGTTTTGCTAATATTGGCAATGTTACTCAATTAGAGGGTAACGGTGTCATTGATAGACAAGACGGTGATGAGGGTATTGTAATTGAAAAAGAATTAGATATATTTTCATACGATACTGTAAAGACAGGTAATGGTAAAGTTGGGATAGAGTTTATAGACAATACAAGAGTTGACATCACCCAACATTCAAAACTTATCATAGATGAGTTTGTTTATGACCCAAACAGTAAGACCGGTAAACTATCATTGAAAGCAAGTCTTGGCACAGTAAGATATGCCTCAGGACAAATTGCAAAAAATTCAGCAACAAATGTACAGATAACGACACCAACGGCAACGATTGGTGTTCGTGGTACAGATTTTACTATGACAATAGATGAAGTAGGTTCATCTACAATTATATTGTTACCAAGTTGCGATACAAATGGTAATTGTTTTGTAGGTGAGATAAGTGTTGAAAGCGACGCTGGTCAAGTTATACTTAATCAGGCATTTCAAGCTACAGTAGTTGATACAGTTGCAAGTAGACCATTGACGCCTGTAATTTTAAATTTAGATGAAGATATGATTAATAACTTAATGATTGTATCTAAACCTGCTGAAATAGAAAGTATGCAAAATGAAGAAGGACTTAATGAAGTTGCAGACGCTTTAGATATTGACTTTTTACAATTTGATGATTTAGAAGTTGATTATTTGGCAGAGGATGAAAGTCAATTTAAAACAGGACTTGATATTGATTTTTTAGAACAAAATTTTTTGGCTGATATCTTGGCACAGATTAACAAAGAGTTAGCAAAAGCAATGAGGTCAGAATTTGATAAACAAAAATCAGCAGATGGTATATTACTAGGTAAGAATCCTGAAACTGGTGTCATAATATTAGATGAAGACCCAGAGTGGGTATGGATAAGAGAAGACGCTAGTGGTAGTTATATAGAACTACGATTAGATAAAGAGTATGGATATATTTTAAATATTGTGCAAAGTGAATTTGAACAATATGATTTTCAGTTAGGAGGGCAAGACAATGCTATTACGATACAGCAAATTAATTAGTTTCTTATTTGTATTGTTTTGTTGCACATCAGCATTTGCTGAGACGGCACATATAAACTATACTGATACTAATATGTACAATAAGATTAAAGGTGAACTAGAAACATTAGGGTTTACAGTTACAGGTACAAATAGTGGGTCAGTAAGTTTAAGTGATTTTACTGGTAAAGATTTACATATCAATGTTGCAGGTAATAATAACTGTGGCAGTACATGTAAGACGGCATATGAAACTTATATAGGTGCAGGTGGTAATGTTATTATTGCAGGTAATGGTGACCGTGATGGCAATAGAACACTTAGCATTGAAAGTCTTGTAGAAAGTAAATTAAGTGTAGGTACTATTACAATATATAATGGTGAAGCGAACTATCTATCACATCCTCATGGTACTCAATATTCAAGTACAAATACTTATTGGGTTACAAGAAATGTTTTTAGAATGGACTCTGGTGGTACGGCATTAGCAGATAATTCAGGAGCAAACCTCAGTACATGGAAAAACTGGGCAGTATATGGTTATGGTAGTAATGGTGGTAAATTAATTATTACACTTGACCAAGCACAATTTAATCATAGTGGTAATAATAATAGTGCCACTTGGAATACAAGATTGTATACCTTTTTAGAAGAAACACTTGAAGAAGAAGGTATATTATCAACCACAGTAAATATAACAGCAACAACAAGTCAATCATCTACAATAACAAGTGATAAAGCACAAACAGGTAATGGTCTTAAAATGACTATTACAGGTGACGGTAATACTTTAAATGTAGAACAAGAAGGTGAGAATAATTTTATAGTAGGTACAGATTGGTCTAGTAATAGTGCAATCACAGGTGATAATAACACAATCAATATTGACCAAGGTAATGTAACGACAAGTGGTAGTAGTGGCAACAATGGTCTTGCATTAGATATAACAGGCAGTACAAATACACTTAATATATCACAAGGAGATTATGCTACAGACACAGGCGACCATAGAATATTTTTAGACATTGATGGTTCTACAAATACACTAACTTTACAACAAAGAAATAATGGTACAACATCAAGTGAGCATTATATGAATTTAGATTTGGATTCAGGTTCAAATGTCATTACAATGCAACAATTAGATAATGGTGATAAGATATTGTTTTTAGATATCAACAATAGTAATAATGCAGTAGATGTAAACCAATCAGGTACAGGCGAACACTTTTTAGACTTAAAGTTAGACACAGGTTCTTATGCACATGATGTTGATATCTCACAGACAGGTTCAGGTGACCATGCGGCTAGAGTGGAATTAGATGGATATTCCACAGACTTTGATTTAGTACAACAAGGTTCTACAGACCAGGACTACAATGTAAATATGACTTGTGGTACATCAAGTGGTTGTACCCTATCAACAACACAAGGTAACTAAATAGTAATATGAAGTATGTTACCCATTGGGCAACGGCATTTATTACTGTCATGTTTTTGACTTACATAGGTTTACAAGACCCATGGTTTAAAGAGTTGTTGCGATTAAAGAGTTTTGACTATGTACTCCAGAATGAGGAGAAGACACCCTCACAAGACATTACCATAATCACTATAGACGAAGAAGCGATTGAGAAATACGGTCAATGGCCGTGGAAGCGTGATGTATTGGCACAAATAATCTATGATTTAAGAAACGCACAAACAGGTATTATTGTTATGCCTATTTTGTTTAGTGAACAAGATAGATTAGGTGGTGATGAGGAGTTTTGTAATGCATTAGGTTATGGTACAGTTATTGCTCAAGTAGGTACGACACAAAAGAATACAAGTAACGCCGTGCCAAGAGGTGTTGCAAAGATAGGTGACCCTCTAAACTTTTTATATGAGTGGCCGGGCATGGTTGGTCCTGAATTGTTTTTAAGTCAATGTGCAAATGGTGTAGGTGTTATTAATACAGCACCAGAGATAGATGGTGTTGTAAGACGAGTACCACTATTGATGAAGATTGGTGAGAATGTTTACCCTAACATGGCAATAGAAACAATACGAGTTGCAGTTGGCGATCCTAGTTATCAAGTTAAAGCAGATGATTTTGGTGTGGTTGCAATGAGAGTACCGGCATATGCTACAATCAATACAGACGCTAACGCTAGAATATGGGTAAGATGGAATAAAGAGTTTAAAACAATATCAGCAGCGAGTGATGACTTTTCATCAGCCGCAGGTACCACAGTAATTATTGCCATGACGGCAGAGGGACTAGGAGGTGTGATTGCAACACCACTAGGCGAACAATATGATTATGTGATAAGTGCCAATACATTACAGACTATACTAGATGGTGAGACAATAAGTCGCTATGATAGTTTAATAGAATTAGCTGTTGCATTTTTCCTAGGATGTGTTATAGTATTAGTATGTAGATTTGCACCATACTGGATAATTGCTCTGGCATTGATAGGTTTATTCATTGGCGTGGGTAATTATTTCACTATGCTCTACAGTAGCAGCCTGATTTTACTAGATATTACTTGGATTTTGCTGACTGCTCTACTAGTAGCATTTCATAGCACATTCCTAAGATTTATACTAGAGTTTAGATTAAAGCAACGCATAAGAAAACAATTTGAGAAATACCTAGACCCAAGGCAAGTGGCAATATTAGTGAAGCATCCAGAGAAGTTAAAACTAGGCGGCGACAGAAAGGAGATGTCTTTTCTATTCATGGATATTGTAGGGTTTACACCTATAAGTGAATACTATAAAAACAATGATGACCCAGAGGGTCTTGTAAATGTAATCAATGACTATCTAAACAGAATGAGTAATATAGTATTAAAGAATGGTGGTACAATTGATAAGTACATGGGAGATTGTATCATGGCATTTTGGAATGCACCACTTGATTGTCCTAACCATGCAGAAATGGCAGTAAAGACAAGTATAGAATGTGCTGAAGAAACAGATAAGATTAAAGCAGAGTTTAAAGAAAAAGGTTTACCAGATATTAACATAGGTTCAGGTGTTAATACTGGAACATGTATAGTTGGTAACATGGGTAGTGAAGCAAGATTAGACTATTCAGTTATTGGTGACGCTGTGAACTTGGCTGCACGATTAGAAGCAACCACAAGAAACTATAAAGATGAAAATGGAAAAGTTACCCCGACATTGTATTCTAGTTATACTATGGAACAATTAGAGACCATCAAGTCAGTTGAAGTAGATAAGATTAAAGTAAAAGGTAAAGACGAATTAATTACCATTTACAAACCAGTTTCTGAATAAGTCAGGAAGACTAAACAATTAGAAACGGAGATTGCATGACGCTATCTAGGTCAGCTTTAATGATATTAAAGCCATTAAAAAGGGAAACTAAAATGAAAAATTTAAAAAAAAGAATAAAAGAACAGACGAGAAAAAACTTATCAAACCTTATGAGAACACCTAGACTAAAAGTCGTAGGCTAAATTGTCCATAGTTAAATCAGGAGCAGTAGTGCTTTTTTGAACAGAAAAGGAACTACTGCTGTTGTTCACTACAGCATTACTAACTGAACTATCACTTACTACTACAGGCGCTTTATTTTGACTTTCAGCATTTAATGTAGTTTGTTCAACCATTGCTTGACCTAATGCTTGTCTTAATTCCATTATTCTTTGAGTAGCACTTTCAAAATCAATTTCAGGACTTGCAAGACCTAAATACTTTGTATTACCTGTTGGGAACCAAGATAAGTCAACAGACCCACCCATAATTGCAGCCTCAATAAGAGGTACACTTTCACCTAAATCTTTAGCAAATTCTTTCATTTTGATTTTACTACCATCAAATTTAAGACCAGATATACTGTTTAATGATATAGCAAGTTGGTCTAATGCATTAGCAGCAGTAGTTAATTCAGTAGCATTATCTGCTAAGTCTAACATCTCCTGTACTGGACTTTCATTACCAGAGAAGAAGTTAAGTATAGAAGCACCTACACCTGCAAGAGCGTCAACAAATTTAGCACCAGAGAACTTTAACAGACCCGCTGATATAGTGCCTAACACACTAGATAATTCTATTGCTTTCTCTTTATTGATGTTTTCATCAGCAGTAATACTTAATAAATCTTTTACATTGTCTTTGATTGTTTGTGCGAAGTTATCTGTGCCAGAGAATTGTGTTATTGCTTCTGCTAAACCGGCAGCACCCTTACCAACACTAAATGCAAGTAAGCCAGCACCAATCCCAGTCATTGTAGCAACAAAAGCTGCAGTATCAACCAGTACGCCTGGCAATGAGGCTATCGTTAATAGTGTTTCAACATTATCTACGATAGATTGTGCCCATTCTTTATTTGCAAAATTACCACCAGCGTCAACTAATGCAGCTACGGCAGTACCGGCAGAAAATACTGTTAGACCGGCAGCGATAGCTGACATTGCAATAAAGAATGTACCTCCTTCTATTAGAACATCTCCAAAACCTTCAAATAAATCATTAATACCTAATAGTGTTGAAACATTTTTAACTATTGATGTTGCCCAATCAGGATTTGCAAAGAGACCACCAGTATCTACAAGTGTTGCAACGGCACTACCTACACCAAATACGGCAAGACCAGCACCTATTGCTGTCATTGCAACAAAGAATCCTCCACCTTTTGATAAGAACTCCATAGACCCACCGTGGTCATCATTAATACTTAATAATTCTTTTACATTTTTTCTTATGTTAACAGCAAATTGATTATCACCTTGACTGAACATATCAAATGCTTTTGATACGGCAACACCAGCACTTACAGCGGCAAGACCAAAACCAATTGCTGTCATAGCAATACCAAAAGTACCACCTTTTGCTAAGAAGTCCATAGTCCCGCCATGGTCGTCTTCTATTGATAATAATTCTTTTACATTTTTTCTTATGTTGACAGCAAATTCACTTTCTTTAGAGAAATGGTCTACAGCAGCTGCGACACCAGCACCAATACTAAATGCGGCTAAACCAAGACCAATACCAGTCATTGCGGCTAAGAATGTTCCTCCTTCTAAAAAGAACTCTGCTTTACCTCCCATATCGTCAGATATGCCCATTAATTCTTTTACATTGGCACGGATTGCCTTACCGTCCATATCATTTAATTCTTTGAGTAAGAATCCTGCACCACCGGCAAGTATACCTGCACCAGCAAGTAATGCACCACCACCTAACATAGCGGCACCGGCACCCATACCTAATTTACCAAGTATGCCTGCTAGACCTTTTTTAGTCTCTTTACCAACACCAGCTGCTTCGCCGCCATCACCACCTTTACCACCACCTTTTGCAAGTAGTGATTTTCTTTCTGCTTCATCAGCAAGTGTTTGTTGTCTATCAGCAGCGGCATTTGCCTGCTCTTCAGCAGACATTATCATCTCCTGGAAGTTATTAGTAAATGAATCCCTTATGCCAGATAGACCTTCGTTATTTCTTTTGAATTGTAATGCCAAAGACTGACCAAAAGACCTATTTTGTGTCTTTGCGGTTTCAACAACAGTAGAAGACAGGTCTTTAGTTTGTGTTTCAATAACCTCACGGTTATCTGCCTTATTTTCCTGTAGTCTAATTATTAAATCTTTAAAATCAGCCATAACTTATTATTTCTTTTTACCTAATGCTTGAGCACCAAAGAAGGCAGCAACGATACCTGCAACAGCGATAAAATATACACCTGCCATATCACCTAGTATTTTTGCGCCTTGTTCTAATCCAGCAAGATTTGCTAAAATTACTGCTACAGGGTACATCAACATTCCATATAATGAATACCATGCCATTGTTCTTTGTGCGTCTCTCATTGCGTCAGCGTCTTCTAACTCTTTTCGCTTGAACTCTAAATACATTTTGTGCTCTTCTGGACTTACCACACCATCAGCATTTGTATCTGCTGGGTGTGTTGTCTTTTGTGTAACTGTTTCTTCAGCCATGTTGTTATCTCTTCCTTTGTGCCTCTCTATATTTGTTGTTTTCTTCCTTTATATGTTCATTCAATAAAGCAAGGTAAACTTCACGCTCATATGGTAACATATTTTCAATTTCAGTTAACGACCAATGGTGTAACTGTATCATTTTAAAATTCAATTCATAAAATTGTTCTAAATTAATATGAGAGAGGCATATTAAAAAAAACTTTGCATACCTTCTAATGTTACTTTACCCTTCTTTTTAGTTTTAGGGTTAGTTACATTTACGACATGCTTTAATCTAGGCATTGTTGCAAAGAAGCCTTGTATTTTAGCAAACTGTGTTTGTGTTAAGTTTTCTAAAAAATCAGATATCTCTTTTTCTGACAAGTCATTTGCTTCATATGTTTCAACGCCATCAATAATTTGATGAATACATTGTCCAGTCATAGCAATAGTATCAACAGGTGATAGTTTCTTTAAATCTCTTCCAGCAAATGTTTTTACTGTTGGATATCTCATAACTACACTAACATTATCTGTTAATTCTATTTTGTTTGTGTGTCCGTCTTCAACCTCAACCTCAACCTTTGATAAGTCTACCGTACTTTTTACTTTAGTTTCATTATCATCAGGACATGTTAAGTTTAACGATACTTTTTCACCTACTGCTTTACTTCTTATTTTTAGAAATATGTACTCCATATCAAATGATGGATGTTGTTCTGGATTTATTTTCCCAAATGTACAGTTACTAATAATAGTCATTAAAGCGTCAATCATCTCCGTATCAGTACCTTCTTGTGCTTGTAGAAGAATTTTTTCCTCCTTCACAAGAAAGGGTCTGAATTTTATTTTTTCATCTGTGCTTGGTATGTTAAGCTCAAATGTTTGTGTGTTTAGTAGTGGCAAAGCCATAATCTAATCTCCTTTATAATTTAAAATGTAAGTGGTGGGAATATTTTACCACCAAATACTTTACCAATTGGAATAGACCGTTTCAATCCATTCAATACATCACGGCCTGTTCGTCTTAATTCAGGTGGTAATCCAGATAAGAATCCACCACCAGGTTTAATTTCACCAGATGATAGACCACCTACCTTACCGGTACTGTCTATATCTAGGTCAAAATTTAACCAATCTCTATATGAGAAGGTTACTGTTATTGCAACATAACTATTTTGTGTACCACTATCGTATTGCACCTCACCTATTACTGATGGGAATGCTTCTCTCATTCTGATACCATATGTTGCTCTGTCTCTATCCTCTGCTGTTTGAAATGACCCTAATTGAAATACATCTACTGGTGCTGTGTACTCTTTATAAAAGTTAAACATACCAGTTTGATTATCATATACCAATGATTGCCAATTTTCAAAGAAGCTTCGTAATCTTAAAAATTTATCACCTATAAATGTTGCAGTTATATCACTATATTGAACACTTGTAGGGTATTTATAACTTGCACCAGCAATACGATATGGACTTGTATTAAATGTTCTTGCTGGCATAGTGATATTAGTACACATCAAGGCGACTTGCTGTGCCATATCTACATTGTTATTGTTAGCAGTTTGTGAGTTAGCAGCTTCTAAATTACCACCAAATCTACTATCAGCGACTAGTTTAGATGGTAATGTAATGTTGACAAGAAAACGAGTACCACGAGCAACACCCTCACCAGTTGATAATGCGCCTCTAAAACGATTTACTGTTGTTTCAGGGTTTGCCTTTTGTTTTACTCTAGGATCACCAGGAATATTATCATATTCTCTACCTCTTGGAAGTCCTAACCTTATATCAAAAGGTCCTACTCTTTTACCTTGTCTAAAAATTGCCATTAAATCATTCTCCTACTATCTGACCATACCTTACCTACACTTGCTTTCTTAAATGATTGAACTGGCATGAATATTGCAGGTGCAAAATCATCCTCATCTAAACGAAGAAATCCAGATTTTAATTGTGAACGCAAATAATGTTTTATAGTTGGTTTAATTTCTTTTATATTTTTTAATGCCTTATAACTACCTGTAAAATTTTTCTTGTCAAGTGTCTCAAATAATTTCATGCGTAAAGGTACAGGTAAATAATGAAAATTCACACCAAGAAACCCTCCTGGTGCAGATTGTATAGGCAAGACCAATGGGAATATATCATAGTATGGTAACACACCTTTTAACTTTGGGTCATAACGAAAGAAATTTAAAGCACCAGTTTTAGGTGTATTGTATAAACGACCTGAACGCATAAGTCTAGCTGCTGTTATCTTGTTAGATAATTCAGCGACCTTCTTCTTATACCAATTGATAGATAAGTCTCTATCGCCTGCTGCCTGTCTAATTGTATCAAAAACACTTGCCATGTTACTATTTATGCCTAAATAATGGAATGGCTAAGAAGAAAATAGGCAAGTACCAACATAAGATGGCAGTATCTAATAAGTACAGACCAATCAATAAAAGTAAGTATAAAGGTGACCCTACAAACATTATATTTAGAAGTAGTTGGGAAAAGATAGTGTTCAAATATTGCGACCTTTCGCCTGCTGTTATACAATGGTCAAGTGAGGAGTTTTTTGTACCATACCGTAGTCCGTTTGATAATAAGATACACAGATATTTCCCAGACATATGGTTGAAATATAAGAACAAAGAAGGTATTATAACACAATCCGTGCTAGAAATCAAGCCTAAAAAGTACACGAAGTTACCACCTACGCCAAAGAGAAAGACAAAAGACTGGAGATATACTACTGAACAGTATATCATAAATCAAGCAAAATGGCAAGCCTGTGAACAATATTGTAAGAAAAGAGACTATAAATTTCAAATCATAACTGAGGATGTTTTAAAACATTGGTCAACAATACCACCGTTATAACACATAAATAGTCATATGGCAAGCATTGCACAAAGATTAAGAAGTCAATTATTTGGCGGTATATTAGGTGGTTCAAGTCAAGCATCAGCAGCTGCAGGTGTAGACCTATCCAGAAAGACACGAAGTAATACATCAACAGCACATCTAAATACTGAACGAAACAAATACTCACTAGGTACAATACAATATCCTGATGACCTAGGTACAAACGAATTTGGTCACTATCTAATGTTTTATATTTACGAAGTATCTAACAGTAGATATTCAGGACCACAACAAACAAAGACAGTATCAAATGTAAGTCAGGCTGCTGGTCAAAGAGGTCAACAAAAAACAGTTATTAAAAATCATAAGAAAGCTGAGGGTATATCATCATCAGCTTCTACTGCTTATCCTTACAAAGGTAATGAGAAGTTGGCAAAACGAGGTGATGAAAAGAGTTTAAGTGGCGCATTAAAAAGAAGTGGTAGACTAAAGCGTACAAGTGATGTTATATCTCTATACATGCCACCAAACATCAAACAAAAGTATGGCGCAAATTATAAGAACAGCGAGACAGGTCTTGCAGGTGTATTAGGTGCTCAGTTAGCAGATAGTACAAGTATTGATAGTATGTTACAAAACTTTTCTGATACAGGTACATTTAACACAATCAAAGACGCATTTATAGACACAATGGGTTTAAAAATAGGGGCAAGTATTACAAGTCTTGTAGGTGCAGGAGATTTAGAAGGCGTATTGAGAAAAGGTATGCAAAAGGCATTGAACCCAGCAGTTGAGGCAATATTTCAATCTGTTGACCTGCGTGAATATAGTTTTAGTTTTAGATTTACACCAAGAAGTGAAAGCGAAGTGCGTACAGTAGATAATATTATTAAGTTATTTAAGTTTCATATGTTACCTGAACGAGTACAGAACCAAGAAGTAGGTCGTCATCTAATATTCCCTAGTGAATTTGAAGTCCATTACATGTTTCAAGGCGTAGAGAACACATGGTACCCATTTGCGGCTGGTAGTGTATTGACAGGTATGGATGTAGATTACGGTCCTGGTGGTGAAACTCAACACTTTAGACCAATTCAAACAGACATGGGGTCATTACCTGCGCCTACAGAAATTAATATGACATTGAATTTCCAAGAAACAGAAATAATGACTAAAGAGAAGATAGTAGAAGGATTCTAAATGGAACAAACAATTGAAAATTTTGAGGGTACAAAGATAGTGAATGTAGAGGGAAATAGTAGTATGGGTGATGTACAAGCAGGTATAGAATTTATTTACCACATGCGTGAACATTTAGTAGATGTAGGCGTGGCAACAATCTATTTGTTTGCCTGTTACGCATTATATCTATGGTTAAAGAAAGTGATTAAGTAATGTACTTTGATAAATTTCCACTATACGAATATGATATCACGGCAAATCAGAATAGAACACTTATAACAGATATTTTACGCCGTGTCAACCTAAAAGCGAATGTAAGAGCGAATACTTTGGTATTTGATGAATACAATGTGCAAGATGGTGATACGCCAGATATCGTAGCGACAAAATATTATGAGAATCCAGAGTATCATTGGATCATAGTAACAATAAACAATATACGAAACAGACACGATTGGCCTATGGATCAAGTTGCATTAAGTAATTATGTAGAAGATAAGTACACAAATCCAGACGCTGCTCACCATTATGAACTGGCACAGACAAGTGGTGATACAACAATTCTATTGACGGTCGCAAGTGATACCGTGGGTGCGACTGCCGTAACCAATTACGAGTATGAACAGACACTTAACGATAAGAAAAGAAGAATACGCCTACTTGATAGAGGTTATGTGGCGCAATTTAGAAACGAGTTTGAGAAATTAATCCAGAGGTAGACCATGCAATTTGCAGGTGATTATAAATTAGACAATGTAATTGTTCATAGTGCGTCAGGTTCTATTGACATCAAAGACTTATTACTAGAGTTGAATGTATATGAGAGTATTCATTCATCAAATCTCTATGGTAATATTACCATGATGGATAGTGCCAATCATGTACAAAACATGCCTATCATTGGACAAGAAGATATAGAGTTTACTGTACAGACAGACGAAGACACAGGCACCTTAGATTTTACAACATTTAGAGGTCGTATATACAAAGTCAATAACATGGTGCGTACGGAAGAACGACAACAAGTCTATACTATGCATTTTTGCAGTAAAGAGACAATGACCAATCAGCGTGCCAGAGTAAAGAGTGCTTATGAAGGTAGTGGTGATGAGATAGTATCAAAAATTTTTAGAGATGTACTGAAAACAAACAAATTTTTCAATGTAGAACCATCTGACCTCAAGGTAAAAGTTGTAGGCAATAACATGAAACCATTTGATTTTATCAACATGGTGCGTGATAGATGTAGAAGTACGATATTTGACGGCTCAGGGTATCTATTCTTTGAGAATAATGCAGGGTTTCATTTTAGAAGTTACGAGAGTTTATCAAATAATGCGAGTGGTCCATTAGAACCTGTAGAGAGATTTTTTGTACAACCACAAAGCCGTGATGTAACACTTGAAAAAGATATGCAATCCGTAATAGAATACCGTATTACAAAGAACCAAGATGTATTGGCTGCGTCAGTATCAGGTCTCCTTGCGAGTACACATTTTGTCTATGATTTACATACAAAATCCTATGTAAAGATAGAGAATGACTATAACAACATGTTTGAAAATGGCGAACATACAGACGAATTTCCATTGTTTACGAATATGCCAGAAGAAGAAGGCGAGGCTAAGTCTATGTTTGATTTCCGTGAGCAACGAATAGATGTCTCTACCAGAGATACCGCATTACATACACAAAGCGCTACAGACGAAAGAAACTATAATAACCACAGTAATCAGAAACAATTACGAAACATGATAAAACTATCCCATGACCAGTTAGTGGCAAAAGTTACCGTACCTGGTAATAGTAATCTAGCTGCAGGAGATGTTATAGAACTCCATGTGCCGAGTTATGAACCTATCAATCCAGGTGATACGAGAGTCCATGACGCTTTCCTTTCTGGTCGATGGATTATCACAAATCTTGTACATGAAATCAACAGTACACGATACACTTGCACCTTTGATTGTGTAAAAGATGGTGTTTCCGCCGAGTATGAGACTAGCGACAGTACAATCGCAAGTGAAACAAACTACGAAGAACCACGAGGTGGCGAAGTTATCGTTGGCGATGAGGACCTAGCATAATGAGAGACCTTCCGTTCCGACATACAAACATCCAAGGCGTGGACAGGTATGAGAATACTCTCCGCCTACATAGAGACGCCTCTATAGAATTAACGAGTGGAAACATCCGCCTATACACCTATGAGGCGAATGAGAGAGAACACAATATAGACATAAAGGACACCGTGATAATAAGAAATAAATCACCACGAATACACTATATAATATTAGAGAATAATATGGTGAGTCCTGTAGAGAAAACAGGTCCAAAAGAGTATATTTTGACGAGTGAGAGACCATCATGCTAGACTGGATGCAGAATAGGATGAGAGTGTTGCGTGATGAAAAAGTGTATGATTTATATGAGGTTTTACAGAATAAATCTTTACAAAATTTACAAATGCCTAGTAAAGTTGTAAAGGTCGCAAAGGTGAAAAAGAATAACAAGTCTAGTCCAATAAAACTGGCAAGTTTACGGACAAAAAAGGAAGATAAATGAATTTTTTTATAGGAGTAATTGAAGACCGCAATGACCCAGAACAGCTAGGGCGTTTTCGTTGCCGTGTATTAGGGTTGCATACTGAGGATAAAGTGTTATTGCCTACAAGCGACCTGCCGTGGGCGACTGTGTTAATGCCTTCTGGTGGTAACTCTGGTCTAGGACAGACACCCCCTTTCTATGTACATGGTACTTGGGTCTATCTTACTTATAGAGATAAGGATAAACAGGAACCTATCATCCATGGAGCGCTAGCGGGCAAGCCAAGCCGTGTGGCAAACAAAGAGTTAGGATTCAATGACCCGGATGGCGTGTACCCTAAGCTGGCCAATGAGCCAGACACAAACGAGTTAGCCAGAGGGTCTCTCACAGCAGTCAACCCAGTCAATAGGAACAGTATTCGTATTACCGGTGTGGCAACGGCGGACTTTGATGGCATTGACGCTGAGAACAGCGCCTCAGGCAGTACCGTAGACCAATCAGCGGGGGGCAGTTGGGACATGCCTACCGTAGTGAGTGGCACCTACAAGCCGGAGTACCCATTCAACAAGGTCTTTGCGAGTGAGACCGGCCATGTCCTAGAGTTTGATGACACGGCAGACCAGAAGCGTCTCCACCTCAGTCATAGTGCAGGCTCCTACCTAGAGTACAGTAACGATGGCACCCTTGTGAGCCATGTTATATCAGATAAGTATGATGTTGTCAACAGCAATCTCTATGTATCTGTAGGAGGCAATGAGGTTCACAGTACAGACGGCTCACTTAAAGTATTTGCCAATAAGAGCTTGACAAGTGGCAACAATTATGATATAGAGGTTGGCGCAGGGGCGAACATCAACATCATGGTACGAAGCGGCGATATGAACATGCACATACTAGGCAATGTCAATCAAAGTATAGACGGCGATTTCAATGTGAGCTGCGATAACTTTACCATAGACGCTAGTAGAACGGCAAAGATAACAAGTAGAGATATGAAACTTGTTGGTAGTGATACCGTAGATGTAGATGGTGGGACTATAGACTTGAACTAGTCGTATCAAAAACTGGAGCGTAATGCTTAATCTATAAATGCAATAGACATTTTTGGTATACAGCCCACACACTAAAACTGGAGCAATGTGAAAGACTTAAAGACTATTATAGAATCCAATCTGTATAAAATTTCATCTCAACCCAAATGGGATAACGCCTACTTTCTACCTATTAAACAAGCGAGTACAAGTGATAAAGGTCGCTTTGGTCAATCTGTCTTTGTAGATATACTGACAGAAATAGGATACAATGCGGTCATAGAGAATAATGGCATAGGTGATTATGATGTAAAGATACGACAATTACCTACAAATATAAGAGTGGAAGTCAAAACAGCGACTATAGATGTAGGAGGTTCTTTTCAGTTTAATTCTATTAAGAAAGGTAATTACATGTATGATTATGTATTTTGTTTAGGCATATCGTATAATGAGTTATATTATGATTTTATATCAAAAGATTTTGTGGAGAAAACATTGACAACCAATATGACCACGGAAGGTGGTGGTTTCAAATATACGAGACGACTGGATAGACAATTGACATTTGAGAATTTAGAAAACACATTAAATACATTCATATAAATAGAATTGCGGTCTTGGTGGAAAAAGGTAGACACGCCTTCTACTACGAATTGAAGGTGACTGAATAAGTTATTGTAGGATCATACCCTACAGACCGTACCATAGAGAGGTGTGTAGTAAGACAGGAGGGACTTACTTCCCTCCGCCTCTCACACATAAATAGTGGCATGATTACTCTTACAGATAACGCTTACGAACATCTACGAGACCTGAGGGACCATCATGGTATGAAGTATGTACGACTAGAGGTAACCTCTGGTGGTTGTGCTGGGTTTGAATATAAGTGGTCGTTTACGGATGATGAGGCAAGAGACGATAAAGTCTATGATGATGTTCTCATTGTGCATAAAATGTTTGAGTTATATTTAATGAATACAGAAATAGATTATACAAAAGATGATTTTAATGCTAATCTAACATTTAGTAATCCGGCTGCAAAGAGTAGTTGTGGATGTGGCACATCTTTTTCAATATAGGAGAATAATATGAGTTCAATGAGTGAAATAATTGCAAGAATAGAAGCATTAGAAAAACAAGTCAAAGAATTACAAGAACAATTAGCGAAGTAACATGAAACTACTAGGTTTACGCCTATGTGACCATGATAGTAACATTTCATATTGGGATGGTACGAAGGTACACTATATCAAATCTGAACGAATACATGGTATTAAACATCATGGTTATAACAGTAATGTGGACGAATGGGTTACGGATATTGAGAAACATATCTCAATTGACTGGCGTAACCTAGACGGTATTGGTTTATGTGGCGATAGTGAACGCTTTGGCGTCTCTGGTGATTGTAACTGGAAAAAAATCGACCCTCTCTATAAGGATATCGAAACGGTCTTCGTTGACCATCACTTTGCCCATGCGAAATCGTATTGGATGTTAGAGGATAAAAAAATAGATGTAGTGATAGATGGTTATGGTGATTTTGGGCGTAGTTATAGTGTTTACGAAGGCAATAAACGAATAGACCAAGGTAACAGTAGAACATTAGGTAGATGTTTAGATGAATTAGGGTTTAAGTTAGGGTTTAAAGGTCATATGTTAGATATGGCAGGTAAAGTTATGGCGTATGCCAAGACAGGTGTACCAAGTGAGGTACCCAATGTCGCCTTTGATGATATACAAAAACTCTTTGAAGACCAGACTTTTCGTGGTGTGAATGATGTAGCGACAGCTCATGTTGCAAGTGAGAACGCCTTTTTATCTTATCTTACACAATTTGGTAAAGATATTTCATATTCAGGTGGTTGTGGTCAAAATTGTGTTATCAATGGCAAACTCAAATCAAAAATTCCTGGTTTACAAATAGGACCACATTGTCCTGATGACGGTCTTTCTCTTGGTGCTTTAAAAGTTATATCAGACCACATGAATAATAAAAATAAAGGATTCCCTGATGAAGAAATGAGTATAGAAAATTTTCCATTTATACAGGCAGATGAGGCACCTAAAACTACACCATCTATATCAACAATTCGTAAAGTATGTAATCTGTTAAAGAATGACAAAGTGGTTGCATGGTATCAAGGTCATGGTGAAATAGGACCAAGAGCGTTAGGTAATCGTAGTATATTGTATAGTGCAAGAGGGAGTAAAGAAAGAATAAACGAAATCAAACAAAGAGAAAACTTTAGACCTTTTGGTGCAAGTATATTAAATGGTTTTCAGGAAAAATATTTTCATTGTGATTTTGAAAGTCCATATATGTTGTATGTGGTACAAAACAAGACAAGAAATTTTCCTGCAATTACACATAACGATAACTCTACACGAATACATACTGTTAAGTCAAGTCAAAATGCCGTCTTTCATACCTTGTTAACAGAATATGTTATTACAACAGGTGTACCTATGTTATTAAATACAAGTTTAAATATAAATGGCAAACCTATTGCCTCAACAATCGCTGAGGCGGAACGCCTATATAATACAACAAGCATTGACGCTTTGTGTGTTGGAGATAGATTATGGATAAAATAAAAAATTTTAAAATATTTACAAATGCAAATAAATTATTTGATGGACTTAAAGTTGCCATTAATGTAAGTGAAGTAGATTGTATATATGAAGATGTACTTGATGGACCAAATACAAGACTTTGGTCACCAAATAATGAATGGTCAGTAAAAGAAGACTTTGATACTGTTATGAAAATTATAAACGAATGAATTATTTTCCTACAACGATAATAGATAATTTTTTACCAGACCCAAAATGGGTAAGAGACTTTGCCCTATCTGATAAAATAGAATGGCATACTGATGAGAAAGGTATGTGGCCGGGCGAAAGGTCTCAAATGTTATTTGAAGTAGATAACAATTTGTTTCAGTTTATTATGCAACGATACTTTACACATTTTTATTCACCTGATGATTTAGATAAAGTTTCGTTTACGGCACGGATGCAGTTTCAAAAAATAAATGCAAGTTATGATAAGGGTTGGGTACATAATGACCATCCTTTTATTTCTACATTTATTTTATATCTTACACCTAACGCCAATCCAAAAAGTGGTACAGGTTTATATTCGCCAAAAAATTTACAAAGTGGTGTTAAACACATAACAAAAAAGATAGACGCTTATATAGCAGGAGAGAGCGCAGAGCAATATAGAGTTGACCACAATGCACAATTCATTCAAAATACTTTTGTGTCAAATGTTTATAACAGACTAGTAAGTTTTGATAGTTCATTGTGGCATGGTGTCGAAGATTTTAAAAATGATGAAGACAGATTAACATTGGTTATGTTTTTACAAGACTTAGCAGGACCGGCAACAACAATACAACGAGCAAGAGCGTTGCCGTTTATGAGAGATGTTTCAGGTAATAAATGAGAGACGCTTGGTTAAGAAACCATTTTAGTATTCCTGTTGTTGAAACTTTTTTGAATGTTAATACAGAGCAAATGGCAAATGACATATACGAACACAGTAAAAATAATAAAGGTATGTCAAAGAGTAATGAAGGTGGTTATCAATCAGATAATATTAAACATGCTGATACTACGGAGTTTAAATCTTTTTATTCACAATTACAAGAAGAAGTAAATCGTTATGTGGAACATGTAAAGTGTCCACAACCAGATGATATATTCTCATGGTATAATATCAATGCATACAAAGATTATAACCAAGAACATTTACACCCTGGTGCAATTGTTTCAGGTGTATTTTATGTTAAAGTGCCTGAAGATAGTGGCACATTTTCTTTTATACACCCAGCGGAAGATTATATAGATATGTTTTGGAATAATGCAAAACGGTCAGACGGTTTATTAAGAAAAAATAATTACAAAGGCACTAGATGGGAACTAGAACCTAAAGAAAAATTACTGATACTATTTCCTAGTTGGTTAAAACATTATGTCAAACCTAACAACAATAAAACGGAAAAAAGAATTAGTATATCTTTTAACTACTACTAGATATTGTGTCTAAAATTTATTTACACATATTTGTAAAATCCTCGTTTTTGGAGTATATATAGTATGCTGCCTTTTCAGACCTAAACCTATGAAGATACTGAATGCTAAACACATAGAGTTTCCAGAATACCATAAGGTCTATCATCTAAACATGCTCGGCAATTTCATAGACTATAGAGATAACAAACGACATAGTTCTTCTAGTCAAAAGTTCAGACTTGAATCCTTAATCAAAGATATAGATATACACGGCATGTTACATCCTATTATTGTTTCATGGAATGCTTTTAATGTATCTGTCGGCCATCAACGAGTATGGTACGCCAAAGAAAAAGGATATACTCACATAGATTGTTACCATGTAGAAAATCAGGAACAATGGGAGAAAGTTTTTCAATACACACAATCAGATGAATACTGGCAAAAGAACCAGAACAGTAAATATGCAGAAATCTGATATTGAAATTGTAGATATACCAAACGGTACACAAAGAGTATTACGATTTGGTGATAAACTTGTACAAGGTCGTATGAATAAAGATGGGTCTTTATCGTTAGACTATTTCAAACAGTTAATGCATGCCTTTGAACATATAGACAATGTAAAAAAGGTTTGTATTCTCGGACTAGGTGCAGGTTGTTTACACAGATACATACATAAAAATTATCCTGATGTACAGATAGATACTGTAGAAATTTTACCAGAGTTGGTAGAGATTGCCAGAGAAAAATTTTATTTACCTGATAGTGACCGTATTCGTATTTTTATCGAAGATGCTCGGACTTGGGTAAAGAAACATAGTGGTTATGATATTGTTATCGTAGATTTGTATGACGAATGGGAACAAGTATATATAGATGATAGAGATTTAAAAAAACTAGGCAAATTAATCGCCTATAATTCTCTTATAAATAAA